TTTATACATAGTCTTCGTTTCTCCTACGCTCTAATAAAGGCCACGCACAGATCAAGAATAGTTCCGCAGAGGGCGAGACCCAAAAGTCTATGGAGTCTGCTCTAATACTAATATGGCCGCCCGAACGCTGTACATATGCCCAAACAATCTCCGAATCATAGTCAACGTCAGAGCGTAATCTATAACAAAATAATCTAGTATCTCGCATACCTTGGTTAAATATCCCTATGCAGACAACGGTCTATTACTTAGTGCATAAAGATACTCTGAGACGCCTAAAATGGTACAGAACTCTTGCTGGTGCTCGTATAGCACAGAGATCGCGTAATCATAGACTGGGTTTCATAACTCGTATTGAACGTGTATATATGTTTGATAACTGGGAAGTAGAGTTGTGTCGTAACATAGACGGAGACATACTAGAAGCAACTTACTGCATAGTAGAAGATACTATAGAGAGTGAGGAGTTATTTACAAATGGATAATCGAACACAAGCACTGGTAGTGAGCATAGCGGTAGTATGTGTATACTATGTTTACTATATACTAAGTCATTAAAGGCCCCGCTGCGCTATAGTGACATATACGTATACGCATAATAAGTCTAGCGTGAGCACGCTCAATGTGCGTATATACGCTGGAAAAAGCTCAGTAAGTGTGATTTACTGACCCCCAAGATGCGTATAGAGGTCTAGCGACCTGGTGGGGATTGGAAAAGGGTGCAGAAAAGTAGTAGAAAGTGTGATAAAGTGTGAAATTGTGTGACCATTTGAGCATAGCCTCTCATACCACCGTTCTAGACTTTTAGTCTACTATAAAATTTACAGTAGATCTCCCTAGTTCGAACCGTTTGACCGTTTTCTAGACACGAATTCACTCTAGAACTAGCGTTCTAGACTGTTCTAACGACCTATATACAGTGGCCCCGCTGCGAGTGATTCTAGATATATACTGTATACTCAGGAGCGATCTGATGTTAACCTATATATGCTGTGCAACTCTGCCCTTGGTCCTCATACTCATATACGAATCTATATACAGTAAGAGTTGGCTAGAGCGCCGTCATGCTCGTATAGTGCTTGCCTGTGGTCTAGCCATTATCCTGAGTCTCTGCTTATAGTGGCCCCGCTGCGTAGGTAACATAATGAAAGACTCAAAAGACATAGCTGAATGGGTTCTGCGTGAGATCGCGGGAGTTAATCCCTATACTAGTCAAGACAAGACTCTGGCATTCATTTGGGCCACGGGCTTTCTGGCACGCTGCGTAGCTGAGATGATCTGGCGGGACAATCACAACTATAAGATCTTTGCAGCAATTCGTGAACGTGCAGCACGGAAACTGGGGAAGGCCCCGCTGCAGAATACTGACTAATTTGCCAAAAAGAGTTGACAAGTTGGGGTTCTGCTCGTATAATATACATATGCTTAAGAAACGAGCACTAACTAGGAGCAGAGAATCAATGACACTTCCAGATGAGCGGTATCGTAGTGTTAAGACCGCAGCAGAGTTTCTTCAACGTCTAGCGGGTGGGCATTATGCCCGTGTGCCCAAGGCAGTTCGTGAGGAAGCTCGCAGCATCTTACGACACTATCCTTCATCGTGGGATCTAGATCAAATTGAACGAGCAGCGCCTCACGTTATGCAGCAGCGTATGGAACCCCTGCACAGGATGGTTGCTGCGTACAATCCAGAAGTAACACAACCTTTAGAGAATCGAGATTAACTACTAGTAAGACGTCGCGACTGTGGTGAAATAGGTAGACACAAGGGACTTAAAATCCCTCGCAGCAATGCATACCAGTTCGATTCTGGTCAGTCGCACCATTTAAATCACGCATTAGCTCAGTTGGATAGAGCAACAGCCTTCTAAGCTGTGGGTCAGGGGTTCGAATCCCTTATGCGTGGCCAGTTAGGGCCTCTAGCTCATGTTGGTTAGAGCAGCGGACTCATAATCCGTTGGTGCCGTGTTCGACTCACGGGGGGCCCACCAAGCTGCGAGCCATCTAGTCACTGGCGCAGAGTGCAGCAGCACGGGAGAAACCCTATAGCCTAGTAAACTATAGGGTTTTTTCTTGTCCAAAATGCTGTTTGCTTGTATAATATGCATTTAAACAAGGACAGCAATGACAGAACTACAGCACGTCTTCTACGCTGCTTTAGCACGTATACAGCACTACACGGATCTCGACGACGAAGCTCAGCAAGACGCAATTGCTGCACTCGCGCAGCTAATCGAGGATCACGTCAAATAACCCTAGGCCCTCTAGGGTCTTTAACAAATTGGTTGACATTTTGGCAGTTCGATCGTACAATATACATATGTTGAAGGAGCGAGCAATGACCACTGTACAACGAAAGAAGCGTGTAGATCGCAATCACATCATCTACGAACTGCGTGTTAATGGTCAAAACTACATTGGCGTCACTGCCAAGACAGAGTCAACTATTAATAAGTCAGTGTTGGCACGTGCCGCGAAACACTTCTATCGTGCCAAAACAGAGTCGAAGAACTGGCTCTTGTGTCAAGAACTGCGCAAGCTCGCGAACAAGAACGAGATTGAAGTACTTGTACATGAGGTCATCCGCGGCAAAGCGGCTGCACACCGTAGGGAAGTAGAAATCCGTAGAGCTGTTAACCCTACACTGAACACGGACATTCGAGGTGATTGACACCTTGGGTGTTCGGCAGTATAATACAGGTATTGTAACGTTAAGGAGCGAATGATGACTAACCCGATTCCACATAGCAATATTTGGCACACTCCCGCAGATCTCAACGAGCTGCACGATATAATCAATCAGTTCACAGGCCAGGATGCTGCGCTGGCTGCACACGTGATGATGCTGACCCTGAACACCTGCCACAAATTGGTTGCTGATTCTATCAAGGAGACTGCATGATGCGTTACTGGGACGAACTGCTGCGCGAACAGCACAATGGGGTCACTGTGATCGTGGACAAGACCTGGGAAGATTGCACTATCCGCGATCTCTTTGATGATACCTGCTGTGATGTAGAGGACTTAGAGCGCAAGGTTAACCGGGGCGATTTGGATTGGTTTATGCTCAGGGCTCGTGTCATGTTCAATGACATGGAACTGGGATCGTCGATCTGCGGTGGCTACCTCTACGAAGATGCTCGCGAGGTTCTCAGGGACGGTTGTGCTGCTGATCTGATCTGGCAAGCAGAGGAAGAAGCTAAGAAACGATTACCCGAGCTAATTGAAGGGTTATTGCGTGTAGAGGTTGACAAATTGGCTGCGTGAGCATACAATAGAGACTTAGTAACACAAAGGAGCGCGAAATGAAACAGACAATTTTTAGCACTAGCGGCGACGGCTACTGGTCTAACGTTGCAAAGCCTGTACACGTTACAGATATGCGACTTGCATATGTAAACGACGAAAAAGACTTCGGCGAGCTGCGTGTATACTTTAACACTAAGTTTTGGGATGTAGACACAGACGGTCTCATTTACACAGACGAGGGATTTATGACAGACTTGCGCAACTTCCTCGCGCTGCAGGGTCTTAACAACTTAGACATAGACTATAGCGAGCAAGGGATGCAAGGCGACAATTACGTTAGCTTAGACGTAGGCGCTGCGTTTATTAGTGCGTGGGATGCAAAGTTTAATTTGTTTGCATAAAAACAACAGGGGTTGACAGCCCCTGCTTTTGACAGTATAATAAACACTTCAACAACGCAACTAAGGAGCGAAACTATGGAAGCGCAAGCACGTGAGTATTTTGTCCGTCGTCTTAACGAAGTAGCACAAGAGAAGGTGCAGGCTAAGGCTGTAGAACTTTACGGCGCAAGTGGCCGTCCAGAACAGCCTACGTGGGGTATGGTCTTTGAGGGCATCCGCTCAGGCGAGATTACCCTTAAAGCAGACAAGGTAGACTACACGGGTCCTTACCTCAACCCTACGGACGTGGAGTGGCCTGCTATGGAAGCAAAGAAAGCAGAGCTGGAAGCATATCGCAAGTTGGTAGCCGCTGAGAAGCAACGGGCTATGGACGCTGTCTATTTGGACGAGAGCGCACAAGAAGCCCTTAAGGCATTTGAAGCAATTTAAGGGGTTGACAGGGCCTACGGGCCCTGTTATAATATAGGCTTAGCAACACACAGGAGCGAACAATGGCTACACGAAGCACTATTGCAATGGAGCAACCCGACGGCCGCGTAATGCAGATCTACTGCCACTGGGACGGCTACATTGATCACAACGGTCAAATTCTCAGCGAACATTATACAGATCGTGCCAAGGTCCTGGCACTCATGCTCTTGGGATCGATCAGCTCGCTGCGTCCTGAGATCGGTGAGCCTCACGACTTCGATGCTCGCTATACCAACGAAGATCACCGCAACAACTGGACCTGTGCCTACGGTCGAGATCGTGGTGAGAGCGATACTGAAGCTGCTGTTTTCGCTAACTACGAAGCCTACGTCAAGGATCACCAGTACGAGGAATACGAGTATATCTTCCGTTCGGACGATCAGTGGTATGTTTCCGAATACGGACGCCCCTACCGCTTGCTCGCTGCTGTGTTGATGGAAGCAGAAACCCTAGAAGACTAAGGGTTATTTTTAGGGGTTGACAGGTTGGCTGTTTGATGGTACAATAGAGTCATAGTTAAACAAAACGGAGCGAAGATGCAGATTACATTCACTGAAGGCTGGTACAACATCAAGGGTCAACCTGTTAACGTTGCAGGACTTACTTTTAATCTTGTAGAAGATTACAAAGTGTCTAAGAACGGCGACGGCTATGTTACTGTTGATGGTACTAGTGTAGAGGGCTTCCCTGAGCGCAATATCCGAATCAAGTGCCGTCAGGGCGACTATGCTGTCGCAGGTACTGTTCAAGCAACACAAATTCCACAAGGGGTATCAATGCTGACTGCTTTAAAGTCAAAGAGTGCCAAAGGCGCAGAGGTCACCGATTTCACTCAGATCAAGGTGCCCGATACTGCTGTAGCACACGAGTCCGACGAGGACATCATCGAACGCACTCGTCTGCGCTTTGACATCCTCAAAGATATGACTAAAGCTGTCAAGAATGGTGATGTACGTGCTATGATCGTCACAGGCCCTCCAGGTGTGGGCAAATCCTTTGGCGTTGAAGAAGTACTTGCCAAAGACGATCTGTTTGATATGATGGGTCAGCGTAAGCCCAAATATGAGATCGTCAAGGGCGCAATGTCAGCCATTGGTCTGTACACTAAGCTCTACAAATACTCAGACGCTAAGAACATTCTTGTGTTCGACGACTGTGACTCAATTCTTTTGGACGACATTGCACTTAACATTCTTAAGGCCGCTTTGGACTCTAGCAAGAAGCGTACCATTTCGTGGAACACTGACAGCCGTCTGCTTCGTTCAGAAGGAGTGCCAGATCGTTTCGAGTTCAAGGGTGGTGCTATCTTTATCACTAACTTGAAGTTTGAGAACGTTCGCTCTAAGAAACTGCAGGAGCACTTGGCGGCCCTAGAGTCACGCTGTCACTATATTGATCTGCGTATGGACACAGATCGCGAGAAGGTACTGCGTATCAAGCAGATTGTCAAGGATGGTATGTTGGATAGCTACGAGCTGGAGGACATTGCCAAAGATGAGGTTGTCAGCTTCATCGACGACAATCGCGCTACTATGCGTGAACTGAGCCTGCGTACTGTGCTCAAAGTCGCAGACCTGCGCAAGAGCTTCCCATCTAACTGGCAGAATATGGCCAAGGTCACTGTTATGAAAGGAATTGCATAATGGATTACCGTCCGCTGACCTGTCAGTGGATTGGGCCCGAACAGGACCCCCGCAAGGGTTCTGTTCACTACTGCGGTAAGCCCAATCTAACTGGAAAGAGCTACTGTGCTGACCACTTCTACAAAGTATATCAGGGTGGCACTTCAGTAAATGGAAAACGAGCAGAAAAGCTCTTGCAAAAGGAAATCGAGTCTGTTAAACTAGCAGAAGAGATAGGAGAATTACTATGAGTACCGTAATTAAGATCGCATTGGCATTCTTGCTGATCGTTGTATTGTTGGCGATTGGACCGTGGCTTGTGATCTGGTCACTGAACACGCTGTTCCCTAGCCTGGCTATTGAATTTGGTTTGGCTACTTGGGCTGCTGTTGTGATCCTAGGAACTTTCTTTCGAGCGAATGTATCCGTAAAAAGGAAAGATTGAGGTTGATTCTTCCAGAGCGTTCTGCTAATATTTAAGAACGCTGAAGAACAAGTAATCAGCTATATTAACTTAAAAGGAAACAAAATGAAACGCATTTCTAAAGACACCAAGACTTTCAAGGTCTTCAACGCACTTTACAATGGTGCAAAACTTACCCAATCCGAAGCAACTAAGCGTTTCGGCGTAGGTAACTTGGCTGCTGAAGCAAGCCGCATTCGTCAGCATGGTTACGCTGTTTATGCCAACACTCGTGTTGCTGGCAACGGTGTGACTGTTACCGAATACGAGTTGGGCCAACCAAGCCGTGAGATCGTAGCACTTGGCTACAAAGCTCGCGCAATGGGTATCACTCTTTAAGAGTCGCTCCTAAAGTAAACGATCCGATTCGCTCCCGGGGACTTTCTTTGAGCCGCTACTACAGCGGCTTTTCTTTTGGCTGGATGTTGCAAAAATGCCACACCGGCCGGCACTCTCCAAACCGGTTGACAACTTGGGCGATCAGCTATATAATAGAGACAGTTAGACAACGGAGCGAAGAATGCAATTCACAGCAGATCAAGTATGGGGCCTGGCTGTTAGGGCTGATGTTCAAAATGGCGGCTACTGCAAAGAGCCAGTCTATGCTGCTACTGCCACCCACGGGATAGACTACAACACCGTGATCAAGCAACCAAACAAGGTCTTGGTCAAGCAATGGCTCCGCGACAATGTGCAGCCTACAGCAGAAGAGATCGCTCAGGGACAGCAATATCGCGCACAGATCAACACCTTCACCATGAAGCTGCTGACTGGGAAGATCACAGACTTCGAGCAGACTGCTCTCAAGATTGCCCAAAAGGACGAGTTCACGGGCCGTGATATGTTGGACTTCGCCATTGTCAGCTGCTTGCCCCAGTCAGCTCGCATGGAGCAATCCCGGACGGAGATGAAACGAGAACTGTTCCAAAGTGAGCAACTCCCGGGCGCTGTAGGGGATACTGTTGTGATCTCTCTGACTGTAATACGTTCGCGTTACAATCCTGAATACAACAAGTTCAAGATCTACGCCCGTGCAGGTGAGTCATTTGTGGACTTTTGGTTCTCACGTGCTGTAGAAGGTGAACTGCGGGTGAAGGCCAAGATCAAACAGCATCGTGGCGATAAAACAACAGCCCTAAATTATGTGAAAATCATCAGTTGACAGGTTGGGCACCTGGTGCTACAATAATGATACTGAGAGAGTAATTGTTTTAACTGTTTTTTAAGCGAGGTCTTATGTCAAAGCAAGTAGATGTTTCCGTTCGCCAAGTTGGTCCTAAAAACGCCAAGAAGGCAATTCGTAAGGCGGTCAATGTTCGCCGTCCAGTGTTCCTGTGGGGTCCTCCAGGCATTGGTAAATCCGATCTCGTCAAGCAGATCGGTGAAGACGCAGGTCGTGAGGTCATCGACGTCCGCCTAGCACTTTGGGAGCCCACCGACATCAAGGGTATTCCTTATTACAATGCCGATCAAGGCAAAATGACTTGGGCTCCTCCTGCAGAACTGCCTGTGGACCCAGATAGCAAGGCAATCATCTTCTTGGATGAATTGAACTCTGCTCCTCCTGCTGTTCAGGCCGCGGCCTATCAGTTGATTCTGAACCGTCGTGTTGGTACCTACGAACTGCCTAAGGGTGTTGACGTAGTCGCCGCTGGTAACCGTGAAGGTGACCGTGGTGTTACCTACCGTATGCCTGCTCCGCTGGCTAACCGTTTCGTTCACTTGGAAATGAAAGTGGACTTTGATGACTGGCAAGACTGGGCTACCTTGAACAAGGTGCATCCAGATGTCGTAGGTTATGTAGGCTTTGCCAAGCAAGACCTGTATGACTTCGATCCTAAGAGCCCTAGCAAGTCATTTGCTACTCCTCGTTCTTGGATGTTCGTTTCTGACCTGCTCAGCGACGACGATGTTGACAACGAGACTTTGGCTACCCTGATTGCGGGTGCCGTTGGTGACGGTCTGAGCAATAAGTTTATGGCTCACCGTAAGATCGCAGGCAAACTGCCTAAGGCAGAAGACATTTTGGATGGCAAGGTCAAGGACCTGCAGATCAAAGAAGTGTCTGCGATGTATTCGTTGACTGTTTCACTCTGCTACGAGTTGAAAGACCGTGCTGAGAAGAAGGTCAAGGACTGGGACGGTATGGCAGATAACTTCTTTGCCTATATGATGGCTAACTTCCCAACAGAGTTGGTTGTTATGGGTGCAAAGACTGCTCTTACTAACTACGACCTGCCCCTGGACGCTACTAAGATGAAGTCGTTCGACGAGTTCCACAAGCGTTTCGGCAAGTATGTTCTTTCAGCAATGGAGAATTAAGACCTCGCCCATTGCGGGGGTGTTGTAGAAATACAACACCCTTTTTTTACGGTTGACGCATTGGATTTCCGGTGCTATAATATATACATACTAAGGAGAGCGACTTATGGATCCAATCGTTGAGAAACTAACTACTGCACGAGTAGGCCTGCTTTTGAAAGCACCCTTCTTCGGCAATATGGCCACCCGTATGCGTTTGATGGACGCTTCAGACTGGTGCCCTACCGCGGCAACTAACGGCCGTGACTTTATGTATAACAAGGACTTCATTAACAAACTGTCTGTTAAGAAGTTAGAGTTCCTGCTGGCACACGAGATCTGCCACTGCGTTTTTGATCACTTTGGTCGCGTAGGTTCACGTGATCGTATGCTGTCTAACATCGCACAGGACTATGCCGTAAACCAAATCCTTGTAGACGAACGCATCGGTGAGAAGATCACCGAGGTTAAGATCTGCTACGATCCCAAGTATCGTGGTATGGCTTGGGAAGAAATCTACGATCAATTGTATGAACAAGCAGAGAAGATCCCTATGGATCAACTGCTGAAGCAATTGGGTGACCTTTTGGACGAGCACATTAAAGAAGAAGAAGGTGCTGGTAGCCCTGGCGACAAGACCAAAGACGGCAAAGAGAAGCCTACGCTCAGTAAGGAAGAAGCTGAGAAACTGCGTCAAGAGATCAAAGAGGCTATGATCCAAAGTGCCGCGGCCGCTGGTGCAGGTAAGACTCCTGCGGGCATTATGCGTATGATCAAGACTATGACTGAGCCTAAAATGGACTGGCGCCAATTGGTTCAGCAAGAGATCCAATCTATTGTGCGTAATGACTACTCATTCGCTCGCTACAATCGTAAGAGCCAACACTCAGGTGCGGTGCTTCCTGGTATGAAAGAAGCAACTACCATTGACGTGGCTATTGCAATCGATATGTCGGGTTCGATCGGTGAAGAGGATGCAACTGTATTCCTTTCTGAGATCAAAGGCATTATGGATCAATACGAGGACTTCAAGATCAACCTGTGGTGTTTTGACACAGAGATCTACAATCACCAAAGCATCAGCCACGACAACGCTGAAGACTTGGTTGAGTATGAACCTCAAGGTGGCGGTGGCACAGACTTCGATGTCAACTTTACCTTTATGGAAGAGAATGACATTCGCCCTAAGAAGTTCATTATGTTCACAGACGGCTATCCCTGCGGTAGTTGGGGTCCTGAGGACTACTGCGACACAATCTTTATCGTTAAAGGTAACACATCTGCTCAAGCACCCTTTGGTCAGACTGTTATCTACGAAAAGGAAACGGGCTAACCGGAGTGCCGGGGGTTGTGGCTAAAAAGCCACAACTTCCTAAGTGGCCCCGCTGCTACGTGTGTGCGTGAATCTAGGTCTTGACAGATAGGTAGATTGGTTGTATAATATAGATATCGTAACAAAGTAAGGAGTGATAAAATGCTTAAATTCTTGTTAGGAGTATTTTTAACATTGGCTGTCCTGTACCCTGCTGTTACTAAGACCATCGTTGGTAATGCTGTTGATACCACCCACACGGTTGTAACTGGAGTTATGGAGAATGCTAAATGAGTAAAGTCGCAGATCTTGCCTATGATATCGAGCAACTGTATATCGAAGGTCATTCGCCTAAGATGATTGCTCTCATGTTGGAGTGCCCCACAGAGATGGTCTATGATTGGATCGCCGGTAACGGGCTAACCACAGACGATTCCTACGATCCGTTTGAGACTGTAAATTCGTGAGCAAATTAGAATACTACGCCCGCCCCCTTGTAGCCTTTGATCCAAGGAACAAGATGCACAGACGCTACTACAACCAATTCCTAGAGCATATGAGTTGGGGTCACTGTCCGGTTCGGTTCATCTGCCCGGAATCTAACGGTTCGGATTTGGTCAAAATGATCCAAACAGAGCTGCTCAAATACTATGTTGAGAAAGAGTTTAAGGTCAAGAAGAAACCCGCCAAACTCAAAGGTTATCCACATATCGCTAAAAAAACTGGTTGACACTTTGGCTGATCCTTGCTATAATTGACACATAGTTAGGAGAGCGAATGGAATACACCGTGATTTACCCCAATGGCAACTCCCAGAAGTTCTACGTTCGGGCTGTAGCGGAAATGTACGCCACAATCAACGGCGGCCGTGTTGTAGGAAAACCTGAGTTGAAATTGGTTGACAAATTGGCTGCTTGATCATACAATAGAACTATGATAAGGAGCGAACGATGATAACAGAAAAACAGCGTGTTGTAAATGCCCTAAAGGGTTGGCAGTTCGTGCGTGGAACCCATGGTTGCTTGTATGATCGTGGATCCGCAGACTCCTACTACGGTAGGGCACGTGATCCTCACTACGGTGGAGTGGGAGGCGATTCCGGCGCCCGAGTCTCGGTCAACGACGAGGCTTCAGTGGCTGAATACATGGCCGGCTACAACGACAACGAGCGTGATGGTAACAAGAAGGATTGGCGATGACCCCTACGGAATTTCAATACATTCAACGAGCCGTCAAGGCCTTGGAAACACCCATGAGCCTTCCAGAGAGGATTAAGGTGGAACGCACTATGGCCCAGATTCTGAGTCGCTCCGCTGACACTTTGGAACAGAATTTGGTTGACAACATCGAAGATCGGTTGTATAATACTAATACTGAAACAGAAGGAGCGTGATATGCCAAATTGGTGCAACAACACATTGACCCTTGAGCACGATGATCCAGCAATGATTACTCGTGCCAAAGAAGCACTGGATCGTGGAGAGTTCCTGCAGGAGTTCATTCCTGTGCCCAAAGAACTCACAGAAACCATGGCTGGTTCCTACGGGGACGGAGACAAGCAGGCCGCATTGGAAGCACAGATGAAGTCCAATGTTGAAAAGTTTGGCTACAGCAACTGGTATGACTACTGCGTCGGCGAGTGGGGAACCAAATGGGATGTAGGTGGCGATGGACAGACTGATATTCACCCTGATGGTAAGACGCTGTTCACTACCTTTGATTCAGCATGGTCTCCACCCGTGAATGCTTATCAGAAGTTAGAGCAACTAGGCTTCCGAGTTTCTGCACAGTTCTATGAATCAGGTATGGCTTTTGCTGGTGTATATGAGGACGGCAACTGCGAGGACTTTAGCCTCGAAGGCATGACTGCTGATGAGATCGAACGGGATTACCCAGAACTAGACGAAGCGTTCTGCATCGCTGAGGCTATCCGTGAGTTCCAGGAAGAGGAAGAAGAAGAACTCACAGAGTGGATCAAAGATGGTGTTGACAAGAACCTGGAGTTGAAGTCTCTATGACAATGACTGTGGTCAAAATGGACCGACGCTATGACGGGCACGATCGCTTCAGTCATAGAGTCGAGTTCACAGGCTATCAGCCACATGGCCAGAAGCAGACTCGAATTGCACAATGGGTTCGAGCTCGCAACTGGCTGTGGCAACAGTTTGGTCCTTCAGGAGAATTGTTCTGCGCCCGGCCCACTTACTTCGATGGACATCAGCCGGTTTGGGCCTGGGATGCAGAGAAATCATCGCTGTATCTGAGCAAGGAAGCCTACACGATGTTTATGTTACGCAAGGAATTTTGGGAAAATGTCGAGAACCTTTAACTATCGATTAGAAGTCATCTGTGGAGGTTCAGGCACAGCGGACGAGGTCCGGGTCGAGGAAATGCTCGATTTGGCCTTTCAGGATCTGGTCTATGACGACGAGTTTATCGCCGCCCTAGACGAGAAAGAGTCTGTGACCATTCGAGTGTCTAAATTGGACAACCGAATGGTTGACAGAAGTGGCACTTGATGCTACATTTATAACATACCAAAAAGGTATATTTTTTAACACACACAGAAAGAGGTAATTTAAATGGCTACAGATAAGAAGTTTGCGGTTGCTGGTGTTTCCACTCAAGCAGGTAAGACCAAGGTTCGTTTCGCTAATGACGTGATGCGCATCAAGATCCTTGCCAAGAATGGTCACACTGACATCAACCTCGTGGATCTTCCACGTGAAATGACCAAGGCTGAGATTGGTGCCTATATGGTCGAAACTGGCTTTGGCAAGGGCAATGCTGCTGTAGAAGCTGCTGTTGCTTACATTGTCAAGAAGAACCCTTTGGCCACAGCTGCCAAGGTAAGTAAGACTACTGTCGCGAAGACAGAAGCTATCGCCGAATAAACCCGATTCGCTCCCGGTATCGGCGGTCTTAACACCCTACTGTATACACGTACAGTAGGGTTTTTTTTGGTTGACAACTGGCGTTTTTGAATATATAATTAAACAATAGGAGAGCGCGATGGAACTTATTGATTGGATCACACTAGCTATATTCTTTGCCCTGGGTTGGTTCCTAGGTAACAGGGCTGCGACCCGCATTCATCTCACTGCTTTCTCCATGATCCTCAAGGAGTTGGGCGTGAAGAATCAGGATTTGATTCGTGTGGCTCGTGCCAATGGCCTCACTATCCCTGAACCTGAGCATGATGAACCTGAGTTAGATCACATCGAAATCAAGGTGGAAAAGCACGGTGAAATGCTCTATGCTTTCCGCAAGGACAACGATCGGTTCCTAGGCCAAGGCACTTCACGTGAAGAACTCATCAATCGTATGGCTGAGTCACTGCGCAATGTTCGCTGTACCGTAGTGGAAGGCAATGAGTATATGATCAAGGATAGCCCTACAAGCTAAAGGGTTATTACAAATTGGTTGACAGATTGGCTGTTTGGGCATACAATATACACATACTAACAAGGAGCGAAGATGTTAACAAACAAGCAAAACCAGCAACTGCTCAGGGCTGTGGAACTACTGCAGGAAGCAGACGCATTGGTACAGTCAGCAATGGGCGCCAGCGACGAATGCTACTACATCCACACACAAATTGAAAACTCAGCGGATGACGTGCTGGACTTTATACAAGAGAACACTGAAGAGGCAGCGTAATGGAAGCCCTACAGGAAACCACTGGGGGGCAGTTTCCTGCCCACACTTACCTACTCGATGGCACAACGCTGGTTGCCTATATCAAGCAAGGGGAAACTACGCCATTCTATTTCAAGTCAGGAATCAAAGGCTTCGACAAGCGAGGCCGGAAGTTCCAAACCGTAACACCAAACCCATTCAAAGTAAAGGCATCAAATGACACACGCACAGTCCAAGGCTCAAACGGCAAAACTTACACAGTCAACGACGCAGAGAAAACCTGTACCTGTCCAGGATTTACATTTAGAGGTGCCTGCAAACACCTGGGCTAATATGGTTGACAGATTGGTAAAAGGCTGTTAAAATACACATATGATAAACAACTTACTCCAATGGTCCGGTACTGCATTCCTCTTAGGAATGTATGTGGTTATGAACTTCTTCCACACTCTGCATCCTCTGCAGATCGTCTTGGGACTCTGCGGTGGCCTGTGCTATTTTGCTTGGAGCTACCGTGTGGCAAATAAGCCACAGATGATCGTTAACCTAGCGGGCATATCCGTATGCGCCGCAGGGTTATTCCACTATTTTGGTTGACAGTTTGGGCTAAAGATCCTATACTATAAACACTGAAACAAAGGAGCGAACAATGATCAAACTCATCGGATGGATTGCAGTTACCTGGGCTCTGTTCCACTTTGGCATTGCTCAGGCCATCTTAATCACGGCCGCTGCTGCGGGAACCATAGTCTTCGGAGGTTGATGTGTCAGGTTGGGTAGTCTACGATCAGCGTTCGGGTCATATGCAGAAGTATTACAAGCTGGCTGCAACTGCGAAAAGGATCGTCACACAGCACAACACAGAACGCGAGTATGATTGGGGCGATGGCTCAGGCAGCTACACCTATCGTCCTCAGAGTCTTTGGGCCTGCTGCTCCTATGCAGACTACGAAGGGATTCTAATGGGTCTGCGTGGGGAAGCGTTTAAGATGTGGCAGTTTGTGCGCAATAACCCTAGAGGTTGACAGGTCTTCCAAAAGACAGTATAATTGACACATACACAAACAAACAAGGAGCGAAAGATGATCAATCAAGACCTTAGAGTAATCGCAGGAATCCAAGAACGCCTGGGCCAACTGCCCGTGCTGGAAACCCTGATCTATATCGAAAACAACACTGGCGAGTTCACTATCGCTGAACTGCGTAGTTTCTACAACGTGATGTCACAATTCCGTGCGCTGTTTGCTGCCGCCTAAAGACCCTAGAGGTTGACAGGTCTTCCAAAAGATCGTATAATACACGCATATTAACAAATAGGGAGCGCAAATGAAACACAACGAAGTTCAACTCTACAAGAACATCGGCTCTATCCAGGCAGTCGAGGGTGACGAAGGCCGCTACTACTTCTACCGTCACTTTGCCACAGGTAACACCTGCGATGAAGACACCATCAAAGGCGCCAAAGAGATGTTGGATTGGGAAGAAAAGAACTATCAAGAAGTACAGGCCGCGATCCGTGTGCTTCAGGGCCGTGGCTATCGTGTGTTCAAAGAAGTGGCCTAAATTGGTTGACAAACGGCCAGTTCGATCGTATAATATACACATACACTAAACAACTAGGAGCTGAAAATGGTTACAGAAGGTCAGGGAATGTTTGTCGTCATAGTAGGACTTGTGATCACTATGTTGGGCACAGGTGGTGTAGAGAATAGCATCACCAACACAGAGCTGCTACAGGCCCTAGCTGTTGCAGTAACTGGACTAGGTGCAATGTATGCAGGTACACTTATGATCCAGAGGGCTCAGCAATGACTATAGAACTACACGGACTTAATCGTCAACAACATCAGATCGCAGACATGATCTGGAGCTGTGAATCGCAAGCAGATGTTGAGCGGCTTATACGGAACCTGCCCCCCGCATATCAAAAGGATGCTGTAGTCATACACGATCTAATGATCGCTGCTGTGATGGATCAACATATGGAGATCACTGAAGATGTTCGTGCGCTTATTCGTAGCCTTAGCTCTAGCTAATCTAGCTGCCTGTACAGCCTACGATCGTAGAGACGCAGCTTGGTCACGGCCCTATCATCAGAAGTTTGATCAGATTCCCAATCAACCTGGCGAGGCTCTTCGACGCTGTGGAGGTCAGGTTAGACCTGAACTGAGGACACCGGAGATGACCGACCGGTGCTGAGGTGGTGGGGGGTGGCCGGTATAGTGTGTATACTATAGTAGTAGTTTTACTAGCGGTATGGGGTCTAAAATCACCACCCTGAAATGAAAAGTACTCCACCCAAATTTTTTGCGCGGCCAAATTTTTGACCTCTAAAACCCTTTTCTTAGTATATACTAGTCTATGCTTTATACACCCAAATATCAACAGATGCTGGTTCAAGAACATCTGCGCAGACCCTGGGGCGATGTTGGTCATCGTTACTCTGAACATATCTTAGAGCTTTATCATCAATACTCCTGTGCGCACATCTTGGACTACGGCTGTGGACAAGCTCTGCTCAGTAAAAAAATCGGCGATCTAGTCCCTGTGGATAACTATGATCCCGGAATCCCAGCTTATTCTACTCTGCCACAACCTAGAGATCTCGTAGTCTGCGTAGATGTCTTAGAGCACATAGAACCTCAGTGTATTCACTCAGTCTTGGCACATCTACAGTCTTTGACTCTAAAAGTAGCCTATGTTAACATATCGTCAGTGCCTGCACGTAGTTCATTCCCTAACGGACAAAATCTTCATCTTATACAAGAACCCCTAGAATGGTGGCTAAGTCAGCTTAGTCAGTACTTTACTCTTGGCTCTGTTACTAACAATCTAGTTATATGCCACAGTACGCACTCCTAAACTCTGATCCCCAGCTTAGAGAATTCTTTGCTTTTATAGAGCAACACAGTCTCCGTCACGAAATCCACTTAAATCGTACTCGTGTATGGATTGATTCCAGTCCTATATTAACTGAGTTTTTACTACGGTTTACTTCAGTGTTTCGTGTTCTAGATGATATATAGTGTATGCAGACATTTAGTCCCCACCCCGATTGGCGCCGAACCTTTGAGTTTACGGCGCAGTATGTATCCACTCTAGATCTGTCATTTAAACCGGATCCCATTCTAGCTCATAAGCAGACTCTAGAGTTTGTCATAGATCCTGTTATACACAAGTTCAGTCTCGCCAATGCACAGATTCATAACTCATCAACATCAGTGGCTTAAACGACGCAAACTGCCCTTGGGATCTCACATAGATATAAGGGTTTGATGTAAATACTAGTGTAATGCTACTTGTGTACCTAGAGCCATTTCGCCAGTCGCAGATTACCTTACTTAATTCTTGGCGCGACTCAGTACACTATTGGCCTCGTAGTTATGCTCACACTGATGCCTATAACTCTGCTATTCCCACAGACTACTGGCTGCTTTTTGGAGTGCCAAAATTGGCCACACAATGGCTTCTACAGTATCCTGAACACTCGCGTATAATGCGCACTCTGTTCGAAGACTTTGATCAAGATTTACTGACTAAATTCTCTTGTAGATAGGGCTTCTGCGGATATATGCGCAGATAATTCTTCTAAAAAATCTTGCGCTGCTGCGCTTCGCGCTCAGGAATTTGCGCTGCGGCTTCGCCGACTCTATAGAAATTACTTCCCCAAGATCTAGGCATTGCATTAAAGCTCAGAGTTTTTCTTGGTTCTTCGCTGGTGTGTGCTGTGGTTGAGTGCTGTAGATAACTGGGCCATAGGAGTAGATCACCTTGTTCTACGGGCAGTATGACTTCTGTCTGTGACCAGGCTGTGGGCCTTTGATCCAGTTTCATAGTCCAGTGTGTAGATGAGTTTAAGCCCTGTTTGTGAAATCTAATCTCTGTTTCGGGTGTTGACCAATACCAAGTTCCCGACACTATGGAATTAGGGTGGCTGTGCTGATGTATGGAGTCGCCGGTATTATAGACATTGATCCAACTTTCTGTGATGTAGAGTGTATCCGTGATGCCCAGAACCTGTTCAGCCCACTGTTGAACCCTTTGTTCAATTATTTGGTGTAGATCTGGAACTGTGTCCAAAACTCTCTGGGACAGGGAGTAACAGTGATTGGTCTGATATTCACAGGGAATCTGATCAAGCTGCTGTTGCCAGGTTCCGGGCCAAATCTGTTGGCGAGTCACGGGTTCGGAAAATAAGCCTAGGGTCTGCATATCAATATTTAATTCACTGACCAGTTTATGGGATAAGTATGTGACAAGGAGATACTATGACTGAAGAACTGTTGCCTAAACTGACTCAAATTGATGACCTTTTTGAGGGTCAGGTCCGGGGCTGGCTAGCTGAACGCATCGGCAACCCATTGACTAATTGGGGATTTTTTCCTCCAGAAATGGCCCGAGATATTCGCAGATACGACTGGCACCAATATACCAATGTGGTCTATGACAACGACACCGTGATCAACGAAGAACTAATGGACATCTGTCAAATGATCCTATTCCGAGCCTTGGATCATCAGGGCAAAAACCTAAGTAGAATTTTTAAAATAAGAGTAGTTAATTCTCTACCCGGAGATCGTGGCAATAGCCAACCGCACATTGACATCACAGGCCCACATCAAACTGGCATTTATTTCCCCATGGATTCCGACGGCACCACAGACATTCTTCGTGAACGTTCTTGGATGCAGGACTGGGAATTACCCCAGAATTTGGAGAACATTGTGCATCGTCTAGAACCCCGTGGTGGTACTTGGTACGACTTTGACGGCACACACTGGCGCTGGACTGGACGTCCTCAAGAACATCAACAGCGTATCTGTGTGATCTTCAATTACACAACCACAAGGGTATAAATATACTATTACAGGAGACGACCCGTGATAGCATATAGAGTAATGGCCCGAAATTTAAAAACACGCATTAGAATAGAAAGACAGCAGATCGACGGCCGTCTAATCACCAACGAAGACCTTGCCTGGAGATTGGCCCAAGATTTTGCTGTTCAACAAGAGCAGCGAACGCTGGATCAATGGAAGGCAGAAGTTGAATCATACACACCCAGAAGCTAAAAAAGATCCTCGCAGACTATGGATATTTGGTGATAGCTGGTCTGCGCTGTGGCCCGATCGCGATCCTATTCGCGTATGGACACGTCAACTGAGTCACGCCTTGGCCACTGAGCTAGGTGAAGTAATACAGTTACGCAATAATTCATTGGTAGGTTCTGCACAGGACTGGGCCCTAAATGAATTCCTAAAAGTTGTTCATTTAATAGATCCCAATGACATTGTGATCTTTATTCTAACCAGTCCAGCAAGATTTTGGTACTTTGAAGATGAACCTACGATCAGTAACTGGAATATCATGGATCTTGATCAACACATATCTTCAGAACAGGCCAAGGCCATTGAACTGTTTATCAAGCACATACAAAGACCACACATTGATAGTCTAGCAATGCGATCGCGCCTAGGACTCATTGCCTACGAAATTGCCAGAAGAGGTCTAAATCGTGCTCTAGTTATTCCGGGCTTTGATATGGACCTAGTTGGCTGCGATCAATATGAACATCTGTTGTTTGCTCAGGGAAATTTATCTTTTATTCAATGGGGCGAATACAAGGATAAGAAAAAACTAGATGAAATGCTGGACCAAGGACACTCGGGATATTTCCAGGGCGGAGACTGTAGATACAATCATATGTGCCTGTGCAATCACGATGTCCTAGTTAAAAAGATTCTAGACACCTTGGTCAAAGGTCAACCCTTGGATCTTACCTCAGGATTTCATACAGAGCTGATTGGTCCAGATTGGCTGTCTGACCAGGATCTTGTCGAAGGTGAATTGAATCCCCAGGCCGTAGAATTCTTTATCAAAGAAATACAGACTTCAAAATGGAACCTGCCTTGGAAAAAGCGGTCTGGGGTAGAAAAAGTTATGCAGTCTAGAGGATACCACGCTGGTTAGTGGTATAGGTAGTTTACACTATCTTCGTTTTCTCTATGAATCTCAGCACCGTTTTTCAAGTGAAATCTCTTGGCCATTTCTGTCTTAGGACTTAGAGTAACATAGGTTTCCACTTCAGGGTGTTCCTTTTTAATGTGCTCTTGAGCCTGTTCGATTAGAGTACGGCCTGCACCAGCAGCATATGACCAAATAGTATAGAATACTGCGGTATTTGTGTTAATTGCAGCTTCGGCTAGATCGTTCACAGAACTAGGAATTTTTTCTAAGAACTTTACGCAGGTCACTGCCAGAGGTTCTTGTGTGGTTTCGTCGCGAAGAACAAAGATTTTTGAGTTTTGATTAACTCTTTGTTCAACGGGAATTTCAGGACGAACAGGATCGTCTTTGATTAAATTAAGTAGATTATCTGATAAGTCTTGGATGATGTGTAACATTTTTGTGCCCCATAATATGCGTATTTATATTATAAGACAAAAAATGTCATTAGTCAAGCGGTTGTATAGCCTGTTCTAGAGAAAGTTCTTGATCTTCCAATTCTCTAATTTTGTCAGTGAGCTCGTCGATAAGTCCAAGGTTACGAAGTATTTTGAATACAAGATTTTCTACTGACCACTCGCCCGCACGTTCCAATCCGCTCTTGCGCATCTGTGTAACTTTATCTTTTACTGTGCGTAACTTATCGATATCCTTGCTCAATAATGCGTGTTCGATCTGACGCAGTATTGCATCTTTTTTGGCTTCAATTGCAGCATCGTCTACTTGAGGTTTTACCTTCTTGGGCTCTACGAGCCACTTATCATCTAACAGAGAAAAAACGCCTGTTGAGTGATGTGGTTCATCTGCGCCTTGTACGTAGCATTCTACGGGCAAGCCTTTGATAGTGATGTCGTGTTGTTCTGCCCAAAGTGCCTTTTTAGCGGAAAATAATTCACGTTGTTCGTCTGTTGCTGTGCCTGGGATGATAATGTGTAAATCTAGATCTGAATACTGTGTCCAAGTATAATTAGCATTAGATCCGGTGATTGTGTAATCTTCTACTTCTAGATCAATGCCTACAAATTCTTCAAAGGCGTGTGCAATTTCAATTAATTTATTTCTAACTTCTGGATTGAGTTTGTCACTTGCCCAAATTTTAGGGTTTAGTTTTGAGTTTACGGTAACAAAATCTGAAGATTCATCTAATTCACGTAAACGCATATTAAACTCCGTATTTGTTACGTTTTGGCTTTGCTACAGAACTTGTTATATTAACATCTTTAGCTTCGGTTGATTTTGGAGTGCTAATTAGTTTAACGGCACCTGCGTGAACTTCTTTTGCTGCCTGCTTGACCATTTTTTCGCTTTCGTTGTCATATGCTACAACAATAGCGTTTTCGCCCCAAGGAGTGTTAGGGGAAAACTGGTCTCGATCTGCAGGCTTACTTCCACCTGCTCTAGCTAGGGCCATACCAAATCTGTATTGTTTGTACGGATCTTGGTTCTGTAATGATGGAATAGAAAAGGTTGATGGTAGTGCATCAGCAACATCGTCTTGGATACTGCCTTCTCTAGCTTCGTTAATAAATTCTTTGGCTCGCATATCATTATTTAGCCCACATTAGATAGTAAGTAGCTAAGGTGCGTTCATCGTAGAATTCTGCTATTAAACGACAATACATATCGTTTCTTTCAAGCACAACCTGACAATTAGTATGATTTTGATTTAACAACCATTTAGTATGATCTACACCAATCGTACGGTGTACTTTAGGCCAATCGATTTCAATATATTCGCCCTCGTGTGGTAACCACTTTAACAGCTCTACCTTAGATGTCTTCATCATCACCACCCATACTGTTCAAGATTTCACGTAGTTTTGACGAACCTACATTTGCTCGAACTTTGCCTATGCTAGCGCCTTGGGTTGGATCTATTTCGCCTGTTTCTGGATCTACTTTATTAATTTCTGTTTTACGTTTAATGCTGTCAATGATACTGCTTGTGCCTCTATTTGCTCCGTTATGCGACTCTTGTTCATCTTCGGGCAAATCGCTAATCTTAAGCGTTTCTAGATTAAACTCTAGATCTACCTTTTGTCCTACACCTGAACTAGAACGAGTTTTCATTAATTGTATTTGATAACGTCCACGCTCACGCATAGCACGTGACGTAAAGATACCAAACACGTTATCTGCTGTTTGAATCTTAGAAAGACCGCCTGAAATATGACTGTGGTCAAATTCAACTTCTTCAACAGCACCACGGTTCAACTGTGCCGCAGTAACTAGAATACATTGTTTTTCCATTGCTAGGTTGCGTAATTCTTCAGAAACATACTTGTCTTTAATAAACAAGTTTTCTGCTGAAATCTTACGACTTGCTGGCATTAACAAGTCTAAGTAATCTACTAGTAATACATCAATCTTAGCACCTGTTTTGATTTCAAACTCTTTCATATATGCTCTAAGGTCATTGGCAGTCTTGCCACTAGGCATATATTTGATTTGTAGTTTACCAGCCTTCTTACCAATAACACGAACTTTCATTTCAACGTTTTCTAGATCTTTAAAAATCTCTTTTGTTGAAATACCAGTAGTCATTGCATCAATACGCATAGCTACTAGGTCTTCTGAAAGTTCTAATGTTAGATATAAAACATTAAGTCCTTGTAGACACCAATTCACGCCAAGGTTAGCAAGAAAGAGGGATTTACCTGCACCTGATCCACCAGCAAAAATGTTAAGTTCTCCACGATTCATTCCTCCAAATAGTCTACGATCAAGAGTAGGCCAGCCTGTGCTAATTTGACCATTCTTGTCTTTGATACGCATTAATCGCTGTCTAGGATCTTCAAAATAATCAGTGCCTAGATCTTTAGTTAAAGAAATTTGTACTGCTTCTTTAATCATAGATTCTACTTGACCGTAGTCTTTCTTTTCAAGTAAATCTGCAGAATTAATAATTGCACGTTCTAATGCCTTATGGCGAGTAAAGTTTTCAAACTCGTCCATTAGCCAATCGTTGTGACCTTCTTTGATATCTTCTGGCTTTTTAAGATCTGATCTACACGATGCATTAACCATTTCGTAGTCAGGCATAACAGAATATTCTTTTGCATAGAGATTAATAAACTCTGCTGCATCTTGTAATTTTCTGTCAAAAAGTGTGTGATCAAAAATACCTTGGCAACGTACAAACACTTCTGCGTCTGCTAGCATTAGCTCAAGATATAATTTTTGTAGTTCGTATCCGTAGTCTTTAATCATTTTTGTTGTAAATGTAATCTATAATAATTGATCTTCTTGGTGTGGTCTTAACAGGATATACTCCGTGAAATACATCTCCTGTCATTAAAATACTTCTACCAGGAAATCCAACAAATGGAATATATACTGGTTTTCCATCTGTCATTAACGCATACATTGATCCAGGCGTATAATCCTTTGCCGCAGTACTTTCATTAATATTGGGCTCATCCATATAAATTACCTGTGTAATACAATTTACACTATGCGTATGCATCGCCTGCCAGCCACCTGGCTCATAGTCCATCCACCAAGATATTACAGGCGTGATTTGTTTAATGATATGATGCTCTATTAATTTTGCCTGAGTCCATTTTGTAATGTTGTCGAGTTCTTGCTGCCAAGGTATTGAAGAATTATCGTTATTGAATTTTTTATGTGAATAGTATTCGTCAGAAAGATTAGGATCTCTCCACAATGGATATTGTTTTGCAAAATGCGCCGATGTCTCGGAACTATATTCTTGCTCGTTACTAGGCAATAAAAATTTATACAAATTTTTATAGTTAGGATATTCCGAATCGATGATCCATTGATTTCCGCTAGTAAATTTTTTTTCTGTACTCAACATAATACTATTATACACGAATCTCGATATGTTTTACAACCCCAAGGTTTGCATCCCAAACTCTTTGCTTAGTGTGATACAGTACAGCGCCAATACTGCTACTAGGATCGCCAGGTTGCGGCAATGACCAAATGTAATTAAATTTTGGTTCTACTACCTTTTTGTTTGCTCGACTATTCATAGCACAGCCACCCATATATACTAGACAATCGGCTCCTGTTAAATCTTTGGCAATTTTCATTACCATATCAATTTGTTCTTCAAACACTTCCTGAACGGCAGCGGCAATGTGTACCTTGTCTTCATTGGTAATTTCATACGGCCAATTCCAAATGCCTTGATGCATATTTTGATGCGCATTAATAACGCTGCCCATATATTCTTTTACATCAAAATAATATTTGTTAGGATCGCCTAGTTCTGCATCTTTTTGTAAAAGAAATTCATCTTGAATAGGAGTATGCCCTATTAACTCAGTGAAAGCGGAATAAAATAATCCTAAACTGTTAGGATATGTCTTACTCCATACTTTTTTCATTTCGCCGTGTTTACCTTCCCATATTGTAGCGCATTCCCATTCGCCAATCGCATCAAGCACAACAATGGCACAATGGTTAAATGGACTGGTATAGTAACCAGCGGCAGCGTGACTTGCGTGATGCGGAGTATAATGCATCTTTGCATAATTAGCACGTATACTTCTAATATAGGCACTAGGTATTGCTTGAAAATCAAAGACTCTATGCCATTGACCTGCATAGGCCTGTCTTGCTTTTTTAATCCAAGGCCTTTCGTACCAAAATATATCCGAAGGTGCTCCGTGATGTAGAGCAGTTGTAATAGTCTTAGTATCTAACGTGTCAGTCTTATCAAAGGTATTTGAAATAAATTTTCCGTCTTTAAACACGGCAAGACTAGAGCCGTGATTAAGTGCGTTTATTCCCCAGCTTATCATTTGTAAATGAAAGGATCCCGTTTTCTTAATTCAGCGATCCGTTTTTTAAATCTTTGATGTTCTTGATATTTTCTGTAGGGATATAAAATGATATTAAGTATTTTCTTTAGCATATTCGAGTCTCTCCAATTTGTGTTCTTGTTGCTTCTTAGCCATATTAATTTTAATCGATCCTTTTTGTGCTGTCTTTATTGCATCAACAATAACAAATAATTTTCCGTAGGATTTTACAGCATCTGCAACGTCTTTTACATCGTCGTCCCAGTTAGGCATAGCCACTGACCAATTTAATTCGGCAGCTCTGTCAAATAATACTAGTCCTGCTTGATCTTGATCCGGAATTACAATAACTTCAGCACCTAGACTATTAATTATCCTAGATTGTTGTTCAGCTATATCGTTAGTAAGAAGAGCAACACCGTCTATTGCCAATGCATCAAATGGACCTTCGCAGACAAATATATACTTCTGATTTTCTTTTTGACGGTCAAAGTTGAATACAAAATGTGGATGTTGATCTGAAAGATATTTTGGTTTTCCGTCTCTAACTTTTCTAGCTGTATTTCCTACTATTCTTCCTTCCCATCTAAAAGGAACAATAACTCTATCAATATATCCAGGAGCCGGGCTCCAATAAAAATCATATTCAAATGGATTGTTATATCCTCTGCTGATTAGATATCTTAATACGTTTGAATAGTCTTCACCAATCTGTTCTTCAACTTCGCCTTCTATTAAATTCCCCCATTCTGCCAAAGGCATCGCACCTTCTGGTAATGCTTTATCTGTAAAATTTATTGGGGTGTTATCTTCTGAATGATATTCGTGATAATCGGGACCTTCTGTTTTAAGAGCTTCAAACACTAGATCTTTTATAAGGTCTTCACTGGCGCCCATCCATCGCGCCAGTGTTTTCATTTTTTCACCAAAGGGTGCCCCTGGTTGCCAGCCTGTAGAAAACTTGCAGTTAAAGCAATTATAAACTACACTATTTCCGTCAAACCTAATACCACCACGTTTGCGAGTATCGGGACTATGGCCACGATGCTGGCAACAAGGGGCGTTAAACGATGTCCAACCAGACGGCGAGTGTTTGGCTCGCGGAGGAAGTAACGTTCGAAATTTATCTACGACTAGTGTCATAGATATAGTATATTATCTATAGAGAACTTTGTCAAGACTTCCAATGCCGGAAGTTGTGCCAGAAAGAACAAAAGTTTTGACGCCGTTATAAGAAAGACCTGTCCAATCTATAGATACAATTGCACCACCGGGACTTACGCCTGTGACTGTAATAACTAGATCATTAGTACCTAGTTCACCGCCTAATTGATTTCCTGGTATAGTAATTGTGTCTCCAATTTGGTATCCTTGACCTGGGCTGTAAACAGATGCCTGATAATTCAATAACATTGTTTGGCTAATAACAAATTGAGCTGTGTTAGATGACCTCGAAGGAATATGTTTAATTCTAAACCAACTCCAATTACCAATTATGTTTTTATAGCTTTCAACAGTTAGATCTACAGAATCGATATTGACCCATTTATCGTGCCTAGGCGATGCTCCTTGATCGTCTAGACTTCCTTGTATGATTACTGATCCGTCGTAGTTAGTAGAGTAAAATTGAAATGTGTGTAGGGCATTTCCTGTTTTTATTTTCGGTCTTGCATCTATAATTTCGCTTTCAAACCAAGCAGGAGTAGTATCTCCTTGTGTAAATGGATTGACGTAATTAAAGGTATTGATTATCTTACTGCTTTCTACAGTTCCATAAACATCACCTAGGATTTCTAAAACCCCAGTTGGTCCGTATTGACTGTCAACATACAATGGCATCTTAGAAGTTACTCGGTAATCTGTTGAATCAACTGTTTCTCTAATTTCTTTAACAATACTATATTCGTAGAATCCGTTATCAACGTTTAACAATTCGTTGTCAGTTAAAATTACTGTTACTTTTCCTGTAGATAAATCCATTGTGTCAAAATCTTTCTGTAATACTAAATCTTTTGTCACTTTAGAAATTAGATTAAATACCAAAGTAGAACCAGTTATGTTACTGGCTTTTTGATCGGGATTACGAACTTGGATGTCAATGCGATTATCAACACCACGATATATTTTTAAATTGCGATTGTACACTTTACGATACCTCTCTGATGACCAAGCGTCCGAGGGACTTGTAAATACGTCTAACTTATTTGTGTATAAATAAACTGGATTAAATTGCATTTTTACGGACCTTTAGCATATTTATCGAATGAGAATAACAACTAACTTACAAGAAAACTTTCCGTTCATCAGCGTTATAACCCACGTTAATCAAGAGTACGTAGGAATCATTATCAACCAGGATGCACAAGTAACTAGCTTTTACGACTACTCTGCAATACGTACAGAAACAGAAAAACAACGATTTCTAGAACTGGGCGAAGCCTGGTGGTGGGAATCTAATAGGCAGATTCCTATTAACATTTTCTTACTTAAAGAAATTGCTGTATTCAAATATGTCATTAAAAACTTTAGTACAAAAGATGTTAAAATAATTCTTGGACCCTGTACCAGTTTAAATGATATCATTGTTAAAAGAATTAAAAGAAAATCTATTACTTTGGTCAGAAAAAGTTCTTAACTAAATCCGTAACTAATACCTTCGCAGATTAAATTCATCTGAACCACAATAGCTACCGCATACGCTGTAGCGTGTGATTTTTTAAAATAGTATTCGTCATTCTCCGGTTTCGTCCAAACTTCCGTCATCACCGTAGTCCAATCTTTGCCAATCAGATAACGTTTCGCTGGGCGTATCATTGCTAGAATGGCCGCCAGTTGTTCCACACTCGTCGGCTTCATTTGCCTTAATATAGAACCATGCCCGTTTACGTGAAAGAGTAAGTTGACGAAATCGTCTTGCTCTAGAAGATCCCATAGTGGCTCCGTGTTCATTAATTGTACAAGATGTTCTTCGTCTCGAACACCTTTGTATAAACCTACATTCAAAAAGTCAATTTTAAAATAACCCTGTTCTTCTGCTTTGTCGTAAGGTACCGCACATACTGCTTCGAGGGAACTCATAGGTACTTCGTGCATATACACGCCCGTATTGTGCTTGACTAATTTTCCGTCGTCAATACGACTTGCCTTAACGTGTTTAAAGTGTTTTAAGGCATTGTCTCTATCAACAAAGTCAATATCGATATCAGGCATATTATTGCATCCTAGTAGTTTCAAATAACAATAGAGGTAATGTTTCTGCTAAAAAATCTGCATATTCTTCTGCATCTTCAGCGTCTGCAAAATTTGAAAATTTAACATAAACGCAGGGCTCTTCATCAGAGGTGCTCATAACTTCAATATCAAGATCATCTCTTGAAATATATTCTTCATTGTCTTTCATAATATTTTTGCCTCTTTAATAACATCTTTTACTAGTTCTGTGTCTGCTGGCAATGACTTAAATCTACGCATCCAAAACTGAGGATCGATATATTGTCCAACGATTTCTAATTGTTCGTCGTTCATTTTTTGAAGCATTGTTTTGCCTTCTTTAGTATTTAAAATTACCCAAGGACTAATCAATCCTTCTTTAATATCGTGAGTTGCACGATTAAGATTCACGTAGGCAAAATAATGTTCCCAAGACGAATTGTTTTTCTCACCCCAGTCCATCATAGTCTGTATTGTACGCTGTATGGCTCCGTCTGCTGGTTCTATTTTAATTAATTCTTTTACATATGTTTCGTAGAGTTCGTCTCTACACCAGTGATCAAGTTTCACGCCGCTCTTGATTACAAATTCAATAAATTTGTCTGGATGTATTGGTGCAGTATTAACCATAAAACTACCAAACTTGATAAAAGCGGTGTAGTACGGGCTAGATGCAAATTCGTCAAATGATTTTTGACTTTTCCCTTTTTGTGCGATCTCGTAGAATTTTTGATAGGTCATTAGACCCATCTGAACGTGCTTCTCATTTTTGCTAAGATGTCGACGTTTTTGTTCGCAAATATGAACTACCAAAGTTTTTTCTTTGGCAAATAACTTACCGCAATATTCACATTTATAATTTAATTCCATTGACTTCTTTTTTATCCCAACCAAGAGACTCGCAATATTGTTTGATTTCTTTGTCTGAGGTAATGGCTGCAAGTGTTTCAATGTCTGCTCTCTTCATATTAGGAAATAGTTCTGCTAAAAATTCTTCTTTCTTATTCTTTTCACGTTTTAACGGTAACCACTCGTGGAATTGTGTTTTCTTACTTTCATGGCTGCACATTGCGAGAGTAAGCCATTGCAGTTTTGGATGCTTACTAATGTCTGCCCAATTCTTATTGTAAAATTCATTCACTGTCATTAGGTAATGTTCTTGTAACTCTGAATTGTTACTTTTTACATTACTAATATAGCGATTAAGATTCCACAGGTCGCCTTTGATCTCTTTACGACCTTCTTCAGTGGCGGCATCCCAAAGCTCTTTTAAGCCCATATCCACAGCAGGAATCATATCTTTAAAAAGGTCTACGTGTTTATTTTTGCCCATCGTCTTTACTCAAATGATATATTATTTTAACACGATCAATAGCCTCTTGTAAAGTAGGATTCTTTTTTCCGGCTAACCTGATCTTAATCCATTCATTATGATCGTCGAGTTCGGCTTTTCCTGTTTTTTGATCTAATCCTCTGACCCTTGCCGGATTAGTTTCCTGCTCATAATCCCAACCTATGGCAACTCTTGTTGACGGGTCTGAACCAAACTCACGTGCATAAACTGTGCCGCCTTGGCGCTCATAGATATATTCTGCTCCTGGTTTAAGCGATCCCATTATTGTACCCCACAGTTTCTCTTTCAATGTCGTCGTGATCAAATTCTGCCCAATATAATTCAAAAGCAACACAGTCTTCAATTGCTTCAAACTGATGATATTCGCCAGGAGCAACTTTAGTATATTGTCCAGCCTCTAATAGCGTTTCATCTACTAGATCATAATTATTCTTCCATACACGAATAATCATCTTTCCTTTTTCAACAAAGAATCCGTTCCACTTATATTTGTGTTTATGTTTAGAACAGACTCCGCCTGCTTTGGCTTCAATGCGATGAAACTCTAATACACCGTTGGCTTCTAATAATTCTGTAACACCCCAAACTTTTCCAGCTTTCATACGATACCTTTAATTTTAAGAAATAGATATTGATCTTTATCACACCATCTATATTCAAATACAGGTTCACCCGGACCTGTTATCATTGCTGTGCCAAGATAAGCACGTTTCAACCACAAATATTTACTTGTGTAGTGACACTTGCGAGGGATTATAACAAACTTATCAACCCAGCCAATACATCTCCGCTTAAACGCCTCGTCGTCCCACATCATAATAACTTATGTAGTTGTAACACTTCACTTTGACGGCTAACTTCTTTTACAAAATATACACAAGGAGGATTAACACCGTCAGTTAACGGAACTGTTAATAACTGTCCGTTTTTCATTTTTGGAAAATACCATCGAACATCTTGAAAGATATTAACAATTTCAATTGGCATAAATTCTGCTCTAAACCCTTTAATAGGATTGAATACTAATGCGTCAAATCCTCGTTCATTAATACTTGTTAACGGAAGAACTTCGGGATCCATACCGCAATCTTTATCTCCTACTACCATACACCAATCCAACGGCATTTGAATTTCGTGTCCTCCTATATTCAATAAAATAGCAGGACTGTTAAATGATTCTAAGAATATCAACGGCATAAAAAAGAAATCAGGTTCTTGCGGATTACTGTTATCTAATACACTAAACCTAGTGTCTTCATCTACTTCGTCGGGCAGGTCATTTAAATCAAATGCCTGATTGTTTAATGTTAAAATTTTCATGTATTCACCTTAATAATTGTAAAGGGGTATTTCGCCTCCTTATAGTATTTTTTACGTTCTGTTAAATGTCGTTTTGCATATTTGCAGGTACTAGTTATATCCCAGATTTCAACGTGGTCTTTGTCTTCTGCTTTTCTAATACCTCGCCCAATAGATTGTATAACCCTAACAAAGCTCTTTCCGGGTTCCAAAAGAACCAAATTAAAAATCCTAGGGATATTAATACCCACAGCGGCCACACCATAAGTCGCCACAATAATCTTTTCATTGCTAGTCCGTACTTCATCGTATTCTTCCTTTCGATCATCTAACTTAACGCTACCGTTGATAAACACCGCATCTGGCAATTGCTCCATTAGTTTATTTCCAGTATCAATGCGATTGATGAGGACTAGGGTGTTGCCTGATTGACTTAATTCTTTAATTTTATTTGCTATCCAAGTTAATCTTTTTGGATCAGTTACTAACCAAGTATACTCTTCTTGATAACTTCTAAACACCTCAACATCGTTAGTTTGAACAATATTAATATTAAGATTTGCCAACACTCCTTTTTGTTGTAGATCGTGTGCAGATACGTTATTAATAACTGGACCAATGCTAGCAAGGATACCTTGAAATTCCCAATTTTCCTTAGGGACAGTTCCAGTTAATCCCCAACGAATGGCACAATTTCTAAAGTTTTGTGTAAGAAGTTTTGTTAATACATCTGCCTTAGCCTGATGGACTTCGTCAACAATGATTGCTACTACTCCTTCACAAAACTCTGCTAACGAAAGACTCTCTTCGTCATAACTCTTTTTATCCAAGACGTTAAGACTTTGCCAAGTACAGATAGTGTGCGTTCTGTTAAGTTCTTTTCTATCACCAAAATAAACTCCTACATCTAATCCTAAATTTTTGTAGTCTTCTTCAGTTTGGACAACAAGCGATTTGTTCGGAACAATAACCATCGTACGGCCATACGGTTCACAAAGATGCGATAACGTCGCAGTAGTAATTGTCTTGCCGGCACCTGTTGCTACCTCCTGTAGAGCTTGTGGATTTTCTAAAAATTTATTAACAACGTCATATTGATAATCACGTAAAACAATTGGCTGTCCTTCGGCAGGATGACCTTTAGGCCAAGTTTTTCCTTTGTCTGCCCAATAGTTTTCAGTTACTGGATCGAATTTAAAATCATGAGAAGATCTTAAATCTTCAACTTCAATGTCGTATCCTGCTTCATCTATTATAGGAAGAATAACATCTAAGTGTGCAAGATAACCGTTGCCACCAATGCTAAAATATGTTTTAGTTCCGTCCCAGCGACCTAGTTTGTAGGCTGGCATATGCCTTGCATAGGGAAGGTCAAATTTTAATTTGTTGACAATTTTTCTTCGTGTTTCAACACTAAGTCCATCGACTTTAATGTTAACTTCATCTCTAATTGTAAGTTTACAATTCGACAATCTTTCTTCCTTTATGAGTGCTTGGTTTTGCTGCACCTAGATAAATTACACAAGGATGAGAATCAAACCAATCTTTTGTAATAACACTTGTTGGCGGATAAATGTTATTTGTTACTAACATTTTAACATCAAGGTTATCTTTAAACAACCATTTAGCTGGCTTAGATTCAAATATTAAAAATTTTCCAGTATCCACTTTGCCGCCAACACCTGCTAGTTTAATCCAGTCATTAAGACCGGTCTTTGAATCTTTAGTATCTCTAAAACATACCTTAATTTCTTCTCTAGGAACACTATTTTGATCAGCTGCTTTTACAAATTCTTGTAACCATTTTAGTGTGTCAGATGTTCTATCTAAAATTATACAGACTCTGCCTTTAACGGTAGTGCTAATGTTAAAGAAATCTTGAACATTTTTAATCCAGAATAAATTTTCAGACGAAGATGCTATTTTTTCTACTAAACTTACCGGATTTTTTTTCAATGGAAATCCCATACTCTTAGCCAGTAATAAATCATTGTTTAATGATTCGGTGCGAGTATTTGACCACCATTCTTCGGTTTCTGGATCAGCATTTACTAATTCAACTTTTGAATTAATTATTTCCGAACAGGGAATAATGTTGTCTGAATTTTGCCATATTTCTTCAACATCTGACAACACACTCATAAAACTGTCGTCAATTACAAAGTTGTGTTTATTAGCAAATTCATATAGACTGATCAAGTTGTATTCGTAAAATTTTAAACGTCGAACTTTGTCTTCTTGATCCCAATGACTGACTCTAGTTGAATTAGGCAAGTTAACATTTATTTCATCGTCAAACTCTTTTTTCAATTGATATGGAAATTTTAGACAAATTTCTAAAGATCCATCTTTGTTTTCTACATAGATTTTTTTTGTAAGATCTAGTACTCTAAAAGGTCTTTGCCATTGCGCTGTTAACAATGCGTCTTTGTAATCAAAACCCAATAATGCCGATACATTTTTGTATTTTTCTAATATTTTTAAAATGTAGTTAGCTTGATTTTTTGTTAGTTCGCTGTCATTGGAAATTTTCTCGTGAAAACTAAGAATAGGCGAGAAGTCCTGGTGCTGAACGTGTAGTTGACCAGATTGAACAAGAGTATAAAAACGAAGAAAAATGTCTTCGGCATACACAGAGCTTAACATTTAATTATTATATAACAGGCAGATATGAAAGTCAACCGAACAATCTTGCCAAAGGAATACCTTGACTTATTTCGTCAACAGTCCATTCGGTATGGCAGAGTTTGAGAAACCATTCTTCTCTATCTGGCAATGTGGGATTTTCAAGATTTTCCCATTTAATGCTTAATTCGCCAGCTAGGCTAGAAGAATCACAGAGCACGGGAATCCCATTTATAGGAGCTTGAACAGACGGTCCTGCATTATAATTAATCACGCAATGATAGTTGTAAAAAATATCAAAATTATCATAGGTGTTTGGAATATGTCTAGGCCTCTCTAATATTACATTAGGCACACTAAACGGAAATGGAGACCTTGGATGTGGTCTAACTATAATCCTGCGCTGTGAGTGCCGTCTAATTTTAGAAATCGTATCCTTACACCATTCTGCCATAGTTGGCATACCTTCCCATTGAAGACTTTCTTGATGTTGGCAAGCCACTAGTATCTCTCCTCTTGTTTTGTTAGGAGGAGATTTTAATTCTATACCTAATTTTCCTGGTCTCGAGGAGTCTAAATTTGTAAGATTATTAAAAACGCCTAATCCGTTTATATGGTTTAAAGAAATTCTCCAGGTCTCGTTCCTTTTTAAATTTCCAACTTCTATAATTAAAACAGATTTTTTATTTTTTATAGCATTATGATATATGGCTTGATTGTTTTTCATCCTGCCTGACCATAAAACTGACCAAATTACCGGTATGTCTTCGTCTTTATTAACAATTTCGTGGCCAAGTGAACGCAGTCCTTGTTCGACTGCATTAAAAATTGGTGCGCTGTTTAAGGCACCGTATTCACGATAAAGTTTGAAGCGCATAGGAGTAATAAATATCAGAGTATTTAATTAATTTATGGCCTCGTTTGAAAAAAAGATCAAAAAAATTATTGGCAGAGCAGAAAATGCTTTGGTAATTGGTGACGGTTTTGGAATGTTGCAGGACATAGTGTCTTTACATAACACAACTTTTATAATAGAAGCAGAAGATAGATCTTTAAAATCAAAAAAATTAATTTATAGAGAAAATTTTGACTATATTGAAACATTATATGAAATAAAGGCCATATACTTTAACCTAGATAAAATAGATAGGCTGGAAAAATTGAATAATTTTTGGACAAGATTTAAATCTGTTGTAATAGTCGAAGGAAATTCTATAGTAGACAAAAAAACAATGAAGGCTCTATACAATACAGGCTGGGTATGCACCTCGGTTGATAAAAAATTTCACGTTTGGGAAAAAAGAAAATGAAATATGCAGTGGTAACAACTTTTAATGATGCGGGTCGTGCAAAATACGGCCAAAAAATGATAGATAGTTTTTGTGAAAAGTGGCCAGAAGAGGTCACCCTTCACATTTATCCAGAACTTTGTAATCCTGCAATACGAAATCACAATCACGTGACATTAAAACGCCTTGAAGAAGTTGAAGAGCTTATGAAATTTAAAGAAAAGTGGAAAAATGTTCCCAAGGCTAACGGCGATGTATCAGCAGATCCTATTCGAAGTCGAAGAAAAGATGCTGGCAAAGGTTTTAAATGGGATGCTGTTAGATTTGCCCACAAAGTCTATGCAATTTTTCACTGTGCTAAGGAAACTGACGCAGATATTTTAGTTTGGATGGACGCAGATACCATTTGTCATAGTCCAATTACCATGGAAACAATTCAACGTCTAATTCCGGCAGACAAAGATTTGTGTTTTCTTGGAAGAAAAGGAAAATTTAGTGAATGTGGCCTTTACGCAATGAATTTGCGTTCACCTGCTGTTCAAAAATTCTTAGAAAAATTTCAATGGATGTACGATTGTGCAGAATTAGGAATTTTTACCTTAGAAGAATGGCATGATAGTTTTGTATTTGATGTCGTACGACGAAATTCAACCTTAAATGAATTAGATTGGAGCAGCCATCTTATCACTGGAGAAGGTCATCCGCTGATTAACAGTGAATGGGGAGCATATCTTGACCATTTGAAAGGCGGTAGAAAAGATCTAGGCCGTAGTAAGCCTCAAGATCTAAAGGTTAGAAGAAAAGAAAGTTATTGGCAAACTGGAACAGTTTGAATATTGCCAATTAATTCTTCAATACTCGTATCAAGGTCATCATCTTCTTTTAGTCCTGCCTTAAAATGAGTAAAATAATCTTTTAGTATGGTTCTTGGCATCGGAGTTTTGTGAAAGTTAGGATTAATTTCATTCATACCTCCTAATTTTTCTAAATCTTTAATAGTTGCTCCAAGGACTTCACCGTCATAGAATCTTCTTAAATTCTCAGTTAATCGATTATCATAATATTCACGATATCTCTTTGAAAATAATGAAAAATTTTGATGAGTTTTGTTTACAACAAAAAAACTTGATTCACAACTGAAATATTCTTTGTCATTTGCTTCGTGCCATACACCCATAAACGTAGTTAGATCTTTAGACGAACATAAATTTTCTAAAAATTCTCTAGGAACCGCTGTATGTGTTAATACATCAGAATCAATCCATATTAATAGATCGCAATCTATGTTTTCCATAGCGTGAATTACAGAATAACCTTTTTTAGAAAAAGTTTTTACTCTTTGTTTAAATTTTGTTTTTTGCAAATCAAAATATTCAACAGGAAGTTCTGTAAAAGGAATTTGTATAATACGTGGATCGGGAGTTAATGACATTTCTTCCACGTAACAGGTTAAATTAATGTCAGTTGGCCAATTTTTTAAAAATGTAGCAACACAATATTTGCCAATTAACTCATAATATTTTTCGTTAAAACTTGTAATAACAGAAATCTTTTTCATATAAATTTTTTCATATGGCTCCAGCATTCGCCGGATCTTAGTTCGTCAAAATTCCAATGAAACATGGCTAATCGTTCAAGCCATCTGTCTCTATAGGGCATTTGTGGATTTTCAATTTGAGATAAATCAGTATTAGCAATTTCTGCGCACTGACTACGGGCAGGATCCATTACAAAAATAGGAACACCTTCAATCGCTGCTCCTACAGCAGGACTTGAATTATAATTAATTGCTGCCCAACAATCTACTAAATCATCTTCTAAATTTTTATTATAGCTAAGAGTGATTCTTTTAGAAAATTTAATTTTACATCTACCTAGTCTAGGATTAAGATAATTTATAGCATCTTTATCTCCAGGATGTGGTCGTATAATTATGTGTCGATCGGAATATTGTCTTACCTGAGCTATAACATCGTTAGCCCAGTCTTGTACATCAAGATTTCCCATACTCCATCCGCCGTTTCTTTGTAGCAACAACAAAATATGGTCTCCGTTAGTTCTCCACTCTTTAGGTTGAATTTTTAAATTATGACTAATTTTTTTCCATCGAAATGGATCAATTTCCGTATCACAATAAATTCCTGTATTAGGAAATATTCCATCAAAACTGTATCTGAGATAATGCAAAGGATTTTCTTTATTTTTATAAAGAAATAAATTGCTGTCAACACCTATTACGTGTCTTTTATTTTTAAGTTGTTGTTGAATAACAGTATTTCTTAAGAGTAAATGCTTACCAGTTGGCCGACCGGGAGCGACCCAACCTTGTATAATGGCCACATCCGATGGTCGATAAGAGTGATCAAGATAGTCGTAGACTATTGATCCTGTTCTTCTAGCACCTTCAGAGAAGTATCTTAAAAGATCAATTTTTTCTTGGCTCTTTTTGTTTGGTACAGAACCGTGGTATACCGCTACTGTTGTCATTTATTCTTTTCAATTAATAATTTTTTATTATCTTTATTAATCCAATGTTTAAAATATGGAGCAAAGTGACTATTAGCTAATGCTTCTGCATTAGGACATTTTTTCTTGCATAAATTTAAAAATCCTCTTTCCATTGCCACAGCACCTAATGCCTGTGCATCGTAAGGTTTCCATAGACTAAACAAGTTATCTTGATTTAGATACATATTTTCATATTTTCTAACAACCAAATCGATCTTATCGGCAGTTTGATTAAAAACAACTATGCCGGATTCCCAACAGTCTTCGCCGTCACCGGAGTTTAACATTGCAATTGGTTCCATAAAACTAAAAGAAAAAATAGATTCTGGTAAAGTGGATGCTGTTTGTTCAACGTCAGCATCTATCCAAACTATTCTTTCATCTTTACCTCGTTCTCTCATTGCAGATATCTGGGCGCAGGCTTTACCCCAGAATTTTCTAATTTTTGTAGAATCTCTATCTTCTAAATTTAGATTAGGAACACGAACTAATTTTTTAACAAAGGATGATGGTAGTTCATTGATCCAGGCTATGTCACCTTCTTGTTGATCGATATAAACTGTCACTGTGCCTGGAAAATTTTTCCAAGTCTTTAGACAAAATTTTCCTGTTCCTTCCCAATATTCTTTAGAAAGACTGGTAATAAAATTTAAGTTCATCTATGTTCCTTTATTAACTCATATGTTTCTTCTAACATCTTTTTTGCAGAACCATCTCTAAGTTCGTTGTTATGATATTGCAGATATGCTAGATGACAAGCCCAAGCATAAACTTTATCCTTGTCTGCATAATACGGATTTTCAATCTTGCTTAAGTCTCTTAATGTTACTGGACTAGCCGCATGGCTTGGAGCAAGTATAAATGCTGGTATTCCGTGTAGGACTGACTCAGTTGCAGAATTACTATTAAAAGTAACTAGGCAATGAACATCGTCATCGAGTGCTTCTTTTAGTGTATTATGAATTACACGATCTAATCTACTCTTAACTCTATCCCTAACAACAATCGGTCTATCGGTATATTTCTTAATTGTTTCTATAGTTTCTTCCAACCATTGTTCTCGATCTAATCCGTAGAACCTCATAGGTTTTTCATCGGGTGCAGCAATTAAAACTTTTCTTCCGCCTTTTTTCCAATCGCTAATCGGAATAGCTAACTGTTTAAATCTATCATTAGGTCTAGGAATTATATCTCCTTCGTATTGCAAATCGTTTTTTACAATTCTATGATAGTATTTCCAACCCATTGGATTTACAGGACTTTTTTGATTTCCTAAATATCCAGTGTCAATAAAATAAAAATCTCGTTGTTCACGCCAGCATTGTTGAATTATTTTCTTTTTTAATATTCCTCTCATCACAATAGGATCTTCGGAATCTTCAAAGATAAAATCTTCAGTCGACACCACTCTTCCTCCGGTGCCGATAGCAAACATATTAATATATTCGTCCTGGCCGTCTTTGCTTAAAAATAACCAATTGTTCATAGATTCCTTTGTTGACACCAATCTGCATAAATTCTTTCAAGATGCCATTCGCCTGAAAAACTTCCTTGATGTGCAAATTCGTGGAAGCAAGGTGTACCTAACGTATAATGAACTAATTTTGCATCTGGGTTATAATCATATTCGACATCCAGCCAGTTCCATTCTTTAGGCAATTCGCCAATGTCATTGTCTTCTAACCAAGTAAATCTATGTAGCTGTGCACCTGTAGATTTTTCAATGAAGTTAGGTGTTAAGATTCTATTTTTAGGATGGCTGCAATTCCATAAGATAACACTAGACCAATTTTTTCTAGGATAGTCTTCGTTCTTACTGCCTAGATATTTTTCTGTCATCTTAGTTTTATAGTCGTGTTTGACTACCATTACTGCCTTTGACTCGTCTCTTAGATTCCATAATTTTAAAATATCATCTCTTAAAATCATATCGCCGTCGACAAATATAGCCCAGCCCATAAAGTCCGATAGGGCAGGTGTTAAGAATCTAGAGTAGATAAATTGATTACTACCATCGCTGTGTGTTTCTTTGTACTCATTGAATGTATTCAACGCCAGGGGAGTAATACTAACAGGGCAACTAGCCTGTCTAATAATACTGTTCGAACACACGTGAAACGCCACGGCTTCACGAGGATCGTACCCAATGAATATTCTAATCATTTTCTTTCTATGTCCTCTTCTTCGCAACGCTCACCGTATTGAATTTCTACAATTCTACAAGGCACATCGTAAGGGTTTGTTAATTGGTGCCATTGTCCGACTGGAATATCTTCTTCGTCGTGCAATTCTAATCTAGCAGTCGGCAACGAGTAACCGCTGTCCATCATTTTGTTAACATCGGCTCTACCTTCACTCACTATCCAATATTCTGAACGATACTTATGTCTTTGCATTGATAATTTGCAACCTGGATTAACTGTTAGTTCCTTAACTTTCATTCCAGGAACTTCGTGCAGAACACGATAGTAACCCCATTGACGTTCAGTCTTAGGTGCTTTCCATTCCTGTAAAATCCAAGAACTAGAATTCTTTTTATCTTCTCCGCCAACACCAAACACAAATTCTAGGTTGTCGTCTTTGATGTCCATTTCGGGAATATTTTCTTTGGTTCTATCTCCACCGTTGGCAAAAATAATACGTTCTTGAGGATAACTTTGACGCACCATTTGTATGGCGTGTTTAGCACTACCGTCACTGTCATTAAAGTCTATAACAAAATCTACACCAACTATATTCCGTACAATTGATGCACGTTCCATATAAGGCATAAAAGGAGCACCTTTTTTGCGTGTTAGCCAAGCGTCAGAATTTACGCCTACAACTAAAATATCACCCAATGCCTTTGCTGCTTTAAAATAAGCAATATGACCAGAATGTAGAGGATCAAAGCCTCCGGTAATTAAAACAATTTTTTTCATAACAAATTTGTTCTTTCTTTCCATTCATTAAACGAACAAGTTTTAAATTCTATGTTGTCTTTTAAAAACCATGTTTCGAATAAATTTTCTTCTTTTTTATAATATACATCGGTAACTGCTACTTTATACCCGTTGTTTAATAAAAACTCAGTAGCAATTAAATTATAGTCAACTGTTGAATTATATAAATCGTGTTCAAATGTAATTATATCAAAAGTAATTCCTTGACCAACAATATTCTTAAGAGCATTAAATGTATTTTCTGGAGGTTCTATATCACAAGACAAATAATTTATGTGTGTTGGTAAAAGATTTTCTGTTAATGCATTGATGTAATTAAATGTCAATGCATCTTCCCAATAAATTTTATTTTTTCTTTCAGGAGATTTTTCCCAAAACTCTTTTAAAGAATCATTGAATTCTATGCCAAATCCTTTCCAGCCGCACGTTACTTCTAAATTATAAGTGTTACTGTTTTTTATTGGTTTATGAGCACCAACTTCAATGTATGTTCCATTATTACCGAATAAAGAATATACGAATAAATCTTGATATGCTTGGGCTGTTGATTTCATTGTTCTTCCTGAGTTTTTTCTCTGCTGCCTTTAGAATAATTAGCCTTATTTTTTTGTGCTACCCAATGACGCATATATTGAGCTAATTCAGTATACATAAACGGCATCAAATGATCCTTAGATGTTTTTAAATGATTAGCTTTTGCACCTGAATTTTTTATAGCCGACCACCATACGGATGTTTCCATATATCTAGGTGTATCTAACATTTTTAGTGTTGTATGATATTCTCTATAGTAATCGATAACAGATTTTGATTCTTTCATTTTTAGATTTAATCCAAAAAATCCTGTTTCTGCTTCTTTATCACGACCTTTTCCTCCTGCAGGAACATCAACAGCTAATGTGTCTTCTGGAATTAAAGAATTCAAATATTCAATGGTAACATAATTATGAGTTATTACATCACTGTCTAACCATATAAACACATCGGAATCAAAAGTTTCAAGAGCTGTTAAAACTACGTGTCCTTTTAGCCAAAATGTTTTCTTAGATAATACTTTGTCATTTGTTGTTGACGAAAACATTAATTGTTTAAAGTTTTCAAATCTAGGATTTATTTTATTAAAATCTTTAATTATTAATCTAGGGTCTGTTATGTCGGGTTCAAAATTTTCTGCCCATAATTCGATTGAAACCTCTTTAGGCCAATATTTCAAAAAGGATTGAATACATTCCTTACCGATAAGGTCATAGTAAGGTTTATGTTGTGTAGTCACTACTCTAAAAGATCGCATTGTAGTCCAATTCTATTAACTGCTCATATTTAGTCGATAAATATTTCTATGAAAATATTACTTACAGGCCATAGAGGATTTATTGGTAGCCATTATTATAATTTAATTAAAGATAAACACGAAACCGTAGTATTTGATAAAAGAGAAGGCCAAGACCTTTGTTTACCAGACATAACAAATTCTTCTCCAAATTGTGATGTCGTTGTTCATATGGCCGCGACCAATGGAACCAAACTGTTCTACGAAAAACCAACTGAAGTTGCATTTAATAATACTTTACCAACATTTAATTTAATTAATAGATATAAAGGTACAGATACTAAATTTGTTTTTACAAGCACTTGTGAAATTTTTAATGGTGCTATTGATAAAGGACTATATCCAGTTCCCACTGATGAATCAGTTCCTGTGATGTTTGAAGATGTGATCAATCCTCGCTGGAGCTATAGTTTACCAAAAGCACTAGGAGAAAACTTAGTTGCTAATTCTGGATTAGATTGGTTAATTATTAGATACTTTAATATCTACGGTCCTGGTCAGGTAGATCATTTCATCAGCGAATTTGTTGAACGTGTTGCCAAAGGTGAGTATTATATCAAAGGCAATGATACAAGAAGTTTTTGTTATATCGACGATGCTGTTGAAATAACTCATAGACTAGTGACAAATAATAAAAATTATATAGTTAACGTAGGCAGACAAGAAGAAAATGAAATTGCTGAAGTAGCAAGAATTATTTTAGACATAATGGGAGTAGATCCGGAGAAATTAGAAATACTTCCAGGTCCAAAAGGTAGTGCAAAAAGACGTTGCCCCGATACTACCCTGATGAAAAAATTAACCGGATTTACAGAATATACATCATTGAAAGACGGATTAAAGAAAACTGTTGAGAGCTTAATATGAAAATAGGAATTATTGGTTGGGGAGCAGTAGGTAGTGCTGTTGGTGAAGGATTTAAGATGTTAGGACACGATGTAACTAAACACGATCCTAAATTTAATACAACTATCGATAGTGTATTGGATACTGAAATTGTATTTGTTTGTGTGCCAACACCGTCGGGTGAAAATGGCGAATGCGATTTGTCAATTGTGCATCAAACAATATCTAATTTAAAAAATTTAAAATATCAGGGTGTGATCGCTCTTAAATCAACATCGGTGCCAGGAACCACACAATCTATAATTGAAAAATATAATGATAAAGATATTTGCTTTGTTCCTGAATTTTTAAGAGAACGATCTGCCCTAGAAGATTTTGTAAGAAATCACGATGTACTAGCAGTAGGATGTTATACAGACAGGTCCTGGCACAAGGTCTGTGAAGCACATTCTTGGCTTCCTAAGAATACAGTTAGAATGACGCCCACTGAAGCAGAGATATTAAAGTATTATTCAAACACTTTTAATGCTTTGCGAGTAGTATTTGCAAACGTTATGTACGAAGTCTGTGATAAACTAAATTCAGACTACGACAAAGTATTAGAAACTTTTTTATTAAGAAAAACATCAAGTCCTGATTATCTTAGCTGCGGACCAGAAATGCGAGGGTATGGAGGAATGTGTTTGCCTAAAGACACAAAAGCAATGGCAGACCTATGCAAACAATTAGATCTACCATTTGATTTATTTAAAACTATGGATCACGATAATAACCAGGTTAAGAAAACTGTATTTCCTGGTATGAGGTTTTAAAGAGTAGCGTCTTCTAAACCAGCTACACGTAGTTTAACAATGTTGCTTAGATGCCATTGTTTTTGATCTAATGCTTTGATAATACCCAACCACTTATTTCTAAGTAGGGCAAAGTCATTGATAATTTTTTCAAAGTCTACAACGTCGGCCTCGCCCTCTACAAATTTTTCACAATCTCTAGAGGAGAGGCTACGTTGATAGTTTTCAAGATACTTACGAAAATGTTGACTACGAAGCCGACGAAGTTCAATGTTTAGGTATTCTAAAATTGCTTCAATTTCTTGAAGTTGATTAAATCGATTTTCAACAATGCCGGGCATCTGCGCAGACGCTTTCTCGATGTTCCCCGCTATACGGGCATCTTGTTTTGCCTCAGTTAATTGGGCTTCATAATAAGCCACAGCATCTGGAATATTTGAAATATCCTTTGAAACTCGATCATACCAATTCATTTATTCCTCGTCGTCATCGTAACCGTAATTTTCTTCCTCATCACTTTCAATCTCCTCACCATCGATAACATATTCTATAGCATTATCTAGGTAAGGGTCAACCCCTAATAGACTATCTAAAGTTGATTCTTTAATACCATAGTCCATTAAAGTGTTGACAAAGTCTGCTGCCACATTGGCACGTTGTTTTTCTGGAATTACCTCAACAACAACAGACCAAAGATCTGCAATTAAGTCTTCTTTCATTATACGCTCTCCGTTTCAGGTTCGACATTAGTAGTTATCTCAGAAACGGAATTTTCACCATGTTTTGAAATGTCAGACATAATAGCATCTAAGCCACCATTTTCATTTCTTTCCCAGGCTTTGCGGAACTGTTTGATGATTTCACCATCTTTAGTTGTGTAAACAAGACTGTTACCTTCTTTCTTTAGAAGACCTTTTTCTTCTGCCAGATCTACCAGTCCACTATATGGATTCATACCTGTTTCATAAGGAATCTTCACTTGTACACTTTCAAATGGTTTAGCATAACGAGTTTTCATAATCTTACAAGCGGCACGAATACCCTTAACTTCTGAAATCTTGTTACCATCTTCATCTTCTTTTAACTTTAACTTACGCATAGCAACTACAATAGAGCTAGCGTAGATAAAGCCCTGACCACCTGAAATCTTGTCATCTGGATCAAACATATCTTGTGAAGCGTATGTGTGATTAGTTGCAACCAGGCCAATGTTAAGTGATCCAAACATATTAACACAGTTACGAACAAGTGCTGTCAATGCCTTAGGCTTACGACCCATATCGCCTTTCAAATCACCTGCTTCAAACTGATTAACATCTGTTGGAGTAAGCAACATACCTAAAGAGTCAAGGATAAACAATACTTTAGGACGAGTATCCTCTGGCATTGTTTTATATTCAGCAACAAATTCTGTAATGGTCTTTGCTACATCATCGATCATTGCCATATTAAGTTTTAGCAACTTATCTTCTGAAGTATCGACGCCTAATGCCTTGAGCCAATCTTCGTCAAGAGCATTTTCTGTATCGATCAAGATAGGATAAATTCCCTGTGCCTGTGCTGCCTTGATAAGGTTACCGGAACAGATATATGATTTACCTGCACCTGATTCACCGGCAAATACAGTCACTTTTCCCAACGGAACCCCTTTATGGAAATCGCCGCTGATCAAATAGTTTAAGGCAAAATTGCCTGTGCTGACCCAATCAGTAGGGTCGTTAAAGCCAATACTAAGACCGTCAATAGACTTAGTAATTGACTTTCTAAATTTAGAAATATCAAATGCTTTTGCCATAATTATTGATCCAATGGTAGTTTATTCCACTCTTTAATTAGAGTGATTACTTCTTCTTCTGTGTTGCAAAGGGTCTTGGTATTTGCCCAATCTTCTTTTTTATTTCTGCCGCCAATTTCAACCATCCAACCGTTGTCGTAACGATTGATAGTAATTGACTCATTTACTTTTGTTAGTTTGTCTAGTTTCATTATTATCTCCTAAATAGTGAAGAGAGCCCGGGCGTATGACTAAGTCACAGTGGCCCGAGCCGTGTTGATTATTGCTTTTGACGATTACGAATCATTGCCAAGATGTCTTGAGCACGTGATGCGTTTTCACCGCCGGCTGCTGGAGCAGGTGCTGCCTTTGGAGCAGGTGCTTCTGCAGGAGCAGAATCTTCCCAAGGAAGATCTTCTTCACTAGATGTTTGAGGAGCAGGTGCGCTAACGCGAGCTGCCGGAGCGGCTGCTTTGTTAGGATCACCAGTTGCTTGACCCATACCTGCTGGTTTGAAGTATTGTCCCCAACGGTCCATATCATATGCTTCACCGTCAACTGACGCTTCAAACATTTCTTTCATAACCTTGAGTTCAACGTCTGTCGGCTTCTTAGGTAGGAAGTCTGATAGATTAAACAAACCAAATTGTTCAATCGCTGCCTTATCTGCATCAGAAATTGAACGTTCACGACGGCTCCACTTTGAAGTAGAGTAGTCAGCAAATCCGCCTTTGCTGGTTTTAGCAATACGGAAATCTACACCACGGAGGTAGTCAGTTGGCAATTCTTCCAACTCAGGGTCCATAAGAGCAGATTTAATAGTTTGGAAAATCTGAGGACCGATAATGAATCTACGAATCGGATTGTCTGGTGTATTATCTTCTTTGAGTGCATCTTCAACTACAAAGCCTTGGAAAATGTATGAACGCTTCTTCCAATATTTACGACCCATTTCTTCTAGTGATTTGTCTTTAAACCAACCACGCACTTCAGATAGAATAGGACAAACTGAACCATCGTTGTACATTTCAACACAGGGAACCTGTACTTGAACTGGACGTGAATCTGTTTCACCTTTAATACCTGCAAATGGGAGTTTGATCATTGCACGCTCTACCCAAAAGAAAGTGTTGTTTGGGTTACCGTCTGGTAGAAAACGTACTACGGCTTCTTTACCTTCCTGCATATTCCAGTGTGGGTAAATTGCGTTATCGCCGCCGCCTGTTGATTGTCCTGTGGACTTGCCTTGTGCTTCTTGAAGTTTTGCACGAATTTCTGCTAATGTTGCCATTTTATAGCCTCCTTATGCCTTTAATGTAAATGACTTTATGCCTATCGCATAACAACTATTATGCGCTTTTTATTTAGCAAAGTCAAAGGGTTTTTAAGATTTTATTTCACCAAAAAAAATCCACTCTATGAGTGGATTTGGTGATAACGAATCATAGCCGCTGTTCTTGCTAAAAATAGTTTCCACCGTATTTCTTCAGTAATTAACCCGTCCGGATCATCTGGTGTTGGGTCTGTTTGAATTCTTTGAAGATCGCGTCGACGATAAGATGTAATAATATCGTCAACTTCTATAATATCATATTCTTTATCGTCTGCAAATAAAGTAATTTTATGAGGATTACCTGTAAAAATTTTATTCTTGGGTAATCTTAGGGATTTTACAAGGACTGGTCCTTTTTTGGTCGCAGTCTTCGCTGACGATTCTGTAATGGTATGATTCCCAAAGAGGTTTTTCTGAGCCATACTTACTTGGCTTATCCCAATTGTAATCATCGCAGTAAGAATCACTGCTAACCTTTTCATTTCTAGTCCTCATTAACATTATTGACAAGTCCTTGTAATTGTCACGCTACCGTCTGGATTGCGTATTTCAGTCCAAGGACCACATACTTGTTGTTGCGTATAAACGGGCGGTTGTTGAATAACCGTTGGCGGTTGTTGAACAACTACAGGGCGAGTTGCGGCATATACTACAGCACCTCCAACAACAGCTGGAACTACCCAATTCCAACTACCCCTATGATGCATATGGTGTCCACCATGATGTCCGTGGTATGGACCTGCTTGCGCACCAAAAGCAGATAAACCAATTAAACCTGCAATTAAGAGTTTTTTCATAAAACCCTCCTTGATATTATAATAACGCCCCAGTGCCAACTTTCGTTGACAAGGGGCAATTAAAATTACTTCTTAGCTTCTTCTTTCTTAGCAGGAGCTTTTGGAGCTTCCTTAGCAGCAGGTGCTGGCGCAGATGCAGCTGGTTTGGCTTCTGCTTTCTTTTCTTCTTTCTTAGGTGCATCAGCAGCGAAAGCGGATACTGCAAATAATGATGCTACTAAAGTTGCTACTAGTTTCATAGTAATTTCCTTTTTTTAGGTTAAACACAGAAAAACCTTCCCTGTGTATTATATTAACGTTCTAGCATACAAAAAAGTTGACAAATATTTTATCCAAAAAAAAAGGCTCCTAAGAGCCTTTTTTGAATTATTATTTTATCCAGGCATATAAGTGATATTGTCGGTTAGTACCGCCCCATGTACCTTCGTCAAGACCTGTAGAACCCCAACCTGTGTTTACGCTAGTTGGGCTTGAAGCATCGATTGGTCCCCATCCAGCGTAGTTCCAAATATCGCTAGAAGATGTCCACTTAAATCCTCCGGTATTATAACTATTTCTAAATGTGTATCCGTCTACTTCGTCTGAGCCACCGTTATTGTGTCCGTACTGCATTTCGCCAATTAGTGTACCGAATCTATAGTTTGGATAGTTTACATCATTTTGAGTACGTATATTGTTTACAAGGTTGAGATCAACTCCCCAATAATTACCTCGATCTTTGGTTGCTCTTAACCATGCTCGTAATTCAGAATTTAATCCAACTGCATATTTAAAATTAGCAAATGCTGGAGTTGTATAGCTAGCATCATTATCTGAATTTAAATATAGGTACGTTACGTTATTAACAATCGCAGCCGGTAATGCATACATAAACATAGCTGTTGTGCTGGTTAATGTATAGGTTGTACCAGAGTTGCCTGGATCTGAAATGGTTAAGCTACCACTCATAGGATCTCTGTAATGATACCAAAGCATATAGCCTGCACCGTTCATACTACAGTACATTCTTCTTGCCTGGCTAGTATCTGTGGTGTTGCCTTTAATCCAGTACCAATTAGATGCACCAGCACCTTGATAAGTAGCACTAAGATTATAAATTGTTTGTGCGTTGGTTGCTGCCAGCGCCTGTGATGAACCGTCTGCCCAACGTTTAACAATATTAAAAGTTTGAGGAGTTCCGTTGCTTCTAGAATCAGTTGCAGTTATCTGAACAGTACTATTTGTATCTGGTAATCCAAAAGAATATCCTGTGGCCGTTGGTGTGCCTGTGATTAATCCAGATGACGATAAACTAGTTCCTGTTGGCAAAGATCCAGAAGTCACTGCATAAGTAACTGCTTCTCCTTCGCTGTCAGTAGCACTTAATTGAATAGACGTAGAAGAATCCGCTGCATAAAATGTAGGCAATGTAGGGTTCGTTACCCACATAGGTGCAGTTCCGTAGTTTGTTGCTATCCCTGGGGGTGCAGTGGTTCTATTTGTAACTCCATAGATAACAGCATTTACATCACTAGATGACGATCTAACGACCACGCTTTTGCCAGGTGATACCATTATACTTTGTTTTTCTAAAGTAGTTTTTGGATCTATTGGTTGGTCATAAACAATAAATTCACCGGCGGCTGGTGAGGTTGCACTTGTGCTAATAGCAACTCTTACGTTGGCTATGGTGCTTCCTCTATTACACAAATTGATAATAACGACACTAGGAGTATCGTAGGCATTTGTGTAAATTGCCTGATTAATATTTGGAAGTAAGGTCCAAGTTCCTAAAATACCGTTCATTGATTATCCTTCTATTACAGGCCTGCTAGTTCTCTGACTCTTGCTAGTTCAGCCAATTCAGGATTTTGTTCTGTAGTCTGCTCAGGAGCCATTCTTTCAACAAATTTGCGAGCAACCTGCTCTGCCTGCTCACCAAACTTCTTGCCTACCATTGTGCAAACACCTTCTGGGCCTTTGGGGAATGTACCTGATTCTTGGTCGTAAAATGAATGAATGAATTCAGCTAATTCTTTAACGCCCATCTTGCCCTCGTGTCTTTCTTCTGGATCATCGCTGGCCATTTGTGGTTCTTCTGCAGGTGCTGCTGCTGGAACTTCTGCCGGTTCTTCTGCAGGAACTTCTGCTGCTGCTGGTTCTTCAGCTGCGGCTGCTCCCATATCGCCAAAGTCTAATGACTCTAGTGCCTCTGGTGCATTTAATTCTAACCAACCTTGGATTTGAGGGCGGACGTCTGCATTTGCATCTTCCGCCGCTGTTGCCTTAATTCGTTTGTATAATTCTGGATCTTCAATTAGGCCTTTTAAACTTTCAATTGCGTTTGTGCCATCTGTACCTGCAGGAAATTCTTGTCCAACTAATTCTTGTAATTTTTGTAAGGCTGATTGTTGTTCTTCTGGATCTTCAGAAGTTATAGCAGACTCTTCTCCAAGACCCATTACCCAGTTTTCAAACTTGGCAAATGGATCATCTTGTGTCTGCTCAACTTCGATGTCTTCTTGCATATCTTCTTGTGTTAAAGCGACTATGTCGTCGTAGCCTATAGTGTTTCCTTCTTTCATTAGTCTATATAAGACCGGAAATACTGATGCAATGTCTTCTTTAAATGATCGTACTGTAAATTTTTCTTTGAAATCTTCAACTACATCCTGCGGTACTTCTTCGCTGTCATATGCCTGGAAATTTTCTCTATATGCTTCGTAGTGACTTTGTTTTGCTAGGGCCTTAATTTGCTCGCGTAGGCTATTTAGGTATTGTGTAGAACGTTCAACCACTGAATTTGTTTCTGAATTCATTAGATCGTTACGAACAACATAACCACCAAAGCTCTTTAATTGAGCAATTTCTTCACTCATTTGAATAATACTTTTACCAATGTCGTCATAGGGTACACCACCGTTGGCCACGTGGCGTTGCATAGCACGAGCACCAGCTAGGTGGATGAAAGGATATTTAAATCTTTCACCGTCTTGATTTTCTACAAAAAGTGCTGCAATGTGTCTTGTTCGTGCGCCAGGTTGTTGATCATCCATTACTGCTTGACTATGTTTGATAATCAATTTAGTATCCATTAAATTCTGGTAACTCATTAATCTGCTACCGTACATTGAGCTTTCTGCCATAATGCTTTCTCCGACTGGTTTCTGTATTGTGTTTGGTTGTGTTTGCTTAGGTTGCGCATTTGCAGCTAAAAATTCATAATCTCTACGATCTAAATTATCCTTAGCAATATCTCTTGTGTCAAATGCTAATAGTCTGCGTTTAGCAAATTCACGTAATTCTCGCAAAAACTTATACCAATTACCTTTCTGATGATCATCCATACCTTCGGCAATTCCGTGACTGAAGTATACCTTCATAGAATTTGGTTCTGCTAGGCTAACACTAACGTGACCCATCGGTGTTTGACCTTCCATATAATCAAAATCAAAGAATCTAGCTTCTTCAGGATTGATGGTAATTTGGCCTGTTTCAGCACCTAATTTTAGGTTCTTAAAACGGCTTCTAATTTTATAGAATAAATCTGTAGCGATATTGTTTCTTGCGTCCATAGTTATATTTATCAAAACCCGCTGCTTACAAAGATAGGCAGCGGCATAGATTCCTCTGTAATTTTTTCAGTCATTTTTTCGTAAACTGTAGGATCCCAATCTGCTAGTACGTCTGCCATACGTATGATCAGTAACGTAGAGCTCACTAGGTCGTCGTGTTCTCCTGTTTTGGCCTTAAAACCAAGTCCGCTGGCAACATACGTTTTTAACTCAGAAATCAGCGGTTTAGATGTAATTGTCATCTTATTAGTTTCTAGTAAATTTTTAAACTGAGAACAAGCAGTAACTTTACTGCGATGTGTAGTATTAAATCCTTTACGGAATTTACGAACGTGTCCTTTACGTATAGGCTCACTTAAGAATAAACCAGGAAAGTTTTCTTCTCCTATGTCGTTAATAACAATAAGAGCGGCTTCACCTAGAGAATTATTTTCAACAGAATAATAAATTTGCGGAACACCGCCTTTTTCTTCTCCGCGTGATTGAATGTATTTCAATATTTCACGCATATGTTTGACCTGTTGCTGTACTGGAGTAGTATTATGATGCCATTCCGCTACCTGAGTCATTGAGGGCATTTCAAAAACCTGTATAGCACCGTAGTCACCGCCTGTACCTAGACTAGGATCTAGAGCAACAAGATATGTGCATCTAGAATCTATATCTTTATACCAACGTGTTTGACCCATGGTCATAGTTGGATCAATTCCCTCTAATGCTGCAAGTTTAACTGAATTGATTAGTGTTTCGTCGAAGATCAAGAACTCACATTCAAACTCTCGGCGGAAACGTTCTTCACCAATTTTAGCACGTTCGACAGAGGCCCAGGCATCGTCGCGTAACGGGTTTTCACGCCAGTGAGCAAAGAATGGAAAGAATCCGTTAGGTCCTAATTTTGTCTCGTTGCCGTACTCGTCAAAACGTTTATTAGCTTCAGTCCAGATAAGAGCAAACTGATCTTCGTCCGAGTTTGGTGTTGATGTAATCAGTGCTTTACCACCTGTAGCCAATGTAGGAGATAGGGCAGTCCAAAACTCTTTGGCCTTTTCAGGTGGTTGAACAAATGCAAACTCGTCACAGTATATTAATGATAAAGACTTACCACGACCGGTGTTTTCTGTTGTTGTGGTAGCTTGAATACGTGCTCCGTTATCGTATTCGATTGTGTTTCTATTGTATGAATAAACACCAGCACGAATAAAGTCAGGTAAGTTTTCGTAACCAAAACGGTAACGATCCATAATGTCTTTAGCACCTTCATATTTGTGTGCGGCAATAAGAACTTGGCAGTCTGGAACAAACATTGTGTACCACAGCAGGTAAGCAACTGCACAGGTTGTTTTACCCATCTGACGCGGTAACATTGCAATACATTGCTTGTTTTCGTGATAGGCCTGTATTAGTCTAACCTGATATTCATAAGGTTCAAAAGGTATGCTACCTCTAACCGGGTGTTGAATTTTAATAAAGTTTCTAGCAAAGTACAACGGCCCGTTTACAGGATCCATACACTTTTCAAGATGTTCTACTTCCTCAAGTGTATACCTGGTTTGAGCGTGAGCTTTCTTAACTAAATTACCGTCTAATGATTTTGCCATACTATTATTTAATGAAAAAAATAGGGCCCGGAGGCCCTATTTGAGTGTTTATACAATTAAGCGAATGTTAAACCAGTTAACGCTACGTCTGTAATTGTGATGTCGTTTTCGGCAACACCTAACGCTGCACCGATGACATCTTCTAGGTTTTCGTAAGAACCGTCTGCGCTTCCCGATGCTGCATATCCATTTCCTGCATCTGTTTTGTTAATATTAACTAATGCAACAAATTGGTTAGCACCAGATGCTGTTGGTTTACCAACATAATAAATTTCAGATAAAGACTGTAGGGCAAAAACTGCTTTAGCTAAATTACTGTTAGCTGCTGCGGGAGTTGTTGTAAAGTCAATTGTTGCAGAAACAACTTTAATTGCTTGTAATTTTGGAGTACCAAAACTAGTATATGGTCCAACGCCTGATGCGCCGTCACCTAATAATTTTCTTGCATTACTGTCGACGTTACCTGTTAAACCGCCACCTAATGCGTCGCCGTATAAATCTGCCATTATTTCGCTCCTTTAGCTTCTTCTAATCTACGCAGTAATTCTGCTCTAATAGAAGCACGTAATTCTTCGCCTTCCATGGCCATTGGATTGTCGCCTTGACGATAGCTGTGTTTAACCATTTGTTTAGGTTTGTTTAAATCATTACCGTCCGGAATAGCTGCGCTAACATCTTTAACTTCTGGCTCAGAACCTGGAACTGAATTTCCAAATGCTTCGTCTTCTTTATCTTCTTCGCCTTTTTCTTCAGGACCTTCTTCGCCGCCTACTTTTTCATCGTTGTCAGCATCCATATCAGGAAGCATTTTCAATGGGCCTTTGTCTAGATCGCCTAGACCGCCTAGCTTAGGCATACCGCCTTCTGGCTTGTCCATTGGTTCAATTTCAATGTGTGGCATACCGCCCATTGGAGCAGCAGGCTTATCCATACCTGGGTTAACTGCCTTGATTAAAGATAATAGTTCTTCAATATTATCTAAACCTTGTGCATTTAAGTTAACGCTCATACTTGGAGGAGGAGCATCTGGTTTACCCATATTGCCCATTGGGCTAGGAGGCATTTCTCCACACTCGTCTGTTACAACTGGAGCTGCCTCAACTGCTGGTTGATCAAGCTCTCTCATTCTTGCCATTAAATCATTAAAATTCATATTAACTCCCTAAGGCGCTCTTAACGCCTGCTTTGTCTTGTTTGGCCTTAGGCAGCTTGTATTCTGTCTGCACACCGTCTTTTTTGCGTTCCTTGGCGGCCTTTGCTAAATCTTTCAAGAAACTTTTATTAAAATCATCGCCGAAGTAGTCTTTGTGCTTTACCTTATCGTTGTAAGGCTCTGCTAATACTGATTCACCACTTGGTTCCATATCCGCTGTATTGTGTTCTACTTCGCCTGCATCACCACCGTTTCTGACTCTAAAATTAGATTCTGGAACAAAGTATTTTACGTGTTCTGCAAGCTCAGGAGCAGTAATTGGATATTCGCATACTACTTCAAATGTGTGAACTTCAACATTGCTTAGTTCCGGAAAATCTAGTGGAGTTGCTTGAATAGGTGTTTTAGATTTTTCAATGATTGCTGGATTTGCTTTTCCGATGCAATCTTTGAGTTCTTTAACAAAATTTTCAGGCAATTCGCCTGCTACCTTTAATCTAAAAGGGTAGCTCTTTTTGCTTTCGGCAAGATATTCTTTAAAAGTTTTCATAGTAGTATTTATGCTTTTCCGCCTAATTTTTTCAGTAGCTCATTGCGGTCTGTGATCACATACCCTTGGCCGTTGATAACATCGTTTGGATCGTTACCCGCATCGTTATCAATTTTTAATTTTTTAAGTTGTAGGTCAACAGCTTTTAATTTCTTTTCAATTTTGTTAGTTTTAGCAGTAATAGCGTTGCCCATCATAGAACTAGCTACTTCAAAAATACGACTAGCATAACGTACTTCTACGTTCATACCTAAATCCATAAGATCGTCGTAGGCCTGCTCTGCTTTTTTAGCTAGGTTATCTAGCTCGTTTTCGTCTAGATTTTCTAATTCTTGTATCTGCGGCAACGTGCTGGTAATTTTAGCTACTTCAGCATAACTATCATCTAAACTTTTAACCTGCTCGTGGGTTGGAACAGGAGTAGTATCTTCAGCAGCCTTTACAGCCTCAGCTGAATCTAAGTTAAAGAGTTCTTCAAGTTTCTTGGTCATACTTTACTTATTTCCGTTTGCCGCCTTGGTGAAAAATATCATTTTCACTAACTACTCGAAATCTAACACCCTGTTGTTTGCACCATTTATTTGCTGCTTCCCATTTGGCCATATTCTTAACATACTGTTCTTGGTTGTACAAGCTCTTGCCAACTTTTTCTAAAATAGTATGATTGCTAGGTTTAACTTCTACTACTTCGGCGTGTTTACTGCCATTCTTGTCAACATAGACAATAAAGAAGTCTGGGACATAGATTGTGCTTTTTCCTGTTAAGGGATCTCTATAAGGTATTTGTATACTTTCACTGGCCCAATTTTGTACGCCAGGATGTTCGTCAAGCATTCGCATAAAAACAAATTCCCAACTACTACGTGCCAAAGGAGTTTTTTTCCCAACATACTTGTCAGGATTTTTCATTTCAAATCTTCCCTGTGCAAATTTTGCCATTATGCTGCTATGTTTCTTATCTGAATAGGTTTGACGTCAGTTGTTCTAAATCCTAGTATAGAAGTTGGTACTCGATTGTTGTTTAAAACTTCACCTACTATTTGATTTAATTCTAAATAATTAAAATTTTTTAAAGTATCTAATAATTGACCCACAGGAATCGAATCTATTTTGGCCTGCCTTAACAAAGTCATTGCAACTACATCGGCAGCATCTTTTGAAAATCCCGCAGATTGAAAAAATGAATGTGCTAGGTCAATTTCCATTGACGAAAATTCCATCGGAGCTTCGCCATATCTTTCAAAAAATAGTTTTGTTCCGGCAGCACTATCTTCTACAACTTGACTGGGTAAATTTGTTGCCATATTAATTTCCTGTTAGATTTCTTTGTGATGCAGTAGTTGTATTTTCTGTTGATGCACTCTTTGGAAATATTGCGCCAACAACACCTCCAACTGTGGATACTGCTGATGAAATATTTCCAGGATTACTTAGAATATTAATTGCTTCAGATTTTAATTGTGCTGTAGATAATTGTTTAACATTTTTGTATGTGTTAACTGCTTTGATAGCAGTACTCATAAATCCACCCCAACTATCAAATGCTGTTCCGTCACCTACTGCACCGAACACTGATTCTAGTCCGTCTAGTACACCGCCTTCACCTGTTAGTGTGGCCACGCCTCCGCCGGCAACTGAGATAGGACTTGGTGTTGTATCGTAATGAAGATTTGCAAAACCTTTAGGATTATTGTATGACACAGTTCCTGCTGAATATTTTACAGCTTCGTATTCTAATGTCATTTGACTTTCATTAAATTCTGATGCAGAATAGTCCATAGCACCGTGTTGCCAAGATTTGATTCTTGGATTCACTAGTGTATATCCGATGAATCGTCGTCGACTCATTGTGTATATACTCACTGAATTAAAAAATGGATCGGATACATCGTTATCTAAACCGTATCGGAATAGATCTAAATTAGTGTTTGCAGGTCGAAGATGTGTAGCTGAATATGCTGCATTAGGATTCAATCTATCAGCAATATAATAGCCATAGTATATTGCCCATAACGCATTAACTACTCCGTCACTGTCGTCGTGTAAGGATATATTAATTGGCTCGTAGTTAATGCCTTTGTATACAAGTTTTTTTCTATTATATTGATTTTTAACAATAGAATCAAAATTAAATTTTGGTAAATCGCAAGACTTTACCAACATCCCAACTTCTTGAGAATTTTCATTTGACCATCCAGGAGACCTAATTGTATGTTTGTTTAAATCAAATCTAACATAGTATAAAAATTTAGTCTTGGGTGATAATCTAAAAGAATTATCAATGAATAGTCGTGTGGCGTGTTGCCAATTGGCTTGTTGTCCTTTGGGATTTAATAATCCTTCAGATACACCGGTAAGGAATCTAGTAAAGTAGTTGGCCATATTAATATTTATGCCACAAAAAAAGCCCGGTTTAACCGAGCTCTTTTTGAACTAACGTTAATTAAGCGCCGCCTGTTGCGCCTGTTACAGCGTTTCCAATTGTACGTCCTACTGCTGCACCAATACCACCGATTGGGCTTGTTGCTGCTGCACCTGCTGCAAACTGTACTAAGTTATCGTAGGCAATTGTTAAAGCAACTGTCATATGTTCGTTAGTAGAGTAGTTAGCATCGCCGTAGTCTACGTTTTGTAGGAAGCAACCATACATTTCAAAAGTTTCTAATGTTTCTGGAGTTAATGTACCATTACCACCATCTAACACTTCGATACGTGTTGTAAATTTATAGTCAATACCTGAACGAGCGGATGCCTGTTCCATAAAGTCATATTGTTTCTGGATTTGTTGACCAACTAATTTCTGAACTTGACCGCTAGCATCATCACGTAATGTTAATGTTACGTTTTCTAATGTATGCTTGCCTGCAAGTTTCACCTTTGAGTTATAGATGTCTAGTGTCATTTCTTCAAATGAAACTTTTGGTCTAGTAACGTCTTGAACTTGCTTTGTCAATTCAGTTGCTGCTGCAACACCAAATCCTAGCAATGTAACACGGAATCGATATTTCAACTTAGGCATTAGAAGCACCTGAGTGCTTCCTGCCTGATTAGTTGTTGGAATACCAAAATTGTTTAGTGATGTAATTGACATTTTTAAATCTCTCCTGTGTTCTTGACACGTAATGGGATGTAAATGAATTCAACAGCCTTAACTGGTTCAATTGCAATGTCAACATATAGTTCATTACGATCGATTCTGCTAGGAGTGTTGTTGCTTTCATCACAAACAACTGCGAAGTCATAAATTGCTCTCAAACCTACCAACTCTAATAACAAACTTTCTGCTGCCTGTTTGATCTCATCACGTGTGATCTTGTCATTTGGTTCAAAAATGTATGGACGAGCTAGTTTGTTCAACTGGCTGCGTAGGTATACAACTAAACGTGCTACGTTGATTCTGTCTAATGCAGAAGCATTTCTTGCACGAGTCTTTTGACCATATGCAACTAAACCTACACCATTAAAGAATGGAATTGGGTTAATCTTTAGATCATATAGTGTATCACGTTGACCTTCGTTTAGAGCTACGGTCTGGAATTCACCTGTCATTGCGTCAATATAACCAACTGCTGTTGCGTTAGTAATACCACCGCGTCTTGTACCTGCTGGAGCAAACCAAGGATAACTTACGTTGTCACTTAGTGCGATTGTTTTCAACATCATATGTGATGCTGGAACAACTGCGCCTGCACCGCTTAGGTCTGTTGTGTAACCGTTTGGATAGTAAGTTGCTAGATATTCGTCATATGTAACAATACCATCATCACCGTTGTCTGTTACTAGGTTAGCGTTAGTACCCCAAGTTGTTAGGCTTGTTGCATCTGCTGCTAAACGCAATGGTGTGTCACCAATTACAAAAGCTGTAATTCCACGGTCAATGTTTAAGTTAACTAGGTTGCTCATTAGCTCAGGATATCCTGGGCAAGCAATCAAGTTAAAGTTGCGACGTTCTGTATCACGGATTTCGCTGCTTGTATCAACAACACTCTTAAGAGCTTGTGTAACAACCTTACGTTGTGCGTGACGACCAAATGTACCAGAACCGTCTTCGTTATTACCAGATGCTGTCACCCAACGATCTGTCCAATACGCTTCCATTGACAAACCAGAACCGCTTACAAATGCACTACCTGCTAGGGTAGCTGTACTTGTTCTTGGGTTATCGCTAGCTGTATCAATGTAACCGTTCATATATTTCTTAACGTTTCCGCCGCTTCTGCGTAGATTCCATAGCAACATACCTTTTGGATATAGTGCTGGATCTGGAGCGTCTGGATCTAAGAAGTTATTCTGCAATAGGTCTTCGATAGTAGACATTGCATTTGTTGTGCCTGTTGTGTTCCAACGTGCATCAGCAAACAAGATACCCTCTTCTGTTGTTTGATCAGTTTTATCAACTAATTCCCAACGTTGAGAAACATCCGCAATATCAGTTAGATTATTATTAAATCTGTAGATAGTTGGGAAGTTTTCCATATCGGCTGTGCTGATCCATAGGTCACCTGTTTGTGTGCTGCCTGCTTGATATGGATTGCTAGCTGAAACTAGTGGAGCATAACCAATTCTTGTTGATGTCGCGCTTTCTGCGTACTGAGCAGAAGCGTGTCTATAACCAACCCAAGTTGCGCCATTGTGTACCATAACGTCAACTTCTGAGAAGTTAGGGTTGTACCACATTTGTCCATCTTGTGGCTCATTTAATGGAGCATCACCGCTTGCTGCAAATCTTGGATTGCTTGCTGCCAATGGCATCCAACCAGAAGCTAGATAATCATATCCTGCGGCTGATTGAGCTTCATATAAGTTTTCAGTTCCAGATAATGTGTTGATACTATAAGGTGTAAACAATCCACCAATTGGGCTACCTGTTCCGTCTGTTAGACTGAAATCTCCGCCTAGTTTGTGTGAAATAACCAACTTAGCTGAGGTTGAACTTACTGTTGTTACAGAAGCTACAATGTTGGTAAATCCTGCTGCGTTAATTGCTGTTGCAATTGCATCAGCATCTTCGCTGTTGCCAGCTGCTGAGAAATTAATTGTAACTGCTGTGTCTAAAGTTGCTTGTCCTTTTAATGATTCTGCTAGATCAAAACTGTATGGGCCGGCAGCTAGTGTGCTGTCTTTAATAACTGCTGATGTAATGCTTGTTACAGCATTTGCAGAAACGTTTCTTTTCCATACTCTAAATTCAGCAGTTTCTGGAGTTGCATCAAATCCAGCAGCTTCTGTAGCATTTGATTGTACAAATAAAGAATCTTTGGAAATATTTGCACCACCGCCACTACGATCTAGATAATAGTTTGCTGCACCAGTTGATGTGTGGATTGGAGCTTCGTATGATGCCCAAGAAAGTGTTCCTGCGCTCCAACGCTTAACTCTCCAACGAGCGCCGTTGTTTGGTTCAGTTGTTTTAATCCATACAGAACCAGTTGGGTTTCCGCCGACTGTGCCAACGTTGTCAGAAATCTTAAATGCTGGAACAGAAGTATGTGGAGTTTGTTGTAATGCTGGGCTCAAATAAGTACCAGCTGTGATACCCAATGTGCTCCAGTTTGCTGTACCATTTTCTAATTTAACTGCACCGTCAGCACCAGTTGAATCGCCTGCATCACCGTCAGCAGCTGATGTGCCGTTAGAATAAATGTACAATCTGTTGTTAATTGCTTGAGCACTTACACCAGTAATTGCTGCTGCATTAATGTTTGAAGCAATAGTAGCTACTGTTCCGCCAGCAATTAAACTGTTGTTAACATATAAGTTACCACTTATCGAACCTGAATATGCTGAACCAGATGCTACTGGCCAACTTGCTTTCCAGTCTGTAGAACCTACTAGTACCCACTGACCTGCATCAACAGCGTCAACTCCGCCAGTCGAAGCTGGAGCACCAGCTGATTTAAAGTAAACTCTTGCAAACTCTTCGTTTGCACCAAATGATCCATCACCTGTAACGGTTTGGAAAACTACAGCGTAGTCACCAATTGCACCAACTGATGTTTTTGGAGCATTGTTAGAAATTTTTGCTGTATCTGCGTCGGTTAATACTAATGGAACTTTGTTTGTAAATTTCTGCCCGCCAACTACTGTTGGTGCAGATCCATTCCATTCTTGAATACCCCAAGTTGTTGCTTGAGTGTCAATCCACCATTGACCGTTTGTTGGGTTCGCTCCCGGGGCGTCTACTTGAGCCTCTAGTTCGTCTAAGTTAATATCAGCACGAACGATAAATGCCGCGTTGCTAACACCCAATAAACTATATGCTGCTAATAATCCGTATTCGTTTCTTTCTGAACCGTGTACAGGAGTCGAACTCGCTGTCTGTTCAAAGAAAGGAACACCGAAGAAATCTGTTAGATCTCTCTGACTGGTTAATTTAAATGCCTTACCAGCATTGGCTTTTGTTGTTGCGGACGCGGTACCTGTTCCCGATCCGTTTGCTTTATCTTGCGCTGTAGCTACTACGATAAGAGGAGTAGTACCAGGTTCTGCTGGTGTATAAAAACTCTCGTCGATAACTGTAACCGCTACGCCCGGTGATTGTAATGTTGCCATTCCCTATTTCTCCTGGTAATAGTTGCTCATAATATTTAGCGTACTATTATAAAAATGGGTAGTTATACAACCTGAAAAAGGGGAAGAAAAGGTGTAAATATTGATATGAGACCACTTTGTAAGGCCTGTAATGAACGGCCTAGAGCATTAAATTATTATAAAGGTAAAAAACCTTATTATAGAACGCTCTGCGAAGCGTGTCTAGCTCACGGACCTAAGGCACATATACCACGTTGGAAACGTTCTGGTTATAAAATAAAGTCACAATGTGAAAAGTGCGGACATCGTAGCCCGCACATGGAGGTATTTAGGGTATTTCACATAGACGGCAATTTAGACAACTGCCGCCCTAGTAACTTAAAAACAATCTGTGCCAATTGTGCTCAGGTGCTTCACAAGGAGGGCATCACTTGGCGTCAAGGGGACTTGGTCGCTGACTATTGATCTTGCCTGTTGATACAGATTATCGATAGTGCTGTTATTATCTACGACGTGATCAAATTCAGTTCCTACCCAAGCAGTTTCACTAGCGTGAATTTTTCGCATCTTTAATTCTTGAACAGCCCAATTATGTCCTTGATTTGCGGCCACTGCTACATCGTACCAATCCGGTAACTCTCCTCGCTGTACCCATACAATCTGTCCACCAGCTTTACGGATGCTTTCAATTTCATTAGGAAACCGGCAATCTGAAATAACAACATTGTCTTTGGAATTACGAAGTTTATTTTCTAGGCTAGCAATCCAAATGTCATCGTGGAAGCCTTTGCGGCATACTTCTGTGCCCCAATACTGTAGAACCCAACGAGGTGTGAGCGTGGGCATATCTAAACGTTCTGCCCACCACGGATCGACTTGTTCGCGCCACTCCCGGGCTTCTTTAGTTCGCCCTTCTAGCATCGTCCTGTCCCAGCCAAACACAGAACTTACTGCGTCTTTTAGTGTATTAGCAAAAGACTCTCTTCTAAACTCGTGAAAATTAACTAGATAGTCAGCAATTGTATCCTTGCCTGACCCGATAAACCCACAAATACCTATAATCATAATAGCCTCCAATTAAGACTATTATACTATACTAAAATATTAAGGTCAACCTATAATCCAACCATAGCCCATACCGCCTGGTACAAGTTTCATCAAATCATCAATGAGCTTGTCCATTTCGGCTTGAGCTTCAGTTTTAAGTGCTGCGCCGTTTAGGCTAGAACCGCCCTGTGGGCCTGCGATTTGAGCAAACTTCTCGCGGGCTTGACCTAGCATCATCTTGCAGTTTGCCAGTGCATAATCCTTAACCCATTGTCCTGAATAGATATCGTCGATAATAGCAAAGTCAGGTTTACTGTTATAAACCATAAGCATTACACTTTCTTCGCCTCGTGGTCTTTGCTGAATAATGAGTTTGTGACTCTGTGGATGCCAAGTAAAGTTAATAAAACTACCAAACATTTTACCAACTAATTCTTGATACTGTGCAAATAATTCATATGTTAGCAATCCTCCCATATTTGTAGAGCTTAACAAATATGTGTTTGTGTATGCTAAATTGAATGGTTCAAAAACTGTTCCGCCCGTGCCGTTACCAGTCCTTGATCCAACACTTCGTCTAAAAATTTGACGGACTTGTTGTATTTCTTTTGGTAAAATATATTCGTTTTGATCTTGTACCAGTGTTAAAAACACGTAAGATTCCTCTACAGCATTATCGCTTCTTTGCCTAAAAACTGCAAGGGCTCTATTTAGAGCTGTTTCGTAGTGAGTTGGATCTAACTCAACATCAATCATACCGTCACCTAGCATAGTGCGGCAATAATTATAAACGCTTTGGCGGGATTCGTCGTTTGTACTCATAATACTATTTATCGTAGCGGTAAATATATGACTATGCCAAGACTTTCGTTATATCGCCCGCAAAAGGGCAACGACTATAAATTCATCGATAAAACCGTATGGGAAATGTTCCAGGTTGGGGGTACAGATGTATGTGTACACAGGTACCTAGGACCAGATATTTCTGTCCAAGGAAACACTCCTAGCACTCCTGCTTACGACTCTGATAATCCTTTTCAAATACAGGATATGTTATTTTTAGAAAATCGCGATCGAAAATATGACCCAGATGTTTATGTATTGCGAGGTGTTTATAATATGCAAGACATTGACTTTAATCTAAGTCAATTCGGGCTCTTCTTGCAAAACGATACAATTTTTATTACATTTCATATCAACGATACAGTAGAAAAACTTGGCAGAAAAATTATTGCAGGAGATGTTATAGAGCTGCCTCATTTAAAAGATGAATATGCTCTTAATGATCTAAGTTTTGCATTGAAAAGATTTTATGTTGTTGAAGAAGTTAATCGCGCAGCAGAAGGATTTTCAGTAACTTGGTATCCCCATTTATATCGTGCAAAATGTAAACCACTAGTTAATAGTCAAGAATATAAACAGATCCTTGACGGAATAGCCAACAGCGACGCTGATAAAGGTAATTACAATTCATCGATTACTTATTATCCTGGAGATATTATTACTGGCCCGGACGGTGTAAAGTATGAAGTAATAAAAGAAGTTACTGGTATTGATCCTCCTAATACTGAATATTATCAAATAGCAGGTACGTTAAGAGATTTAATGAGTACATACAATAAAGAAATGGAGATTACTCAAGCTATCCTTAATCAAGCTGAAGCCGATGCTCCAAAAAGTGGGTACGACACTTCTAAATTTTGGACTCTTCAAAGATCGGACGACGGTACTGCTTCTTTGATTACAGTAGACTCTGATCAAATTAATCAATATTCTGCCGACACTGATATTGTAACGGATAAAAATGGAAATCCTATATTAGACGCTGAGGGCAATGAAGTATCTGCCGTTAACGCTGCTTCAACTTATCCGTCTGTAGATGGAAAAGGTTATGTAGGATATCTAACTAAAGATGGTATAGCACCTAATGGTGCTCCAGTCTCTGTAGGCTATTCTTTCCCGTACAATCCAGTTGAAGGTCAGTTTCATCTTAGAACAGATTATCTTCCTAACAGATTGTTTAGATTTAACGGAACACGCTGGATGAAATTTGAAGACAACGTTCGTATGACTATGGATAACCTAGGTGCTAGTGATGTTGTTACCAGTGCATTGTTTGAAGGTAAGGATGTTAGACAAACACAAAAAACATCGTTTATTAACAATACATCAGTTGCAAATATTGATGGACATACAATCAAACAGAAACAAAGCCTATCTAAGGCTCTTAGACCACAGGCGGACGAATAATGGATTACTTTTACGACGGGCAAATAAGACGCTATGTAACACAGTTTATGCGTGTGTTTATTGGATTTAAATGGCAAGCTGGCGATGGAACTCAACAAACTGTACCTGTAATGTACGGGGATATGAGTAGACAAGTAGCAAATATAATTAAAGAAAATAGCGAAAACAAAATGCCTTCAGTTCCAAAGATTGCCTGTTATATTACAGGGTTAGAAATGGATACTACAAGGTTATCTGACCCTACGTTTGTTAGTAAAGTTCATATTAGAGAACGAAGATTTACAGATGCAGGTGGGACTAGAGAATATCAAAATACACAAGGCGGTAATTATACAGTAGAACGTCTAATGCCTACACCATTTAAATTAACAATGAAAGCAGATATATGGACTTCGAGTACTGATCAAAAATTGCAATTGTTAGAACAAATACTGGTTTTGTTTAATCCGTCCCTTGAATTACAAACCACCGACAACTATATTGATTGGACTAGTTTAAGTGCGTTATATCTTACAACTCCTACTTGGACTTCACGATCTATTCCAGCAGGAGCCGAAAGTGAAATTGATATTTCATCATTAGAATTTGAAATGCCTATATGGTTAACTCCTCCTGCTAAGGTTAAGAAACTAGGCATTGTGCAGAGTGTCATATCTAATGTGTTTATGGACAGTGGCGATATTATTAACTTAGATGATTTAATATACAATCAAAGAATTGGAGCATTTGGTACTACTACTAATAGATATAGAGTATTATTGTTTAAATCTAATACAGGTAACTTAAATGATCATCAGTACGACCTAACTCTAGTTAATCCTACACACGCTGTACTGGCATTAGGATTGGATCAAAAAGAATATGCTAATGGTGCGCCTTTAGAGTGGGCTAAAATTTTAGAAGTTCAGGGCGGATACATTCCAGGCAGTGATATTTGGTTTAAAAAGCCTGATGGATCAGAAATTCTAGGCACATTTGTTATTAATCCTTTAGATCCTACAATCTTAACAGTAACACTAGATCAAGATACATATCCTAGCAATGATGATATAGCAAGTTCAATTCCTGGAGGAGAAACCAGAGGAACTGTAGATGCTATTATTGATCCTTACAAATTTAATCCGTTAGAAGTTTTTGGATCTTTAGAAAATATTCCTCTTGGTATTAGATATTTGATGTTAGACGATATTAATAACAGTACCAATAGAGGAGACTTTAATAGATTGTACGAAGGGTCTGATAGTTCTAAAGACCCGTATGACGGCCCAGATGGATGGAAAGATGTTCACGGTTCTGATCCAGTAGTTAAGGCTAATTCTGTAATAGAATGGGATGGAGAAACTTGGACAACAATTTGGGATCCAGATCTAGCATCTGAAAATTTCTATATTCAAAATATTCGAACCGGCGTTAAGTATAAGTGGGACGGAGTACAATGGCTCAAAGCATTTGAAGGTGAATACGGGCCAGGAGACTGGAACTTCAAACTTATCTCTTGATAAGTAAAGGTATGCAACAGCGTGCCGGATTACTTTTTCTATCAAAAATAACAGGTAGAATATTTCTATTATTGGAAGACTCAAAATGGACTGTTCCAACATTTTTGCGAACAGGTCCTCTTTTAGCTGATGCCAATCCATTATTAAACAGGTATAGCGAAGGTCGAGTACTTCCTATAGAACTTTATCTCAGCGAGGATAAAGGCTTCGAATACGGTACCTATGTCTGTGTTGTAGAAACAGAATTTTTTGGATCCAATGAAGAAACAATATGCTGGTCCAACATAGATAATCTTCCAAAAAATTTACACACCGGTTTAAAAACTACATTAAATAATGGACTAATACGAGCGAAAATTGAAACTATAATGGTGATAGAAAATGCTTCCAACATTACGAACTGATAAAAGAATTTTAGAAGATTTTAAAAAATATCAAGACTCTATTGATAGAATAACCAACGAACCGCTCAAAGAAGAATTGAGTAAGTTGCTTAAACGTCTTAAAGAGCAGGTAGGTCACATAGACCGAAATCACGAACAGCTGATAATTTCTGGAAGAATCCCAACAGAGATCAGCGAAATTAGATCTAACATAGCGTCAATTAAAAAATCATTGGATTTTAAAATTGACGCTTGGAATAGATCTAATAACGTTATGCCTGCGCCTCTCCCCAACGTAAAATAATACCGCCAGGTACTGCTGTACCTGTGGTCTTATAAATGTTAATGGCCAATACGTCGGGTCCATTTGGGAAAGCTCCTCTTCCACCAACCGCGGTTGTTGTCAGTTCTTTAAGTTCTGATAAGTCTAGTGCATTTAAACTACCAGGTTGACACAAGAATGAAAATACCTGCTCTCCGGGAATAGCATACTGTGGATCACCAAACTGGAATGTAACCGTACCTGCTGCACTAATAGTTGCACTAGAAGTTTGAGTAAAAGTAACACGCTGTATAGTAGTTGAACCTAATCGTCTTGGGGACACAGCTGATACAGAAGTACCTGCTGGAAATTGTGTAAAACTAGTTGCTACACGAGTACCAACTGTTCCGCTCGATGCGTTCCAGGATGGACTTGTAAAGAACAAATAGTTGGTGCCTGCATACGAAGCTGCCGAACCAGCTGCGGTAATAGTTATTGTAACGTTATTACCAGTTCCTGCTGGGCTAATAGAATTTCCGTTTGAACTCATAACAATTCTAGTATAAGACACTCCGCTAACTGTAGCGTATGATCTAGTAATAGATGATATAGTTTGATTTACTGTAACGTAAGTACTTGCACTTAATATATCACTCGACTGCATATAAGATACATCGTAATCTGCGTTAGTTATTAAGAAATCATTTCTTGTTGTTGAAACTGCACTGGCGTAGGCTGTAGAAATGCTGCTAGTAACTGTAACGTTTACATTAGTATTAAGTGTACTTGAATTATTAGCAGGGGCACTCATTATAATTCGAGTATATGCAGAACCTAAATATGCTCTTGTAATAGAAGTTATTGATTGTCCGCCAGTGATAAAATTAGGTGCTGCTGCTAATGTATCACCAACCCTTAACGGTGTAGTTGTTAATAATGTATCATATTGTGTATTGGTAATATAAAAATCTGTTCTGCTGATGCTTAGAGCTATACCAGAAGTCTGCCCTGTTAGACCAGTTGGTTGAGCAATAGCAGCAATAGTGTTTTGTACAGTTGAAAAACTTCTAGCAGCGACTGTTGTAGTCAATGCTCCTTGAACAGTAGCGGTAGTTGTATACGGTGCAACACCTCCCCAATTAATAGAACCACCAAGTGCAATTTGTGCAAAACTTGGTTGTCCGCCAGATGCACTTGATGATAGTCCAGTCCAGGTAATCTTAGCAGGATCTGTAGGATAATTTTTAGGATTTAATACTCCTTCAACAACAATAGCTCCAGATCCTGAGTCGGCAGTAATAGCAATCTGATTTAATAATAATTGTGCTCTATTTAGAAGGTCTCTTTCTCCAAGGTCTCCTACAATAGCATTTGATACCGATGGTGCTAGTCTAATAGCAAATGCAGTCTGTTTGGCTGTAGAAATACTCAGACCAGTTGCTGCATAGTTAAAGATATAGCCTCGATCACTGTCAAACATACCGTCGGTTAACAGAGCAGAACCCCAGTGACTAATAGTTGGTGTTGTTGTGCAACTAATTAACTGAACACCGGAATTGGCTGGGTGTGCCTGATTTGGCCCGCCACTCATTGTTCTGTTTACACCTGCAATAAATGTTAAGAACGAAGCAGCTCTGGTACAGCCAACCAATGAATTACCACTTTTACCAGAATATGAAATTACTTCATTGTCGATATAGATTGTTCCAGAATTAGGAAATCTGCTGGCATCAGTTAGAGGTATTGTCTGAGCAGTTGATGTTATAGCGGCAGCTAATTTATTAACCGCTGATCTATTTTCAACTTCGTAACGCACAGGCAAGTTAGCAGTACGCATATATGCTTCTGTGTTTACGTTAGAGTTTCTCATTCTGTGTAAAAATATAAATTTACCATCTGATCCTCTAAGCATAAATTCAGCAAAACCAGCAGCATACCAAGAGTATTGCATACCTAACATCTGCATACGCCAAGGTAAAATGTTATATCCGCTAGGACCTGTTCCGTCTAATCGATCTATATTCCATTCACTTTGAGGAATATATAAATCTTGCGTCACGCATAATTTTGCACCAGTTATAGTTGTGGCGCCTCGCCAATCTGGTGATACAGTCATAGAAGTTTGGCTAGCGATAGATGTAACAATATGACTCATACCCCTCAATACAACTTTATCCCCAACTTTTAACTGATCCTGGAATCTAGTACCGGTTCCAGTTATTAAGTTACTGTCTACACTAATCCCTACAGTTCCTGTTAATTGATTAGTACTTGATCTACGTACAACTGCCATTTCTCGACCATCGTATTGATAAAATAGTCCATTCTGCTCATCAAATGCACCAATTCTAACAGTACTGCCGTGCCAGCGTTTCATAATAACCTTGGCTTCTGGGCCTAGTGATCCTGTTGTAGAACTTAGTACGGCACCTGCTCGAACACGGAATCTTCTTGCATCAATGATACTTTCTACAATATAATCGCCATTGTATTCAAAAGATACCATTCCAATAATTTCAATTTCTGCGCCTGCTTGTAATCCATGATCTGTATCATCGCAGGTAAATGTAATTAAACTATTTTCTGTAGTACCGTCGGCAGTTGCACTTGATAAGTTATAACTTGGAGCAAATAGGCCGCCGGTGGTGTACATAATGCCTTTACCAGATTGGTAACGAATGTATTTTTTACTTTGACGAATTGCCTGTGCACCGTGACTTGGATTACCAGTACCTAGCTGAACGCCGCCGTCAAATGGTCTATGAGTAAAATATGCATCAGGTCTTGCATATACAACACCTGCCAAAGGAACAGACGAAGTATCAATCGTTCCTGTAGTTCTTGCTGGTAGTCTTACAGAAGTTGGTGTTGGAACAGAAACAATAACGTGAGGTCCTGTGGCAATTTGATGGTTTGCTGAAGTTAACACAATACTCTGAGCCGTTGTTCCGTTGGCTGTTGAAACAAATATTCCTAAACCTTGGTAAGACAGATATGCCATTCCTGCCCAGGTTGCTGAGGCCGATGCTGTTCTAGATGTCCACGATCCAGTTTCGCCTGTGAATGAAGTAAGAATCGTTGTAGATCCAGAAGCCTGGAGAACAAAGTTATCGTCACCGAAGACCATATTGGTCCAGGTTGCAGTAGCTGGTAATGTTACAGAAGTCCAAGAAGTACCATTAGTCGAGTATGCTGCTGCTGTGCCACCGCTTGCCACAGCAAGGAATCGATTGTAACCATAGGCTAAGGTATTCCAAGTACCAGAACTTGGCAATGCTCCTGTAGCCGTCCAGCTTATTCCATTGTCTGCAGAATATGCTGCTGCTGTTCCGCCAGTGGCAACAACAACAAAATATGTTGATGAACCAATGAGTCCAGCAGCAATCTTTGACCAAGTGGTAGACGATGGAAGTGCTCCACCGGCGACCCAAGTTTGTCCATCTAGAGAATAAGCTGTAGCAGTTCCTCCTGATACGTGTGCAACAAACACACCATTAGAGAATGTTATACTCTGCCAAGTTCCGGAACTTGGTAGTGTTGTAGATGTCCAAGTTCCGCCTCCGTTTGTTGAATATGCAGAAGTAGTTCCAGAGTTTCCAATTGCAAGGAAATAATCAACCGATCCAATAGTTCCTGCAGCAATGCCAACCCAGGTAGTTGATGTAGGTAGGGTGCCTCCTGCCAACCAAGTTTGTCCATCAATAGAATATGCAGATGCTGTGCCGGCACCGCCTACAGCAACAAATCTACCATTGAGTCCTGCAACAGAATTCCATCCGGTAAGGCTTGTTGGCAACGATCTTGCTGTGGCCGCAAATCCCGGAGCTGGTTGAGAAGAAATGCTAGTTAAAACTGTTGTTCCTGGTACTAGTCCGTGGTTACTTGTAAAATCAATTTGAATAGTTGCAATAGCACCAACGTTTAAAGATGTTCCGTCAGTAATTTCGCCTGTGATAGGTTCACTAACGGTTAATGTTGGATATATTGAAATAGTATCGCCGGCAAACGGAGTTCCTGATGCTGTTACTGTTGTAATTGCACCGCTAGATATTCCTGTGACTAATAGTGTACAGTCGTTGTCTGGTGTGATTCCGTCTAGATTATTTCCAGCAATTATTATTCTATTTCCAATTGCATAATCAGTTCCTTCGGATCCACTTACAATGGTTGCAGAATAGACTCCGTCGGTTCTTGTGACATCAAATACTGCGCCTGATCCGATAACTGCAATGTTAGAAGAACTAATGCCTGTATAGGCAGCATCGCCCGAATCACCTACTGGAGATCCGCTGATTGTGTAATCTACAATTGCTCCAGCAGTAACTCCGTCAACTTGAAGAGTAATATCATTTGCAGGTGATGCACCACCAAATGAAGTTCCGGCCCAAGTTACAGTATCGCCCGGGGCAAAACTTGCTCCACCATCGGCTAATGTTATGTTGTATGCTCCGGTACCGCCGGTTCTTACTACAGTAATTCTAGCACCTGTTCCAGCGCCTGTTGTAGTAGATTGAAGTACACTCGTATATGTTGCTCCACCGGAAATTGCTGTACCAGAAAAACTAAATGTAGCAATTGCATCACCAGTTAATGTGTCTACAACAATAGTAATATCATTGGTTGAGTCTCCGCCTAAGCTGCTACCGCTAATTAATAATCTATCACCAATTGCATAACCAGACCCGGCATTGTTGACAGTAACGATAAGGTATGTTCCAGCAGATCTAGACACATCAAATGTTGCACTAGTACCAACCTGGGCAACATTTGACCCGGTTTGATTTGTAATTACCGCATTAGCACCAACCAGTACTGCGCCAACTGTCCCGTTTAAATTTATTAAAGAACCATCTAAAGATGTTACAAATACAGAATCCCCAGCGTTGGAAATTGCCATCCCCTGTTGAATTCCTACAGGATTAGTTACTGTGAAATTTATGTCGTCAGCAGCAGTTGTATCTTTAATTGTTGCTACTATAGTTCCAGAACCAACAACACCTGCAACTGATGTTCCTTGACTAATATATGGAGATCCAGAAATTGGTGATCCAATAGTTGGACTAGTACCATCAAATGCTATCTGTGTCGATGAAGCCGGTGTATTAAATTTTGAAATTACGGTTAAATTGTTTCCGTTACTGTAAACAGAAAATGTTGGTTGCCCAATACTTGCTCCAGTATAAAAACCAGCTTGTCTTATTTGAATAAAGGATGTATATAAACTTTCTCCGTTTACTGTTCCCACTTTAGCAGAAGAATAATATGTAAACGAAACTGAACTTGGAATACTATAAATTAAAAACGATCCTTCTGCTCTTCCAAACCCATTTACTGAAGGATTTGTACCTTTGACTGTAATCGGTTGTCCAACGGTAAATCCGTGTGTTCCTGAAGTTGTGACAGTGATCAATGAAGATCCGAAATATCCTGTATTTGATGAAGCGTCAGTGGTGATAGCCACAACCGAAAGATCAGTTCCTGGAATTTCGTACACCGAAGGATATCCTCGAATCAACCCCAGGGCCTGCCACTTAGTAGGTTGTAGTCCATATTCAAAGTCAGCGTCGAGCATGGCCTGCGGTGCAGCAACACGCATACGCTCAATAGCATCAGTACCAAATTCCCAAGGACGGATCTGTTGACTTGGTTCTTCAACAAATATCTGTAAACTTGCAGAACTGCTGGTTTGACTTGTATCTACAGATAATTCAATGGTTGTAATAGTGTCAGTGATCATCCACCAAGTTTTAAAATCAACATCACTTAATAGTTGTCCGTCACCGCTTGATCTACCTTGTTTAAATGTACAAGTGATTGTATTTCCAGGATCTGCAAAGTTGTAAAGGATTTCTCCTGTATCAGTATTTGTGATTAATAATATTTCATTAGGTTCATATTTTCCTAATAATCTAATAGAACTTACACCGGGAAGTTTTGCAGGCATACTAGGTATGCCGTCACTGATAACTGTGCTGAACACCGACCACAAAGAAGTATTTCTTGCAGCCGCACCGGATTCTGCATTAGAGCCTACATATTTTGTTTGTGTTAGTCCGTTGCCGTATGAAGGAGTTACTGTTAAGTTAGTAAAAATAAAATTGTTAATAACATCTCTTAGGTACGCTTGTCCAGTAATCTCAGGACTAACATCTCCACGAATCTGTGGCTCACCGTCAATCCAAAAATAATCTGCTACTTGACGACATTTAACGTTTCCACCGTATCTTAAATCGTGAATGATAGCATCTAAAAAATATCCAACATCTCGTGTACATTTTGCTGAAGCATATGTGTAATCTACATACGGTGCAACATCGTTGGCTATCTGATCGTTAATAAACGCAACTACCTGTGCTTGTAAAAATGCTTTGTTAGCTGTCAATAATGCCACAGCATTTGGAAATAAGTTATCATCCTTACCTACACCTGGTTCAAATACATATTGTTTTATCTGTTTCTTTGCCATTTATTTTTTTCCTTATGCGCCAAACGCAATAGCAAATGCTGAAATTCTTGAATCAACATAATCTTTTCTTGTAGCGTGGTTTGGTTGAGTAGGTATTTCACTTAAATTTACACTTCCTAACACGTCAATACTTCCAGTAACATCTACATTTTGTGTAACGCTAACATTTCCTTGAACTGATAATTCTCCAGAACTATCACCTGGACCAATGTTTACTGATTTAAAATTTGCGTCGCCTGGGTCTTTCAAACCTATATCAATATTATCAATGGTGCCAACTGCGGCCACTGAATTGATAGTAACAACTCCGTTTACAATTTGAATGTATGGAGATGATCCTTGAGCAATGGTAAAATCGCCATCAATTTCTAAACCATCTAATACTCCTAACTGTGTTAGTGAGCTGTGTTTAATTTGATCGCCAAGGCTGACTACAGAGTCAGTGTTATCAATAATTAATACACCATTAACTGTAAATGTTGGTGCGACATCTAACTGACTTGTGAATAAAACTGCGCCGTTTACACGCAGGTCGCCAACTTCGTTGACGTAGAAACCGGGGCTTTTAAAACCGCTTTTTGACTCAAAAGGAATATAAGATACTGTCATTTAGATCTCCGCTATCACTCCAACTTCACCTTCTACAAAGACTATGTGTATTTATACGGGCTGAAAAGTTAATAGCTAACAAGATCATTAATAGTGTGATAGTAAGTTACGCTGTGTATTACTTTGGCGCCTTCTAACAATGTAGAATTGTCATAGGTGCTATCTTCTGGGCTGTTTGCTGGATTTATTAACACCTGTACTTTTGCTTCGTTAACCGCAGTGGATAATTCTATTAAGTTTTCACCTAAATTAGTTTTTCCATATACTGTAACGCTGGCTGTCTCTGGTCCTGCTACAACTAATGCTTTTACAATTTCTTTTCTAAAATTTCCCACATCTACAACTATCGTGTATTCTGCTGCCATAAAATCTCCCACATACCATTCGTCAAGAACAGTACCTGGAAAAACAGACATCCACGGGCCTTTATAGGCAAAATTCACGCCGTTTTGAATACGCAGGGTATTCTTAATTCCTTGGAAAAAGTATTTTGCAAAATTGATCATAGTTTAGTATTTATCGGAAAACAAAAAAGCCCTTTCGGGCTTTTTTAGTTATTCGGAATATGAACTAATTTTCCGTATTCTGGAAGAAATAGATATTCAATATCCGAATTTTGAAGTGTCCACACAGCATCGTCTAGGGTTTCAACTAACGGTTCTCCACCTAAATTAAAGCTGGTATTAAACAAGATAGGAACTCCTGTTTCTTCTTTAAATGCACTGATCAAATTATAGTAGTGTTCGTTCTGTTCTTTAGTAACAGTTTGAATACGACAAGTATGATCTTCGTGGATAATTGACGGAATCTTTTCCTCAATTCCGGGTTGACAATTTACAGCGTACATCATAAATGGGCTATCTTCCATTCCTCGTAGATCAAACCACTCGTGTACATCGTCTTGCAAAATACTTCCGGCAAATGGACGGAAATATTCACGATGCTTAACTGTATTCACAAAATCTTTACCGTCTTTGAACGTAGGGTCAAATAAAACCGAACGATTACCTAGAGCACGTGGACCGTTTTCTGAGCGGCCTTGGAACATTGTAACAATGTTTTTCTCTCTTAAGAGTTTAACAACATCTTTGTAAGTAGCATCAGTAACTGTTCCGCCTACAGAAGAAACTTTAGTTTCAATTTCTTCGTTGGTATAAGAATACGCAGGTCCAAGATACAGAGTGTCGTATTTTCTAACGGTAAAATCGTTATACATTCCGTGCCAGAACATTAATGCTGCACCAATGGCTGTACCTGCGTCATTTGAAATAGGTTCTACATAAAATTCAATACCTTCGTCTTTTAGATATTGCAGATAATAGTAGTTTGCAACACAGTTTAATCCGTAACCGCCTGACAATACAACCTGTTTCTTACCGCTTTTTTCAACAGCCAATCGAATTAATTTTAAAACTTGTTCCTGACTTTGTGTTTGAATAGCATATGCTAGGTCTCTACGACTTTGCATTTCAGTAACATCTTGTCCTTCTTGCGGAAGGTCTTCTAATGAGCTGAACAAGTTCATATTAACAATACTGCTCATTGGATATTTGGGAACAATTAAATTCCTATTTGATAGTGGGAAACTTCCACTTTCATCAAACAATGGGGGGATTTGATCGTTGGGTTTACCGTAGGGGAACAATCCCATGGTCTTACCTGCTTCGATAGCAGAGAAACCGCAGTATTCAGTTACACCTTCATAGACCTTAACAATGCCTGCACGATCAGTGAGTAATGCCTCGTGAGTTTGATTGTTTTCTCCTAGCGGTGCTGAATCAAAATCTGGAATATAAGAAGCAGGAATTGGTTCTCTAGTACCGTAGTGTTTTCTTAAAGTTTTAAATTCTGCAGGATATTCGCAGTCAACAATAGATTCAACTTCCCAAAACCATAGTTGTTGATTATCGTAGCTAAATGGAAAGAATGTTCCAGCACCGTCGACGATTAAGGATACAGCATCTTTAAATCCGCTTCTATAAAAAGCACAGGCAGCGTGAAGCTTATGATGCATATGGCTGAAATCAATTACCTGAGGGTGGCGCAAGGGAGTACTGGTTTTTCTATCAATTAAACCTAACTTACGAGCCATACCTGTGTAAATGTCGTCACCGGAGTAATCAATTTTACCAGCAGTTTCATACAAATTCTGTGTATGAGCAACAATAAGATAATCTAGTTTATCAGTATACTCTAGAATTTTTACCATCGAAGCAAGAGGGCCGCCGTCATACTTTTGGCGTGTTAGTCTTTCTTCTTCGACTGCAAATACAATCTCACCATCTTTTAGTAAACATATACCAGCATTATGTCCTCTGGTAATACCGGCAATCCATACTGGTTTTTTATTTGATTTTTTTACAGATGTAACACTCATTCTTTATTCCCCATTACGTGGTTAACTACTAGCGTAGTAATATCATCAGTCATAGTCATTAGTCTTTCATTTTTTCTATCAATTCTTTCGTCTAAGGTAATTCTAATAGGGCTGTATTCTCTTTCGACTTCTCCCATATCTAGAATATCTATTCCTTCAACATTTGGATAACTAACATTTATTGGATAGGTAGCGCCAGTTACAACAACTGCCTGTGTTCCTACTGAATATGCTAAATGTTGTCCTAGACTGTCGCAGCCTAAAAACGAATCTGCATACTTGATAATTGAAGCCCATACTCTAATATTAGTATTTTCCGGTGTTGCAACTTCATCTTTTAATTTTGCATCAGAAAAATCAACTTTAAACTCACTCATCAAAATTACAGCATATCCATTAGTCTGTAATTTTTTAATAATCTGTTTAACATCTTTAAGTTCAAAACTACGGCCAGTTTTATCAATTAATGTTTCGTCGACGTATTCAATACTGCGACCAAATGGCTGGAATACAACTAATTTTTCTTTTTTGAGTTTTTTCTTAACTTCATTTACTACATACCTGCCCTGCAATAGTTCGTCTTTAGATAAATTTAACGTAGGCTTAGGAAGGTCTCTAACTCCCTTGCCGTTCAATTCAATATCAAACGCCTGTGCAATAGAGCATTTTTGATTGTAGTATTCCCAAATTCTATAAGGTTCCGGAGTAGCAACATCCATATCTTTTAGTTTGTCTTGGAATAGGTTCTTGTGCCAAACATCGTATACTCGGTGATCTAATGTTGGATGGCCTTTAAACACATCTGTTCCACCTTCACATACAATAATGAAATCTTTGTCTCCGGATTCCTCTTCGTATTTTTCGAAAGCAGGAATAGAGCAAATCATACGGCCCGCGCCGCCGTTGATAAAAAATGCTTTTGATCTTGTCAATTTAAACTCCAATAAGAAAGGCCTTGTGTTGATTATATATCCTTACGGATACATTCACAAGGCCTTTTCTGGCTTTAAATTAATTTAGATTTGAATATTACCTAAATCTGGATGCTTTGGAAACGCAATTTTCCAGTGATCAACTCCCTTGTATTTTGTTGGAAGATCACGCAAAAATGTTTGATATTCTCGAGCTTCGGCAATGGTCTCGTCTGATAATCTAGAAAGATCACCGCTTAGTACACGATCATAGTATTCAACCTGCAATGAAATACCGTTCCAGAAATCTGCAGAATTAATTGGATGACCTATAAACTTTGGCTGAGTAAACACCTTAAGATTTTTGTCATATTTTAATTCGTTCAAAGCGTGGCAATGTTCAACGATTCCGTCTCCGTTTTTGTATTCATAGACCCACTTCTCACCCGTAGGCAACATTTCTTCATAATTGTCAACATCGCCGTGTGTGTAAAATCCTGTGAAATATGCAGCTTCCCAAGGATGGTCTTTTGCTGAAAATACAAAGAAATCGTAAGTTGGACCGTCGTCAACAATCGATGCTTCCAATTCTTCTTTATTATTGCTCATCCTTTCAACATTTAGACAAACACCAGTTTGTTCCCATTGTCTTACCAATAGAAATTCTGGTCCGTTATATACGCATTCAACTGTTTTCTTTTTAGCAGTTGTTTGCTTATATGGCTCATCTGGTAGTTGATGAGTAAATTTTACATTGATCATATTTTATTACCTCGGAATATAGTTAATTCTTACTAGACCGTAACCGCCTCTCCATCCAAAGTTACAGTGGTCGCCGCAAGGTGTTGGCATTGTACCGCCTGTACCTGTAGGCATCATTACTTGACAAGCCTGGAACTGATAGCAGCCGCAGCTTTTATCTGATGACCAGCAAGATGTTCTTGGAATACCTCTATGTGGTGTTCTAGAAAGAGCATTTACCATAAATTGGAATTGGTGGAAACCTGACCCGTTCCATTGAGAGAAATCAGAGTCTGTTTCAAAACCGTGTGTTACCACAGCACCGTCACAGGCAAACAAACCTGGCGGAATAGCCACGTGAGCCTGTGTTGAACAAGGGCAATTACTGTAGCAGGTCCAGAAAGTAGCACAACTAAATCCACCAAATTTATTAATGTCGCCGCCCCAGGCCTGAGCACATCCAGCAGCGCCTGTTGCTGTACCATAGTTACATACAATACCGCAGGTTCCGTTTGAATAGTTTGTAAAGCAGAATCCGCCACTCTGGAAACAGCACAATACCGCTGCCGATCCAGGAGCACAATACGCTGTGCCTCCTCGGCCACCTTGAGCACATATACATCCGTTTGTTGATGCTCCGGTATATTGGTTAATACCTGTCCAACAAACCTGTGTTGGATCAGAACATCCTTTAAAACAGAATGTTTCTGGGTTACCACAGCTAATTCCAGCAATACCGCAGATTGTACATCCAGCTACTACGCAGATGCATTTACGAGCCCAAGCTCCCGGGTTTCCAGGAAGACCAACTCCGCAGCATCTAATACCTGCTGAAGAGCCGCCAGCTCCCCAAACATCAATAATTACACGGCCTGTACCAGGTGCAACCCAACAAAAGTAGTTGCTAGGGGTAAATTGCATTCCATTATTGCTTGTATTGGAATAGGTAAAAACTTGTCCTTTTTCTAGGCCAATTTCGTCGGTGTCGATTTGATTTATTTTATTTTCGACTAAAGTTCTTAAAGTTGCCATATTAGTACGTATTGCCTCCATCTGTTGGGATGTAACGAATTCTTACGGCACCCATACCACCACGTCCACCGTGGTCTCGAACGTCACCGCACACGTTTGTAGGATAGCCCCCTTGTCCCATAGGCGCCATTGGAATACAACCGAATGCTTCATAGCATCCGCAGGCCACTGATCCGTCCCAGCAATGCGCTACTGCATTATGGCTTGGATGACGACTTAATGTTTGTACGCCTGCAATCTGTGCCATTAAACCGTTTCCTGAAACTCTTCCGCTTGGGGAATCTGTATCCATTGGGAATGTATATACTCCGCCTTCTGTGGAGTACTGCATAGCTGGAGTGTTATAATGATACAATAGTCTACAGTTGTTATTGTTTGCTGCGCAGTCAAAGTTTGATGTACAAGAAATTGTGCCGCAACAGTTTATGTCGCCACCAAAAGCACATACTGGGCCACCTGTGTTATAAGGCTGATAGAAATCGCTGCAATAGTTACATACTCTAGCACAGATCCACCAACCGCAAATTTCTTTGCCGCCGATTGTTTTTTGACAAAATCTTGTTCTAGCAAAACATTGCATAACACTCATACCACCGTCAATACACCAGAACACTCCAGACTTACCGCCTTGAGCGCACATACAACCTCTAGTTGAACCAGCAGGGCAACAAATGTTATGTGTACAGTCACTAGATCTTGGAGCCCAGTTGGATGCCTTAGAATCATTTTGACAAATATTTCCCCAGTTTTCTCCGTTGCCCCAGCCCCAAGGATTGTTACCTTTCCAAGATGCTGAAGACATTGTTGGATTCATTCCACCGTTGTATATAGGTGTTGGAGAACATCCAAACCAGCAAATACATACAGCTTCTGAATAACCTCTACAGTAAGCAGGTGTATCACCGCAGGCTCTTCCAATAAATCCACAGACATAATTTGATGGGCATACGCAGATACATTTTTTTGCATATGCACCAGGGTTTGGTGGTACTGACATACCGCAGCAACAGCCACGTCCCATACTACCACCAGCACCCCAAATTTCAATAACTGCCAGTCCGCAGCCCGGTGGCTTCCAACAGAAACCGTTACACAGACCTGTGTATTCGTTTCCGTCTCCGTATACCCAAATACGGCCCTTTTCTAGCTGATCTTCCCAGGCTAGTTCTCTGTTGCCTAATAATTGACTCAATAGGGCCATTAAAATTCTCCCAATTTTACGTGAATTTGATCTTCGTTAACGTTAGTGCCTCTATATGTGATACGAATTGCACCGTGACCGCCTCGACGACCAGAATCTCTAACATCTGGACAAGGAGTAGCAGCAGTACCTGGCATACCATATGGCATATAATTCATACAAGCGTGGTGCTCATAGCAGGTACAGAACGCTGTTGATCTCCAGCAGGTTGTCCAAGGTTGGCCTCCTGTTGGTGATTTAGATGTATAGTTAATCATCATACCTGCACCAGCCATACCTGATCCTGCCCAACGATCTGGGCCCATATCATTAGGCCAACTAAAACTCATATATCCGCCGTCTTCTGACCAAGTTCCGGCAGGATATGGTAATCTTTGAATAAAGTTACAAATACAGAACATTTGTCCGCCACGGAATTCCATAATACCAATACAGCCACAGCAGTTTTTATCTCCGCCGTAGGCACAGGCAATAAACAAACCTGGACAATAGTTACAGATAATTCCACAGCTATTGCAGATTAATGTTCCGCAGTATCCTGTAGCATAGTAACAGCAGAATGGGCTCCAAGCACCGGTCCAACAGCAGGTTTTGCCGCCAGCGCCACCTTGTGCGCACATACATCCGTTAGTGTTACCACACAGATCTCTTGCTTTTTCCCAGACTACGCAAGTACCTTCTGAGCAGCCAGAGAATGAAAATCCTGAACCAGGGCCGTTACAAGCAACACCTGGTCTACCAAAAATAAACGAACAGCGATCTACTGCAATCGTTTTCTTAGAATATGCTCCGGCGTTTCCTGGAAGGCCTACTGAACAACAACAGTTACAAGAACCGGTACCGCCTGCACCCCATATTTCAATGGTAGCAGTACCACATCCTGGTGAATTCCAACACCACTGATGTTCAGTTCTGATACAGGCATACATTCCAGACCCACCAGAAACAGAATAAATCTTTCCTTTAGGCAGATTTTCCTGAAAGGCTGTAATCTGTCTAGTAGAAAGTAAATCGGAAAGTTTTCCCATATCTTTTATTTCCTATTATGGTCCAATGAATACCCAACCGTATGAACCGCCGCTGTAAATCATTGTAATTGCAGCATTATTCAAATTCAAAACTAAATCTTCTGCTAAGTTTTGAATTTTGCTACCGTTTCTACCAATGGTTACATTGTTTGTAGCAAAAATTCCAGCCACATCAATAATTTGAAGTGTGTCACCAACGCTAGGTGATGCTGGTAATGTAATTGTAAATGCAGCTGAAGTTGCATCTGCAAAAATTCTCGTTCCTGCGGTAACAGTTGCTGAGCTAGTTAGCGTTTGATTAACTACTGAATCTGTCCCGAACGATGATACTTGTCTTCCCATGTTTATCTACTCCCTTTTATACTGTAGAGGTTTCTATGCCAAATGCACTTACACTTACGCTAGCATTGCTGGCATAGACAACTAAAAGTTTACCTGTGTTCATCATAATTCCAGTTCTTTCTAGAACGCCATTTGGCCCAAGCTGTGCATCATATTCAATATATTCTGCGTTCGTAGGTGTTGATGAACTTGCTAGTGCAACTCTTACTGAAGCTGTGGTAGTTCCTCTGTTTACTATAAAAACTGATAATACAGTAAACGTAGTTGCTGGAACTGTATAAATGGTCGTATTTGTTGTAGCTGCTAAAGCTGCTTGACCTAAAATTCCTGTTGCCATTTATTAATTTCCCCGTTAATTGTTTAGTAAAAAGTAATTTAACACTAGCGCATCGCCTACAATACCGCCTTTGAAATTTACTTTTGTATTTATGTTAATCGCAACATTTGTAGTTGTTGCAATGGTTTGCCCTGCTATGTATATAACGCCCGCTGTTAGGGTGTTAACGTTCAAGCTGGAACCGCCGCCACCAATTTGGCTAGTAATATACGCTTTAATAGCACGTTGCGTTGGTACTACAGAGTCAGAATCTGCTGTAAAGAACGGATCTGTTGAGAATTCTGTAATTGTTGCACCTGATCCACCAAGTGCTACAGAACCCAAGCTCAATTCGTTCAATCCTGCAATGTTAAACGCATCAGCATTCAATGTAGCAATACCAGTTGCCTGTTCAACGTTGAACAATCCACCAACTCTAAAATTACCGTCTTGGTCAGTTGAAGTATAGAATACACGACCACCTTCTGATAATCTGTATTCTTGCGCTGGAACTGGATCAACTAATGGTAAACCAGGATAGTTAGAACTAATAATATTACCTGTACCGATATCTAACAAATCGTGACCTGTTAAACGAACCTGTGAATATCTACGTCTAATTGTGACCGCTGCTTCGTGCTCAGGTGCTTCCGCAGCACCTAGTGCTGGACTCAATTGTAGAGTAGCATTATAAGTTCCGTCACCATTTGGAATTAAACCAGTAACGTTAACTAATCTATACCATACATCGTCGATGCCTGCAATCTGTACGTTTGCACCTGCTTTTGGAACGCCGTCTAAATTTTTAAACGACACATATGTACTTACCTGATAGTTGTCAGCATAACCATTACCAGATATGTCTGCAGATGCTGCGGTATATCCAGTTCCTCTGTTTGTGAACATTGGTTGTGCAATAGCACCGTTGCCAACTCTAACAGTTGAAGTTGCATCTGAGCCTGTGTTATTAGGATCAGTGATAGTCATTGTTGGAGGTGTAACATAACCCGAACCTGGCTCAGTGATCCAAATTTCAGTAATTTGATTATCTGGAGAAACGTATGCTCTAGCTCTTGTTGTTGCACCTTGGCGAATATTTTGTACGCCAGCAGTACCTGTTGCAAGAACAACCCATCTTGGATCTGCATTATAATTACCGAGTGCAGATGCTACAAAGTCTCTGCTTGCTAAGAATGCCGATGTACCAGATCCTGTTGTTAGTACAACATTAGAACCTCCTTGTGTTGTTGACACAGTGAATTCAGTGCTGCTAGGAACGCTGGTAATATAATAGTAGCTTCCAGATATCAAACCGCCAAGTGTTGTTCCTGTAAACTTAACTTTATCTCCTGCACGTAAGTTTGTGGTAGAAGATGTTGTTACATAGTTTGTATTCAATACAAATGTAGCTTTAGATGCATATGTAGTACCAGTAGCAGCAGAAACTAATGTAGTTCCGCCGTAGGCTGCTGGTCCCCAGTTTCTGCTAGTTGCCTGTGCTGGTCCTTCGACCCAGGTAATACCATCTTCTGAGTATGCAGTTCTACTGCTACCGTAGGCAAATGCCACATATCCTGTACTTGCATACACAACCTTGTTCCAGTTTGCGGCGGCACCTGGCATTGTAGCTGCGGTCCAAGTTGTGCCGTTAGTACTGTATGCTGCCTTGGTAGTTGGTGTGCCGCTGCTACCTGCAACTGCAACAAACTTGCCATTACCAAATGTCACTGAAGACCAGTATGATGAACTTGGCAATGTGTTGCCTGAAGTCCAAGATACACCACCGTTGGTAGAATATGACGATGTTTGAGAACCAGTTGAATAACCAGATACTGTTACAATATAATTTGTTCCACCGATATTACCATAGGCAACACTGGACATTTCTGACGAACCGCTGGTTACAGCAGAGTTAGTCCAGGTAGTACCATCTGTTGAATAGTTAACCGCTGCTCCGTCACCTCTTAGAGCAATATATCTATCGCCTGCCCAAATTACCTGTTTCCAGTATGCGTTACCACTTAATGCATTAAGCTGTCCGGTCCAAGAAGTACCGTTCGATGAGTAAGCAATATTTCTTGTACCGCCGTTACCACCAATAATAGCAACATATTGATTCGTACCATTGTATGCAATACTTGTATATTCATATGTTGAGTTAACTGTTGGTAATGTGCTGTTTGTCCAAGATGTACCGTTTGTACTATACGCATATAAACCTGCTGAACCGCTGTAACCTACGGCATAGAAAGAAGAACCTGTATAAATTACATCAGTCCAAGTTCCAGAAGTCAATGCTGTTGATTCTGTAAATGCAGTAGAAATTTTATTTTTAGCAGTTGAAGTTGCATTTAATGAAGCAGTCGAGCCGTCTCTTAGTGTCCAGGTTACACCGTCTGGAGAAGTTGCTGAATATTCTCCTTTAGATGTTACGTAGAATACACCTTGACCGTAGTTGATGCTGCTCCACTCGTACAATCCTGGTAGGTTACTCTTGTACCAAGTTGCTCCGTTAAAGCTGTACGCTGCCATTGCAGAGCTATCTGAAATAGCAACAAAACGCCCGTTACCGTAGGCAATGTCAACCCAATTAGATTCGGTAGAATCGTCGTTGCTTGGTAATGTAGTTACTGTCCAAGCGGCACCTGATGCTGAATATGCAACAGAATTTGAGAAATTACCTTCAATTTCAACAAATCGTGATCCGCCATAGGCAATTGCAACAGCACCGTTAGCTATGGTGTTAATGCTCCATGAGGTTGCATTAGTAGATAATGCACGGAATGCGGATGATGAATCGCTTGCGGCAATTGCAACAAACGAACCATTTCCGTAGGCAACATCGCACCAATCAGCAACTTCGCTTAGGCTTGATGCTGTCCAGTTAATACCGTCTCTAGAATATGCACCGGTAGCAGATGCTTTTGCAACAGCTACGTAAAAACTAACACCGTTGATCGCTCCATAGGCAATTGACGACCATTGATTATTTGGTTCACCGCCGCCGCCGCTGGCCGCAGTTGGCATTGTTACAGATGTCCAAGTTACGCCGTCTAAGGAGTAAGCAGCAACACCAGTACCAACTGCAACATATTTGTCGCTAATTGCAGTACCGCTGGATGTGATATACGAAATAGAGCCGCTTGGGCTGTTTACTGTTTCAACAGTGATTGTAACATCGTTTGCTGGAGAAGTTCCGCCGAGTAGGGCTCCGGAAATTGTTAAAGTATCTCCGGCAGTATACAATGCTCCTGGTACTACCAATTCTACTGTATAAACACCTCTTCTTCTTGAAACATCAAATGTTGCTAAACTTCCAGTTCCGCCAGTTGCAGATAAACCAGTATATGCGCCATATCCGTCACCGTAGACAACATCTGCCCAGGCTGCGCTTGTAGTAATGTCTGCTACAGTTTTTGTAAATGGAGGAGCAGTAAATGTCAATCTTGGAGTAATAACATAAGAACTTGTAACGTCTAATGCTGCTTCAATTGGAGTTCCGGCAACAATATGCTCCCAACCAGCTGTTCCTGTAGATGGTTTATAGATTGTTGCTATTTTAGAACCTGCACTATATGTATTAATATAACCGTATTGTCCAGCACCTGTACCAGCAATAATATCAATTCTCATTCCTACATATGCTGCACTCGATGAAGTATCAGCAGCAGCTAGTGTAATTTGAGTTGTGTTTCCGTCTTGTGCTAGGTTTGCGGCAGTTACATAACCCACGCCACCAATGCCCGAACTATCGCCCGGATCGGTTAAACGAACATTGAATACTGCGCCATCTCTAAATTCATTTGCTACAGTAGTAACACCGTAACCAGCACCAGATGTTGTAAATGTTGCTTCAGTATAGTCTGTACCAGCATTGCCAAACTCATATGCTAATATTTGTTGTCCGTCAGTTAATACACTTCTAACGTTGGCTTCAGATGCACGGTTGTTAATTTGTCCTAATACTGGAACTTCTGTAACGTCAACACCTTCTGCCACAGAACCAAAGTCTCCGTAGGAGTTGTTACCGTTTGTAGCACGGATCTTACCACCGTTTTCTGCTAGATATCCAACGTGTGAGTAGTATGTGAACACAGAAACAAGTTCTGCACGTCCTAGGTTAGTTACCCACGCACCAATACCTCCAGAGATAACCTGTGTAAAGTCGTTGGAAACGATAGAATCAACTCCGCCAGCGTGTAGTGATCCGTCAATCTTTTGACCTGTTGCTCCTGTACCAAAAGTTGTTACGTTTTGTACATATGTAGATCTTGTGGTTACCCATACACGATCGTCATTTGGACCCCAACCTGGATCTAGAGAAACATAAGCACCAGCTACTGGTCTGCGAGTACCAAATTCGTTGGCTTCGTATAGACCGTCTGGATAACTTCCTGCACCGGAAATATTACCGTCCGAACTACCGTCTAAACCAAATAATGTTTGATTACGGATTCCGCAACCGTTTCTTACATAGAACATCCATTCTAATCTAGAACCTGTTAATGCACTTCTGTAGTAACGTGCTGCTCTTGTAGAGTTGTAGTTACCTGTGTACATCAAATCTTGAGAAATTGCTGTGATGTAGTTTCTTACATCATTCTCACAAGATGCCTGATTGTATGAATACTTAACAGTCATTGTGCCAGTTGCTGTTGATAAGTCAACTGGAGTAGTACTGTCTAATGAAGTAGATACTTTAAATGTTGTAGCTGTTAATCCGCTAGCTAATACATAGTAAGTTGTCGAAGTTGTAACTCCACCAAATGTTGTACCTGTGAATACTACAGCATCACCTGCAACCATCCAAGTTTGAGAACTGCACGTAAATGTATCAGTTCCTCCGGTAGATGCTGTTACAGTTGCCTTGAATGTATTAGCAATGTATGCGGTAGCTTCTGCAACCATGAATTCTTTGTTAAGTTCGAGAATTTTTCCGCCGTTGATAACATTAACATCAGTGTTTGGAAGATTTGTTCCAATAATAATTGGTGATGTTCCAGTATTAGCATAATTGATAATATCTGTCCACAATAGATCGGCTTGAACCACAGCTCCGCTGGCTGCTGCAAATGATGCTTTCTTAGAAATAAAATCAATAATTGCTAGAGTTTCTGTTTTCTGAGATGTTAGAACAATACCTGTGCTTTCTAGACCTCTATAGTAGGCCATGCCGTTCTGAATAGATAAGAAGTTCGAACCAAACATCAAATCATAGCCAAGAGCATCAATCATATAACCAACGTCACGAGAACAAGTTGTTGTGTTAAAGTTTAGAGTTGGATATTCTCTCTTGATATATTGAACTGCATCTGCTTGAATGCTTGACTTTGCGGCATCTAAGACTGTTTTTGCAGTTACTAATGCTGTTGCTACCCAGGCGGTGCTTGGAGCGATTGTTGTAGGCTCAGTACCAGTATTGATAGTGTCGTACATTTCTTGGATGCGAGCCTGTGCAAATTGTGCAGCAGCTAAAGATCCTGGTGTACCGCTAACATCTTGTGTTAAACCAGTAGTCTTTGTCCATCCTGCGGTATTACCTTGTGCAATATTGTCAATAATATCTTTGATGCGTAGTTGAACAGCTAGGGCTTGAGATTTCTCTCCAGTTTCAACAAACACGCCATTACTGTAGTAAGAACGTGCTGCAATTTGAGTTGCAAGGTTTCCGCCGTAGGTTAAGTCGTAGACCAATGCATCAACAATATAACCAACGTCACGCTCGCATTTTGTTTGTCCAGTTCCGCCATATACGAATCCAACAAACGGGCTAATGTTTCCAGAAATTTGTGCGTTAATCCATGCACTAACTTCAGATACTAAGAATGCCTTGTTTGCAAGAATTAATCTTCTTGCATTAAAGTAGCCTGTGTCATAACCTGTTGGATCTGGATATACATAGGCATTGGCAGATCCTAATCCGTTAGCAACAATGTCTTTAATTTCAGCAGCGTTTGCAATTACTGAACTAACTGCTGTAGTGCTACCTGTGCTACCTGCAAGTTGTGCGGTAGTAATTTGAGTTTCAGTATTTCCAGTTGTTGGAGTAACAGAAACGTTAGTAATAATTTCGTCTGTAATAGCTTGTAGACGTGTTAATGTTGCAATTGTTTTTGCTTTGTCGTTTGTAGGAATAATCTTTCCACGAGGACTAATTCTTGCAGAACGTAGTTCGTCACCAACAATGGCTGTATTTGCCGGTACGTGCATTGGAAGAACTTCATAGTACTCACCAGTTTTTACGTTAACTGTATAATTTGGAAGGTCCTCTAACGGCATTCCGGCAGTTGTACCTGCGGTAACTGCATCTGTAATAATTGCTGCTAGGCTTACACAAACATCTTCTGCATCAGTTTCTGCTGTGTAGCTAGTATCGATGATCTGTTTTGTCTTAGAAGAAACACCGTTTAATGTTTGGTAGTTTGCCGCTGGTGCTGTATTTGCTAAAACGCTTTGTAATACAGTAACACCGTAGTTGATTGCAGCAACTAATTGATCGTCTTCGTCTTGAATTGCAGTGATCAATGCTGTTCCTGCTGCGTTGAAGTAAGATTCAGTTGCTTCGCGAGTTTTTACGTTACCAGTATGTGTTAGGTCATAGATAATTGCGTCTACAATTAATCCCATATCACGTTCACATAGTGCATCGTTATCGTTGGTAAATCCAACCCAAATACCTGTTGGATGTGCAATCTGATATTTCACCCATTAAGCAATTTCACGTTGAATGAATGTTCTATTCATTTTTAATAGATATGCTGCGTTAGGATACTCTGTTCCTGCTTCTACTTGTTCAAGAGCATAGCGAACGCTAGCCCAAGGTTTATCTAAAGTTGTTCCGTATGTTGGCGCAGGAGAATTTGTACCGCCTGGTGCAACATAGAATACATTTTTAACTTGGCCAAAATATTTCCAAGTTGGAAGTCCTGAATTAACTGTTAATACTTGTCCTTCATCACCGACTGGCAAACGTGTTGGTCCAGCGCCGGAGTAGTAAACTAAATCACCGATTGATGTTAAAACACTTTCTTCATTACCAGCTGTTAATAGATTCCAATATGTGCCGGTGATATCATTATCTGGTCGATCAGATCCTGTAGTAGCGGTGTGCGCTTGAACGCAAATATAGCTGTTTGGTCCGTACTTAACAGCGTCACCAAGTACGTATACAGAGCCATTTAGCCAGTTTCCAGACCAATTAATACCTTCATTTAATTTTGACCAATATGATCCGTTTGGTGGTTTATGATTTGTACCATCTGCTGTAGCAACATAGGTGTAGCCGCCTAGTCTAACAATTTGTCCTACGCGATATGCAGTACCAGCATCCCAGTCACCAATTAACGTAAATCCGGTTGTGAATAAATCGTAATTTGTTGAATCATTAGATGGTGTGTCTGATGCTACTAAAGAATTCTTAACAATGTAAGTGTTTCCACCGTATTTTACTATGTCGCCTGGTTGATACTCAGTTGTCGATGCCCATTCACCTTTGAAGGAAACACCTTCGACAAATTGATTCCAGTTTGAGTTATCTGTTACAAAGTTTGCTGATGTGTGGTCTGTAACACAGATCCATAATCCGCCGCTAGATTTAACTACATCGTTGACTTTGTATCGAACAGCAGATAACCAATCACCTTTATATTCGATGCCTCTGTTAAAATAGTCCCACTTGCCTTGATCGTTTTCTAGTCCTAATGAAACTGTAGCAGCTGATGTGTGGCCTTCATTACAAACGTATGTTGTTCCGCCATATTTGACAATGTCACCAATTTTATATTTTTCGTTGGTGCTCCAATCGCCCTTCCAGTCGTTGCCTTTGGTAAAGACATCCCATTTTCCTAAGTCAACTTCTAACCCGTCAGTGGTTGTTGAAGCCGATGTATGTGCTGTATTACATAGGTAAACATATCCGCCGTATTTTACTAGGTCATTAACTTTATAAACAGTATTTGTATCCCAAGATCCTGTCCAATCAAAACTTTCCGCAAATAAATCCCAATCACTTTGGTTAGTTTCTAATACAGAGCTTGAAGTATGGCCGTTGTTACAAATATAAACATATCCGCCGTATTTTACAATATCGTTTTGTTTATAAAGTGTAGTTGCTGTCCAATCACCTTTCCAAGATTGTCCATCGCTAAATTGGTTCCAACGTGCTGGAATATTTTCTAAATCTGTATAAAAATCTGCATCTGCGGTGTGACCAATAACGCACACGTAGGTCTTACCACCGTAAGCCACGATATCATCTTTGTAGTACGAAGTACCGGTTGCCCAGTTGTCTTTCCATACAAATTTAATTCTACCTAGTTTAAATTCAGCCATTTATAGCTCCATATTATTCTTAATCATATTTATCTAAAAAAATTATCTCACGATTTTGTAAAATAATTCAATGCAAGTAACGTACCGTCTACTCCTCCGGTAAAGTTTACCTGGCTACCAAATATTAACTCATCTCCGCTGGTTGTAGATATTAGGTCTGGACCAATAGTTACAACACCTGCAGTCAACGATCCAGTGGTAGCATCTGAACCACCTCCTGAAACTCTTGCAGTCAAGTATGCTTTAATTGCTCTCTGTGTAGGAACAATGTTATTACTGTCAGCGATAAAAGTTCTGTCTGTTGAGAATTCTCTAATAACTGTTCCAGAACCGCCTACAGAAACTCCACCTATTCTAATTTCTTCTAGACCTTCTAACTGGAAGAATTGTGCGTTTAATGTTACAGTACCTGTAGATTGTTCAACAGCAAATAATTCTCCGCAACGGAAATTACCTTCTTCGTCAGTTGATGTATAGAATACACGACCTCCGTTGGCTTCATATACCTGGTTTTCAGGAGATATTACTGACCCGTTTGGATTTAGTGTATCTGGATAATTTGTTTGATAGTAGTTTCCTAGACCAATTTCTAAGAAATCGTGACCTGTTATGCGGCATTGTGAATACAATTGTCTAATTGTTACACCGGTACCGTGTTCAGGACTTTCTTCTCTACCTAAATCTTTAGCAATTTCTAATTGTGCTGTATAATTTCCGGTAGATCCTCCTAACACAACAGCTCTCAACAGTTTATATGTGTAGTCGTTAATACCTGAAATATTAACGTTATCGCCCGGGCTTGGAATTCTATCTAATCCCTGTACAACTAGATATCCGCCTATTTGATATTCATCTTTGTATCCGTCGCCAGAGACTGATACTCGTGTACTGGTTGTTTCGTATCCTTCACCTGCATTTAGAATGGTTGGGTTTCCTAAAACTCCGTTGCCTGTTCTTACCTGTACAAATACATCTGTGTCTGCATTTGGATCAACAATAGTCATAACCGGAGCAGAAGTATAACCACTACCTGGTTCCCAAATTGTTAATGCAGTCATTCTTCCGGCTACCACATATGCTCGTGCTCTAGCTGTGGCTCCTGTCTGTACAGATCTAACAATTGTAGAGTTTGCTGTAAGTCCTGCTAATACTAACCACTTTCCTGGTTTTGTATTTGCGCTATAGGTTACAGAACACCACGGAGATGAAGTTCCTAATGATTGGTAATTCCACAATACACCGTCTCTAGACGTTGCACATACTGTAGTTCCGTTAGCGACTGCAAAGAATATGCCCTGAGCATATGTAATTTCTCTCCAATCTTGTGCTTGAATAGTTTTTTCTGTCCAGGTAATACCATCCCAACTTATAGAAACTTCAGTTGCACCGGCATATCCTCCAGACAATGCAACAAATCTTCCGTTACCGTAGGCTAAAGAATAACTTCCCTGAGTGATTGAACCTAAGGTCCAGGTAATTGCATCAGAACTGTATGCTACTGCTGCTGAAGTAGAATCACTTAATGCTGTAGTCACATACTTGCCCTTACCATAGGCTACAGAATTCCAGTCAGCGCCTTCAGGAAGAGTAGATGCTATCCAAACCGATCCGTTTGTACTATAAGCAGCCTTAGTGCCACCGCTTGCTACAGCTACCCATTTTCCGTTACCGTAGGTAACATCACGCCATTCAGCAGTCGAAGGCATAGTCATTGATGACCAATTAATTCCATCAGTTGACGAAGCTGCGCTGCCGTTTGAAGCAAATGCCATAAAAATACCATTTACATAACGAACTCGAGTCCACAATGCTGAGGAAGGTAATGTTGTAGTATCCCAGGTCACACCATTATCTGTGGTATATGCTACAGAATTTGTATCCAACGCTACAGTCACAGCAATTTCATCGCTGGCTGCAATGCTAGACCATTGTCTATTGGCTGGTAAAGTTTTAGCAGAACTACTAAAACCAGGACTACTCAAAGTTACTCTTGGTTCTATAAAATAATTTGTTGACTTATCTAGTGTAGGTTCGATGGCTCGACCTTCATCTAAATGTTCCCATCCTAATTGATGTAAGGTCATTGTGCCTACACCATTTACTAAATTAAATGTTGCTCCCGGACCTGCTGTGTCACTTATTGTAATCGATGTACTGCTAACAATAGTTTTTACATAATAAACAGTCAATGATTCAATATTTCCGTATGTAGTTCCAGTAAACATTATAGGATCATTAACAGATAATGCTGAAGTAGATCCTACAGTAACTCTCATTCCAGAGGATGATGTTCCAGTTACTGCAATAGAACTTGTTGATTCTTTAGCAATGTAAGCATATTTTCCAGTTTCGTCAAAGTCAGCAATATATCCATACTGTCCTGTGCCTGTTCCTCTTCCGATAACTAATCTTAGTCCTCTGTAGGCTTCAGCAGTTTCAATGTCTGAACCAGCTAACTGTATTGACACAGTATTTCCGCCTTGTGAAGAATTAGTAATAAATTTATATCCAAGGCCGCCTTCAGCAGACGAGTCTCCTGGATTAGCGATTCGAATTTCTTGTACACCGCCGTTTCTAAATTCATCAACTTCTACAGAAGCATTAATACCTGATCCAGTAATTGTAAATGTTCCGGCCGTGTATTCTACACCTGCATTACTAAAGAACATTTTTTGAAGACCACCTTCGTCGTTGATTAATGTTTGATAAACGTCTGCATCATAGTATCTATTGTTAACTGTTGCTGTAATAGGTGTTTCAGCAATATTATATCCTTCTGAAACTGCACCTAATACTCCGTATGAACAGTTGCCGTTAGCAGCTCGAATTTTTCCACCGTTGGTTGCTAGGTAACCAATATAATTATAATATGTAAACACTGAAATACATTCAGTTCTTCCTGTGCCGTTGGCCCATACACCGATACCATCGCTGATAACCTGTGTAAAGTCGTTGGAAACCATAGTTTGATTTCCGCCAGAGTGTAGGTTTCCGTCAATCTTAAATCCAATACAGCCAGTACCAAAGGTTGTGCAGTTTTGAATATACGGAGATCTTGTTCCTACCCAGGCCGATTCGTCTGAAGGACCGTATCCAGGATCTAAACTAACAAATGCACCAGCAGTTGGTCTGCTGGTTCCGTATACGTTAGGAGCACTTAGAGTTCCCTCTAATCCTCTCATGGTCATATTTCTAATACCGGCAGCGTCTCTGCAATAGAACATATTGCTGGCTTTATTGGCTGTAAAATCTGAACCGTTAATAAAGAATGTTGAAGCTTCTACTGTTTTATAATTTCCAACATACAAAATGTCGTATGCAAGAGCATCAATAATTCTTTCAATGTCAAAATCCCATCTATCAGGCAATGGCATTAATAGTGGATTAGTTTCTTGAACATATCCTGCAACCTGGGCTTTTATAAATTCATAATTGTTTTCAATCTGCGCATTTGCGTTTATATTTCCTGCCGCAGCAGATGGTGTATTTGTACTGCTTATCGATACATTATACTGCGTTTCAATTCTATTTTTCAACATTTCAATCAATGTTGTTAAAGAAACAATCTGTAAATTTTCTGCTGCTGATGCTGTAAAATCTTGAAATATATCTGTATTGTATAAAAGAACATCGGGTTGATCAACAATAGTTTCACCTACTGCTACACCTAATACAATTCTAGAAATTAAAGGTTGTAGATAATCTAATGCTGACAAGATTAAACTAATATAATCTGAACTAAACGGTGTGTCTGCTGGAAATACTGTCACAGATCTAATGTCATCACCAACTAGTGCTACATAAGGCTGTACTCTAATTGGTAATATTTCTGGATAGTCGCCTGTTCTAATAAAAATTGTAGAATGAATAGGAACATTTTCTGTAGCGTATCTGATGGATCTCCATGCGCTTTGAGGACTTGTTCCTCTGTTAGGGCCGTCTATCCCTTCTGGTGAAACAAAGAATACATTCTCTGAATTTAATAGATATTTCCAAGCTACTTCGCTGTTATATGCTGTAAGTGCTTGACCTTCTTGGTCTACTGGTAATGCTTTATAACCAATTGTACTTCCATCACCAGTGTCGCCAAATGTTCGAACATCGCCTACATTTTTTAATCTATTAATTCTATTACCGTCGGTAACTTTTTTCCAATATCTTCCTAGCAAAGAACTATCAACTAAGCCATCATCATCGGGTCTATTCCCATTATCAGAAATGTGTTTATCTAAACAGGTATATGTACTGGATACCCATACAACAGTATCTCCAGCAATATAAGTGGTATCAGGAGCCCATACTCCTCTCCACTTTATTCCTGTGGTTAATAAATCCCAGTATACAGAATTAGTTGTGCTGTTGTCGTCTAAAAAGTCTGGGTCTTGATTTGTATTATCTAACAAACAAGAATAAACATTTCCTCCACGTCTAACAACATCTCCTAATAGATATTGAGTTGCCTGGTTCCAATCGCCTCTCATTTTTAAACCAGTATATAATAATTCCCAGTTAAATGGTGAGAACGGAGGTTCTTGATTGGTGTGAATTCTTAGAGATTTATATAAATGACCACCATAACTTACAATATCACCTATTTGATATAATGTAGTTTCATCCCACTGAAGGTCATACTCGTTACCTGGACAGTATATGTCAAACTGTTCTGACCCAAACACAGATTCCGATGTGTGGAATGTGTTTGCAATATAAAGATATGCACCGTATTTTACAACATCATTAACTTTATAAATTGTAGAAGATTGCCAATCACCTTTGTACTCTGTTGACTGATGTAATAAAGTCCACTTTCCTTGATCTTTAGGTAATCCTAATGTGTCAGTTTCTGCAGAAACGTGAGGAATTTGACAAATGTAAACATTTCCGCCGTACTTTAAAATATCCCCAAATCTATATCTGGTATTTGTTGACCAACTATCTCTCCATGACTGAGAAATAACTACCTCTTCCCAAGATGATTGACTTGCTTCTAATCCTTCAACTATTGTTCCTGCTGAAGTATGAGACAGTACACATCTATAAACTTTTGCCCCATATATTACAATATCATTTATTCTATAATATGTACCAATAGACCAATTAGTTCTCCAGTTCGTAGACGAAATGTATGTTGTCCATTTTCCAGAATCAATTTCAAAACCAGATTCTAAATTTGCAGTTTCAAGTTCTGGAAATTTTGAGGTATGGGCTTCTGTACAAACGTAGGTTACGCCGCCAACGGAAACAATATCACCAACTTTATAATATACATCATTAGTCCACGCTCCTAGCCAACTTGTGCCGTCTGCTACTAATTCCCACTTTGGAGATAAAACAGGAGGTATATCGCTGTTATAATAATTTAAATCGTAATAAAAATCTGCGTTTGATGCATGAGATTCAATACAGTTATAAACTTTGCCGCCAAAACTTACAACATCATCTGGGTTATATTTGCTGTGAGCACTCCATACACCTCTCCAGGTATATTTAAATCTGCTTATTTTAAAATCTGCCATTTAATTATTCCTCTGATGAACCTTCGTCATATGTATAACCATTGTTTATTCTAGCAACTAATTGCCCCTCATCATCAATATAATAAAATATTGCTCTATCGTCCCAACGATATTGTTGATATTTTAAATTTTGATACTCAACATTGTGGTTTACATCAATGCCTTCGTAAAAGTCCACTCCAATTTCAAAACCATTAAAATTTTCTGTTTCGTCGCCGACTCTGTTAATTTCAATTGAATCGTTAGATCTCATTTGATCATTTCGTTGTAAAAATAAACTACCGTTTTCGTTTTTTCTAATACCGTAAAAAAATCTAGGAGTATCGCCTAATCTTGTTAACGGGTCTGTACCTAAATAATAATTTGAATTAGACATTATGATATCTCCACGTAACTTACAACCACTGAAATACTATCAGCCTGACTGCTGGTAATTCGTAATCCGCAAAATTCCGGCAATATTAATTTTTCACCGTTGGTTATTATTTTTGCAGAAGTATTTGGCGGTATAGTTAAACCTTTTATGTAATAAGCTGGTACGCTGTCTGAACCTGTTACAAACACATCAACATTAACTGTATCATAATCAGTAATATTTGCAATATTGCAGCCGATTACAGTTGCTCGAATACCTGCGTCAATAGTTAAAACATCGTTTGGTTCGGTCCCTAACGAATTGTGTGTAACATTTTTAAATAGTGTTGGCATTTTTTATCCTAGAGTTAATGCAAATGCAACAGAAATATCATTAGCCTGTGTTTCTGACACAGCTCCAGATGCACCTGCAGGACTAGCCCAAGAAACTCCGTCCCAAATTTCCAAAGCCTTTGAATTAGTATTATATCGTGTCATTCCGACAACCGCATAAGATGTTGGACGCTGCGCATCATTTCCTCTTGGCGGAACAAACCCATTGGTACCAACAATTTTAAGATAACCATTACCTGTATGGGTAATTGTTGTAACAGCACCGGATACTACGTTAGTAATAGAACTATCAATAATTTTAATATTACCAGTTCGTATACCTCCCGCAGCATTTCCTTCTAATCGCAAATCTGTACCAGTTGTGGTAGTAATTATGTTATCTTGAAAAATAACACTTCCTACTTCAAAATAAGGAAGGTTCATTGAAGTAGTATATAAATCTTTAGTGTAAACAGCTCTCCATCTTACTGAACTAGAACCAATATCATATGTAGCATCAGTTTGAGGAATAATATCACTAGTAACGCTGGCATTAAAAACAATGTTATCGGTTAGTGCGTCACCAATTTGAATGTTGCCGCCGATCACTACATTTCCAGAAGTATTAATATTTCCAGAAACATCAAGATTTCCTGTAATATTTGTACTTGCTGAAATATTAACTGTGCCGGTACCGTTTGGTGCTAGATCAATTGAACTGTTAGAAACAGTAGTAGAAATAGTATTTCCTTGTAATTGAAGATCATCAATTTGAAGTCTGCTGTGATAAACAGTTGCTTCGCCGGCAGCGGCTTGAAATACTATTGTGCTGGTATCGCTGGTAATTGTATTGCCAGTAAAGTGTAAATTACCGACATTAATTTGTGTGTCAACAGTATGATTTATACCGTGTATATTACCGTTGACATCTAGGTCTGTAGTGGGGGCTGCTGTACGTATCCCGATACGAGAGTTAACAACATCCAAATAGAGAAGATCAGTCTCAAAAGCTAAATCCACACCATCTCTGATGAGATTTGACTTTAAGAGCTGACCGGAAATACGACCAATAGCCATTAGCTCTCCTTAACAGACCCCGTGTTTCACGGTTAACCTAATTTGGACTAACGTCCGCAGCCTTATGGCTCTTTGCTGGTTTACCACAGTCGGATCTTGCAAAAGTTTTGGTCTACCTTTGCAATTAGTAGTATTTATACCAAATGGAGAATTAGCCGAGGACTAGGGTCCAAATGTTTCCAATATCGTACATAAGTTCTTGTGTAACTTCGATACCACCACCTGTTGCCACTGACCATACAGTACCATCAAAACATTCCAGGTACCCTCTTTCTGTGTTGTATCTAGTTTCACCTACTTCTGGACTTAAAGGACGTTCGCTATCGGATCCGTTAGGAACAACCATACCGTTTGTACCGGTAAACTGAATGTATCCTATTCCTGTAGACTGTAATAATAAAGGATTGTTTTCTGGATTTATTATAGCATTTTCGTTAAATGCAATTTTTTCTAAGTATGTGTCTGCTGAATCGGCGGTTATTATTAAATCTTCATTGGACTGTGTTGTTGTAATTGTAGTTGTAACACCGTTAATTTCTACTTGATCACTGATATAAGCATAAGACGTATGGATACCTAATCCTGAATTTCCTATCGAAGTCCAATCAGATTGATAAACTTTATCCCAACGCTTTGTAGGTTTCCCTAGATCATAAACTTCATTGTTACCTAAGACAATTGTTTGAGTAAAATCGGTATTAATACTAGCAGTATCAGTAGTTTGGTCACCGATAGTTAGAGTACCAATTCCTGTTAAATCTCCCTGTAACGTTATGTTCCCTGTTACAGTTAAATTTCCTGTAATGTTTGTGTCTGCAATAAAATTAACTTTGCCTGTTCCGTTAGGATCAAATACAATATTTGAATTGCTAATACTGCTAATTTGATTATCGTTGAATATTAAACTGCTGGTAGTTAATCTATCGTGAAAAATATCACTTCCGGCTATCATAACCTGTATGCCGCCAACTGAAGTTGTAAATGTATTTCCGTTATTAATTTTAAGATTTCCAGCAATTAACTGTGTATCAACAGTTAAATTATGGCTATGAATATCTCCGTCTACATCTAAGTCGTAGGCAGGCGGAGATTTTTTTATACTAACTCGTTTATTTGTAACGTCAAGGTATAATAAATCAGTTTCAACAGCGATGTCAATGCCGTTTCTTTGTAGGTTAGCGGTTAATAATTTTCCACTAATTCGGCCAAGCTGAGACGAATAATTAGGTTCACTACCGTAGGTGTTTGAACCTAATAGACCGTCATCATCGCCCAATATACCCATAATTTAGTCCTTAATCGTTACTAGCCATTTCAATAGCGTGTACACTTGTTACTACGCTATTAGTTAAACTTGTTGGTCGACAAGTAATTTCTATTCTGTTTGTTGTAGAATTCCACTGTCCGTCAAAAGTAGCAAGAGGAGTGGCACTTGAATATGTAACACCGTATGCAGTAACGTAAACAACGTCATTTACATATCCTCTTATAGCAATGATATCGCAGGCCTGTGTTTGCCAACTAAGTCCACCATCTTCATAGCCTTCTACCATAACAAATAATTTAATAGCGTGTTGATATTGACCTGTTGAAGTGTAGATAACTGTATCAACACCTGCTAGACAAGATGTTGAATCCTGGTGACTCTGTTTAACATCTCCAGGATAATTTACATTACCTAATGTATCAATACTAACTTCATATCCATCTTGAGAAATTGCAGCAGGAATTGCACCCGAAGCTGCAAAAGTAATAGTATCCGTTGATGAATCAGTTGTAATTGTTATTCCAGGACCTTCTACTAATGTCAGCGTATCACTCGAGCTATCTGCAATAACGTTTGATTGTCCTGCAACAACAATAGTTTTAAATGAATCTGATACTGCTCCAGAAACTATATTGTTTAATAGGTTAGAAGGAATAGTACAAAATACTGTTTTGCCGCCTTCTAGAAAATTAACTGGGAAATTGCCGTTTGAAGAACTGTATATAACGTCTCTTGATAAAGATTCTGTTCCGCTAGAATTAGTATATGTGCCTCTTCCTACTTCCCAATTGCCGGCAGCATCTTCAATTCCGTAATAACATTCATTTCCAGAACCAACTGCCGAAAACGATTGAAAACCGGGAATTACAGTTTCTAATGTTATTGTACCTGTGCCGGTACTATATGTTCTAACTTTAACCTTATCAGCAACAACCAGGGCCATTACATATCTCCAAATCGATATGTATATTTACCCGTTTTTGGTTTTAGTTAGCGAATCCAAAGTATACTGTTACGTATTTTCCTGTAGGAACTGGGCTTGTAAAAATAAGATATGCGTTTCCGCTACCACCGTAGTTTGAATTTAATGTAAAGTTAGTTGTAGAAATTTGAAATACATTTTCTACCAATACAATAATATTATCTGCTGAACTAGGAACAGCATATAATGGGCCAAAGTCTGTCTGTATATCGTCACCTGGGCCTAAAGTTTGTTTATAAATTGAAGATGCGCCCGGAGCTCTAATAACTTCCCAGGCATTGCCTACGTAGCCTTCTATTGAATTTGTTGTTGTGTTATATCTAATTGTACCGTTAGCATCTGTAGGCTGACGAACTCCTGTTAGCTGAGGACGCTGAGATTGTGTGCCCTTAGGTAACATTAGGCCACCGTGGCTATTCATTACTACGCGGCCGCCAGGACCGTTAGCATCTGGATAGGCTATTAATGTTCTATCGTTGATACTAAACTTAGAAATGTTTTTAGTCTTTAAGAATTTCATACTTCTAATGCGCTCACTGTTACAGACAATTTGCTTGCAGAACTAGTACCTACCCAAATTTCGTCGCCACTTTCTAATACAACTCTTTCTTCACTAAAAAATACAGTTTCGCCTGCTGGAACGGTTAGGTTGTTTACAATTAAATTTCCGTTAGTTGCAGATTTACCATTTCGAACCAAATAAACATTTACATTAACTGCATTTGTAGTTTCGTCGGCTGCGCTAGGTGCTGCTGTGTTACAAAATGCAATAGTAGTAATTGCATTAATTCTTCCAGTAGCTCCGCCGACACCAATTGCTGCACCAGTTGTTGAACTAGTAAAGACTTTTACGGGAGAAGTTACACTAATAGAATCAATTAATGCTATTGTGCCTTCCGGAGTTTCGTAATTTCTAATCATATTTTTCTCTTAAAATAACATACTGAACACAAGTGCTTTATTTTTACTTATTAACTCGCCATTTCTTTTCGAAGTTTGTGTACTGTCGTTGACAAACCAAATTCCAGAAGAACCTACGCCCGGACTAGCAGCGTAAATTAAATTGCTGTCTGAAACATACGCAGGTGTTACAGCAATTTTATCTAATTGAACAGCGTAGTTAGTTTGTAATTTACCAGTTCCTTGTGTTCTAACATATATATTCTCGTTGGTAATACCTGCTTTGGAAGTAATTTCTGTTCGAGAAGGGCCACTACCTAATTCTAAATTTCCTAATTCAACTCGATTAGTAAAAAACTGGCTTACTAGATAAGAATCTACAACAATAGAAACTGCACTTTCTCCAAACGTCGAATATCCAGTAGTGTTTGTAAAATATTCTAACGAACCTGCCTGAGTTGATATATTAGGTGTAATGTCTTTGTCAGAAATAATAACACTGGTATCTTGACTTTGAGGAGCAACAATCTGGAAGGTTGGGTTATTTAAAATTGCATTATCAACATATAACTTATTTGGAATATCATCGTCGTGTATAACGTGTTCCTCATATGTATCTGTTCCAAAAACGGATATTACTCCAGTTCCAGAACCAATCAATGTTAAGTCTCCGTATCGACCTTGACCTGAAAAATTTAAATTTTCAGTTTCATTATCTGTTAAAATTGTATTAACTTTAATACCAACTTCACTGTAGTTGAATGGGCCTGGAGAATCATTGGCTGCAAACAACCAAGTCTTTGATGATTCCTCAAATAACAACATTGCAGGAGTTAAATCACCCCTATCAATTTTTACTCCCGAATAACCTAAAGTTACTCCTGATCCTGTTTCTCCAGCATTTAGTGTTATAATATTGTCATTGATATCTAAATTTGTAGCAGCAACAGAAACTGTTTGACCTTCTACAACTAAGTCCCCTGTAACTATTACACTACCACCAGCAGAGGCTGGACCGGTGTCAAACTTTATTTTGGCACCGTCGGCAGTTTTAATGTTATAATCACCGTTTACACGGAGAAACTGTCCCATTGTTAATTCCTAAATTAAGTTGGTGTTAAGAAAATTTGATCGCCTGTAGAGTCTGCATAGTTGCCTAATCTCCAAGTATATCTTACACCGTTAAAGTCAATAGCTGTACGCTTTTGTAGTTTAGCAATTCTAACAGCACTTGCATCAGCGCCTGTTTCTAAATAACCTGTTAGGCGCATTTCTCCAGCAGCACTAGGTGTTCCGCTGACTAATTTGCAAATTGCTTGTGTGCTAGATGAAGTATCTTGAACTAGGTATCTCTTAGAACCTTTTTGCTTAACAATAAACACATCAGTTTGATTAGAACCAATGTATGCTTCGCAGCGAATACCTGCATCGCCTGTGTAGGTGCCAAATACCTTAACACCATTCTTATCTGATTTTACTGGACGTCCCATTTGTTTTCTCCTTGTGTTGACGTTCTAGGCCTACGCGGTGGGTGCCGCATAAATCACTTAGATACTTTATTTATCCAGCCAAACAAAAAGCCCCTTTCGGGGCTTTTTGAATACGTTGTATAATCTTTTTAAAGATTAAGCAAAACGTAGGTTTGCAGATGTAACATCAACAAGAGCCAAGTAGTCAGCAGCATTACCTAGAGATGATGCTGTGTTTGTTAACTCAACATAACCGTATCTGGTCATGAAAGAAACTACTGGTTCAAATGTAGATGGATCTAATACAACACCGCTGCTCATCAATGGAATGTATGGGCAGTAGAATGCTGCTGCGTCAGACTCGGAAGTACCTTTGTAACCAATCAATACTTTGTCGTCTTCTGCGTATGTGTTTACATACACTTTCATTGCGCTGTTCAATGTACCAACGAACTTGGTGTTTGTTGGAGCTTCGAAAGTGCCTTCTGTAGTGCGAGCAAAAGCAGAAGTTGTAGCAGACTGTAATAGTGTTAATACAGTTGGTGATACAACAGCCCAGTTACCTGCGCCACGACGTGTACGTTGTGCGATCAAGTTAGAAGCACGGTTGATTTGAACAGCTAGAGCAGCGTGTTCGTCACCAACGAATGTAGCTGTACCAGAAACTGCTGCTTGGTCGTATGTTAATACGGCTGTACCAGCTAGTGTCTTCAAGCTACGTAGAACTTCTTGATCAATCTCAGCTGTGATCTCTTGTGCAAGAGCAGCCATGATTTCTGCTTCGATGTCAATACCTTGTTGGGCTTGTGCATCTTGAGCAGCTTCAAATGTCCAGCGAGCAGACAACTTACGTGTCTTAGCTTCGACTGTTTGTTTCAAGATTTGAATGCTTAGTCTGTTACCTGCTACGCCTTCTAAAGCTGCTGTAGAAGCTGCCTTATCAGAACCAGATACACCAGAATAGCCTTCAGCAATCTTGAATGGGCTTAGTGCCTCATCGCCAGCTGTAGTGTTACCACCAGCAGAACCACTGAATGTGTCGCTGTAGCGAACACGTAGAGTATGGATCTGACCAACTGGGCCTGTCATTGGTTGTACACCAACTAGTTCATTAGCAATGACTGTTGGCATTACACGTCTGATCACAGGTAGGATCACACGATTTAGGGTTGCAACGTTACCGGCGGAAGTAGCACCAGCTGTAGCACTCTCTGCCAAATACTTGCGGGTATTCTCTAGAGTAGTTGCCATAACTGTACGCTTGTTACCTTGTAGGCCTTCTAATAGAGCCTCTTTAGTTTCCGACCAGCGTGACTCGAGTAGTTGTGACATATTTGTTCTCCTTAAACTTTAAGTCCCGCAAGCCTGCGGATGTCAAAAATTTCTGCGGTTTTTTCTTCTTTACCGCTAGATTGTGGTGCCTGTTTATCGCCTGTAATTTCTTTAGCCTCTGAGAGTACTTTCTTCGCCGGTGTACCGCCATTCATTACTGCTGGCATATACTTGTCGAAAGCTGTACGTAGCTTTTCAGTTTGAACTGATTCTAATAGACTGCTCATTACTTCACGCTTATCTCCAGTCAACGGGCCTAGCAATTCGCTCATAACTTCCTTGCGTTGGTTGTTTTCTTTGATAATACGTAGTTCACGTTCTTTGCTTTCTACTAGTGATTGTGCTTCTGCAACAACTTTTGCTGCTTCTTCTAGCTCTGCTTCTTTGGTAGCAACTACCTTTAGAAGTTTTGCTGTTTCAGATTTCTCATTTAGGTGAGATGCAGCATACTCGCTTGCGAAAGATTCAAAAATTCTGCGACCAAAGTCATTTCTACGAGCTGCATCAATGTCTTCACGTAGTTGAGACATTTCAGTGCGTAGACCGCCCTGAACTGTTTCTGCAACCATTGTAGAAGCTTTGCTAATAAATTCTTTCTTGAGAGATTCGAACTTAGCCTTAGACTCACGTACTAAACGTACTTTAGTTTCAGCTAGGTCTTTCTTATCTGTGTGGAATTCTGCGATTTCTTTCGCTAGAGCATCCACAATAAAAGATTCTAGTTTAGCAACATTGTTGGCAACTTGCTTACGATCTTCGTGTAGTTCTGCAAGTTCTTTCTTAAGATTTGAAAGAACAAATGATTCCATTGCTGCGGAATCGTCTTTCATCTTTTGAACATAACGAGCACGAGCTTCAATTAGACCTTGGCGATCTTCTGCAAGTTCGCCTAATTCTGCTTGTAAACGATCAGTTAGCATAGCTTCAACAGCTTCTACCATTGCTGATTTATCGTGTTCGTATTTTTGTGCAAATTCTTCACGTAGTGTAGCAGTGACTTGCTCACGGTTTTCTTGAATTCTGCTTTCCCAAGCAGTTTCAATTTCCGATTTGATTTCTTCGGAAATCACATTGTTTTCGAACAATTGTTTTACGATGTCTAGCATTGTGATTCTCCTACTGTTATTTGAGTCCAGCGATTATTCGCTTAAGACCCTCTGCTAAGTATTTTTGTGCCTGTGGGTCGCCTTTAACTTCTTGTGCAATTCTATAAGCCTGATAGCCACCTGTGTTATTCATTAGGTGTTCATAAACTGGTGTTGGATAAGCGCCTGGTGCGCTAGGTTGAGCAACAACGTCAACTGTAATAATTTCAAACCCGTTAACTTTTCCTTCGTTATCAACTTCACCTGATCCACGAGAGGAAACGCCAAGTTTAACTCCTGACTCCAACATTGTCTGTACTAATTGACCCATTGGAGTTGGGAGGATTTTAAGTTTTCCGTAGCCGTTAGGACCATCCATCCACATCTTGGTAATCATATGACTAACACGATCTAGATTGATTCTTAAATCCTGCGGGTGATCAACTTCGCCTAGCACTGAATATCCGCCAGCGATCTGTTCGTTGAGAGTCTTGACAGCCCTGCCAATTTCTTGAGAAGAATAAACACGTTGATTTGCATTGCGAATGTCGCCCTGAATGCAAATCCCGTTTAGATAAAGGCTCTTACTCGAGCCTTCACCTTCACTCTCAAGGACAATCTTAGCCTGGTCGAAACTCAAATTTTCTGCTAGGGTAGATCTCACGTTAGTGTCCTATTATCTACGACCACGGAAAAGGCTTTGCTTGTTGTCAGCTGATTCTTTTGCACCAGCTTTCTCAGCACCGTGTCCTGGCTCTTTCTTGCTAAAAGCATTTCCTGCTTTGCCGCCTGGCACGTTAATATTACCAGCGTTGTCTTCTGTTGGCTTTTGCTTGATTAAGCTAGAACCTTGCAATTGGCCTTTGTTTGCTTCAACGCCGCTTTCTGTTTTGCTTTGAGCGATGTTAGAAGCTGTACCGCCCATATCATTCTTACCAGCTACGATTGACTTGGTATTTGCACCGTTATCACCCATTTTTGCTGGAGCAACTTTTTCTACGTATTCACGAACTGTTTCTAGATCGTTGATATCGTCTTTCATTTCTTCGTCGTCACCGCCCATTTCGTCACCGAAATCGTCGCCGTGTTCTTTACCTTCAATACCTTTTAGCTCGTCAAACTTAGCTTGTAGCTCGTCAACAATAGATTCTAGGTCTTGAAACAATTCTTCTTCGCCCTTTTCTGCTGGCTCTTCTTCCCCGTCCATTTCGCCTTCTAGGTCGTCTGTTGGGTCGCCACCAAATTCTGGCATATCGTCACCGCCTTCAATTGCGATGTCTTCAAAGTTTTCGTCGACTTTGTCTTCTTCAGCATCTTCATCAGAAGCTGCTTCTTCCATATCTTCGTCGTCTTCGTCTTTTTCTTCTTCTTCAGCAATTTCGCTGTCGATCATTGATTCATAAATTTCACGTGATTGTTGTACAACGTAATCGTGAAATAATTCTTCTGCTTTGGCTTGATCGCCTTCAACAAGATGTGACAACATCTGTTGCAATAATGTTTTATCTGCCATGTTAAAATCTCCTCAAGATGGTTTTAGGCTGTGTTTTTATTTACTACGTAGATTAAAAAACTACGTTAAATGATAGTTTTTTGATCGTTTTCATTTGAATATATAGTTCCCGGGAACGTTTTTTCAAAATCTTTAAAATTTATATGGGTTAAATTAGTTAGTGCAGGTCCCAATTTATCTGGAATAAATGCACCATCTTGTATTACCCTAAAAAAATTAATGTGTCTAAACTCCTTTATAACTTTTTCTGTTTGACTAAGCCAATTTCCAAAGTACGTAGGTGCGTCTGTTGACTTTTTATAATTGTATGTATCTGCGTACACATTATTAAATTTTCCCTCTAATCCTTGATAATCGAACCCAAAAATGTATATATCTTTGTGTCCTTGTGTACAGGCTAACCATAATGCGGTAGGCCCTGAACTCCAGCCTTTATGAGGGTTAAAAAAGTTAATATGATGTTTAGTTTGTACACCTTTGTTAGGATTTGTCCATACTTGATGAGTTTTGTGATAGCCCGATGATATAATTTCATTGACCATTTTAACATCAACAGCTATTAGATAGTGAGGTTCATACTCTCTATACTGTGCATTACAGCCGTAGACAACTCCTTTAGTAAGTAAGGATTCTGGATTTATTGTTAATCGACTTGTACCGTTACCTAGAACAAAGGCCGGATTATTGTGGTGGAGCTGCTTCTTCGCCAACTGGTGTTCCATACATTTGTCTAATAAAACCCAGTTCAGACTCTTCTTCCATTTGATGCGCTTCTGATTGAAGTCGCAATTGATTAATTTGACGTAGTGTCAAGCGAATTTTTCTATTATCTGTTAACTTAAGAATAGACTTATCTCTGCTAGAGTCGTATCTACGATCATTAGCAAAGTCGTTGTTTTTTTCGTTAAAATAAAAAAATTCGTTTAGAAGCATAATGTATTTATTACTGAACTGGTGCTTCTGCTGGAGCAGCTTCACCTTCGGCTCCTGGTTCGGCTTCAGCAGCCATATCAGGACTAGCTTCTGCTGATTGTCCAGCTAGGTCTGCTGCCATTCCTCCGGGAGTAATGCCTGCAGATCTTAATTGACTCTGAGAATCCGGTGTTGCCTGTAGAGTATCGCCGTTTTCTTCTCTCCAAAGTTTTTCGTTTTCTTTGATCTCTTCCTCGGTCATTCCTAAGAATCGCTTCATAGCAAAACGTTTACTTAGATGAGGAATTTGAACAACTTGACTGAATGTTGCTGCTCTTGCTGTGTCAAGTTCTGATTGACGATAAGCAGCAAAGTTTTGTGGTGAATTAAATTTTAGCTCAAATAAACTATTATCAATGTTAATACCGTTGTTGTTTAACCAAAGTTTAAATTCTAGATCAAATGTTTCTACAATCATAGATTGTAAACGTTTGCAGTACTCGTTAAAACGTAATTCTTGAATATACGCTGTGCCTACTTTACCATCAGAGATGTTGTTAGGCTGTTCATCAATGGCAGTAGGAAGGTATGAAGCAGGTATACGCAAAGCCCTAAAGAGCTTGTTAGTAAAATAACGTAGGTCAGTAATTTCGCCAAGGTTGGTACCTCCAGGTAGTGTTTCAACTTTAGAACCACGACCTTCAGCAGTTTGTGGGAAGAAGTAATCTTCGTTTACACTTAGTGGATTATAACTAGCGTCTATAACGTTATTTCCACCGCCGGTTGAACTAGGAATACGTCGTTGTTGAATTTCATTTTTAACCCGTTCAACAAAGCTCATAGCCATATGCGCTGGCATATTTCCAACGTCTACATAGAAAATACGTCTTTCTGGAGCACGTTGTATACGATAGATAATAATAGCATCTTCAAGCAATTCTTTCTGCTTGTAGACTTTAAATACTGATTCTAGAATACTATTACCAAAAGGATAATTTGTATCTAAACCTTCTGATAATGAAATATGGACTACGTGTTTTGCATCAACTGTGATTTCGTTTTGTGCATTACTAAAACGTGTGCCAGGAGGCTGTGCTGCTGCACCAACCATCCCTCGGCCAAAGCCTCCGCCGGATGTGTAAGAGCTTGAACCACTAGGTGATGTGTTAGTTGTATTGTGTGGTGTTGTAGCAATTAAATTTACAAAATTAAAGTTAATATCTTTAATTCCGTACTGCTCAGGAACTTTACCTTCGCTTTCGTTAACAATAATTTTATTAACCTTAGAAGGATCAACATATAACCATTTTTGAGTTTGTGGATCTCTAACAAAGAAACAATCTCCGTATTTTAATGTGTTACGGAAAATACGGAAAATTCTAGTTTCAAACTGCTGTTCTTTAACCCACTTTTGTAGTGCGTCTTTTAAAATTTTAACTTCGGTTGAAGTAGGCGCACCTTTAAAAAATGTCTGGAATGGTGTGCGATTTTCTTTATCTTTTTGTGTGCAAAATTCTGCAAGAATATCAAGTGCAGCATTAACTTCACTGTCCATATCCATTGTATCGTATTGCATATATTTTTCAACACGGTTTGGACTACCTGCATAAACATCCGGTAAAAAGCTAGAATAATTTGCTCTAGCAGGACCCGGACGGCCACGGCCCGAAATTGGGCTCATTGAACCTCCGTTGTTGCTAACATTAACAGGTGTAAAGTATTTTTTCCAACTCATAGTTTATGCTCGATATAAGTTTCCAGACAAACTCTTAGTAGCATTGATTTGTTCATATGTGTTTGTTGTAGTCTGAGCACTTAGTTTAAGTAATTGTCCCATCTTAGTATTTAATTCCGCAAGCAGGGTTTCTGCTGATTCTTGAGTAGGTCCTCGTTCTTCAGCTCTTTTCTTTTCTTCTTCTTGTTTGGCTTTAGCAGCGGCTTCTTCCTCTGCTTTCTTAGCGGCTGCTGCACGTTGAGATTCTTTATCAGCTTCTATTGCAGTTTTGGCAGCATCTGCTTTTGCGGATGCTTGTTGTTCTCTTGTAGTAGGACTAGCGGTTTTAGCAGCATCTGCTTTTGGCACTAGGGCACTACCTTCTCTTGTAGCGTATTGTTTTAATAGTTCTTCTGGACCGGCTGTATAATCTACAGATGCTTGTTCAGCGGCCTTAGCAGCGGCTTCTCTACCTGCAAGTTCTTTTTTGGATAACTTATTGTTAGCTTCAGTGAAAAGTTGTTTTTCAGCAAATTTTTTCTTTTCAGCTTTGACTTCTGCAAGTTGAGTTTGGATTTTTGCATCTTTCTCTTCTTTGGCAGCTACCAATGCTTCGTCTCTGGCTTTGGCTCTAGCTTCTCTGTCTTTTTTACGCTGTTCGTAAACTTCGTCACTCATTCCGCCAAATCTATTTGGAATTAAGTTTAAGATTTTGTCTATCATTGCTTCAAACCCATCATTTAGGTTTGCAAATATTGCCTTAATTCCTTCTACACTAAAATATTTTCTAAATGTTTGCCAAACATCAGATATAACTTCACCTAGTGTTTTAAAATACTTAGAAACCGTTTCCGATTTCATAACAACTTCATTGAACCATTTATAAACATCTGTGGCAGTATCTATTACCCACCCGAGTACTGCGCCTAGGATTTTAAATGCATCTCCTACTACCTGTCCAACTTCGAGTATAGTTCTTTCTAACCAATCAAGACTCCCTACTAACTCGTTGCCGCTGGTAAAAATATCAGTTACAGCTTTCCAAAGATTATCTAAAGGTTGCATTAGTCCTGTGACAGCTTCCCATAGGCCGCCAAAAGCTGTTTCTGTAGCTTTGACCACACTACTCAAAATACCAAATAACCAGTTTAATCCTTCGTCTACAAGATCTATAGCACCTTTAAAACTTTCAAATTGAAGGCTAACACCTTCTAATGTTTTGCTTATTTTTTGAATAATTGGTTCAAATATTATTTTAAGACCAAAGCCTATTTTTTCAAATAGTGCGCCTACGACTGCAAATACCGGAGGTAACACTCTTGTTAGAATATCAATTATTGGTCTAAATCCTGCATCTAATGCTTTGAGAGCAGGAGCCAGTACTCCTGTAAATATCTGTGCAACTAGTTCAACTCCAGAAATCATTAAATCTAAAAATCCACTAGATGCTAGTAGTTCTGTAAAAGTATTACTGATGCTATTAAGCACCTGAGACATCTTTTGCATTTTTTCGTTAAAGCCGTCTGTGTTTTTCTTAGTTGACTCTTGTTGTTCGCCCGCGGTTTTAATAGCGTCCTTATTGACCTTATTCCAACTTCCTAAGGCTGCGGCTGTTCCTCGCATTTCTTCGCTGGCTGCTGCTGCGTATTTGATATTTTTCAACGATGATGTTGCTTCGGCTCTACCAATATTCAAACTTTGATTCATTTGCTCTTGAGAAACCTTAACACCTCGTTGTGTTTGAGCGTGTAGGTTGGCAAACTGAGCACCTAGTTGAGGCATTTGAGCTAGCAATGCTCGGTTAGCATCTGTAGTAGCAGTTCCGTTGGCAATTAAATCTTTGGCAAAGTCCTGCATTTCTTTGCTAGGCATACTTTGAATTAATGTCATTGCCGAAGCTTCAACCTCTGGTCCAAGACCTGCCATAGCCGCTCTAAACTGTCCGTCTGCTGCTAATGCTTCTCTTTCTTTTTCTTTTGCAGCACGTTCTTCTCCAGTTACCTTGGCCAGCATATCCATTTCTTTAAGATAGCTCTTAGCACCTGCTGCTAACTCTGCATTGGACTTTGTTCCTTGAGCGCCTTGGGCTCTTAACAACTTACCATAATTTGCAAGACCTTGATTTATTTCCTGTGTATTATATCCTAGAGCATAAAGGTCTGAACTTGTTGTTCTTAATGTTTTAGATACCTGTGCAAATCTCTTTGAGCCGTCTTCAGTAGTAACACCGAACGCCCCCATAGCTTCACCATTCTTAGAAATTAAAGCACCAAATTCTGCAAGATTCATTCCAGCTGCTGATGCCGCTGCAGAAAATTGACCTATGCTTCCACCAAAGGTAGCACCAGATGCTGTAGCTTCACCGTAGGCTTTGACCATTTTATCAGCTGCACCTGCCACTGCTCCAAACACTTTAGCTAATAATCCGCCAACACCTGGAATCATTGATAATACTTCTGCTGCGGAAGCTGCTGATCCGTCTATTTTAGATAATTTTTCTGCGGTGTCTACACCCGATTCTGCAAGTTTTGCCATTTTTCCAACAACAAATCCTGCACCAGTGGCTAATTTTCCAAGACCTCCTACAACTCCTCCTGCAGCTTTACCAAGGCCAAACATTGTCTTTCCTGCTGCGCCTGCGGCTTTGCTAAAAAACCCGCCACCGCCTCCGGCTGGAGTACCGCCACCGAGACCTCCTCCTCCACCAGGAGATCCTCCACCACCAGGACCACCGCCACCACCTCGACCTCCTAATCCACCGCCTTTTATTGCTTTAAGGATTTCTTTTAAGGTAGCTTCAGTCGCGGCATTTTTGGCTTCAACGTTGCCAATTCCTGGGATATCAATGAATACACCTGCCATTAGTTATTTTTCCTGGGTAAAATGCGCATATAAATAGATTAGAGCACTATTGTATTTATTGGAGACAAAATGAGTGAGATCACAAACCCTATGCAGTCTAAACGAAATCCTTTGGCAAGTTTTTATAGACAGCCAAAAATTTATGTAACATTACCTTCTAAAGGAAAGTTTTATCCAAAAGGTGCATTAGATGTAAGTGCTAATGAACAATATGCCGTCTATGCTATGACTGCCAAAGACGAACTAATGTTTAAAACACCGGATGCTCTATTGTCAGGACAATCAACTGTAGAATTAATTAAAAGTTGTATTCCTGCAATATTAGATCCTTGGTCAATGCCTAGCATTGATTTAGATTTTGCTCTAATTGCTATTCGTATTGCTACCTACGGAGAAAAAATGGAAGTAGGCTGTAACTGTCCTCATTGTAATGCTGAAAACTCTTATGAAATAGATCTTACTTCTTGGTTCCAGGTCTTTAGCAGTTTTAACTACGAAGATAATATTAATATAGATCCGTTAACAGTACATATTAGACCGTACTCTTATAGAGAAATCACTAAAACTAGTATTAAAACATTAGAAC